TCTCAGCAAACTCTCATAGGTAAGAACCCAATAGGACCCACACAGACAAAAAATAAGGAACTTAATAATATATCTTTTTATTCCTTATGGCGAGATAGCTCAGTTGGCTAGAGCATACGGTTCATACCCGTAGTGTCGAGGGTTCGAATCCCCCTCTCGCTATTTTTTAATGCCTTAAAAACCATTGATTTTACTTGGTTTCTTGGCATCTGCCGGAACGTATGTTTTGTTTACACTTGTTTACACTTTTTAAACCTTTCACGCTTATTAAATAACCATAATTTTGTTGGAAACCGTTTCTAATACTTCTTTTTTGTCTGTATCATCCGTTTGGTCAAAACAGTAATTATTGATACTTGTCTTCCCGTCTTCGTGTCCTGCTTGCTCTCTGATAGTGTTTATGTTTATGCCTTTATCAAACATAGACGATATTTGTGTTTTCCTAATCTTGTGATTACTTTTATTGGTAACTCCGCTACTTAGACATAAATCTTCAAGATATTTTGTAAGTGTACGGCTTGTTCCCCTTCTCTTATATCTACTTGCTATAAATATGTAATTATCATCGTAATATCCATATTTCATATTGATATATTTTATCTTATTTAATATGCTTTTGGCATTTGAATTAAGATAAATTCGTCTGTCACCGGCAGATGTTTTTGTATGATCGGCAATTTTATATCCATTCGGAATTGCCGTAACTCCATAGCCATTGCTTTCTAACAGGTAATCCGTCTGTTCCATACGTTGAATATGGATATAATCTCCTTCTATATCCGTCCATTTTAAAGTTACAAGTTCACCAATTCTAAGTCCAAGTTGAAAATTAAGAAGTATCATAAGCGGTGTTGTACACCAATCTCGGTTATTAAATTTTATAAGTGCTTCTTGATAAAGTTTTTTTTGTTCGCTTATAAGGAATATTTGAGTATCATTCGGTGCCTTACCTTTATTGATAAATAGCTTTTTATTTATTCTCACATTTGAAAAAGGATTTACTTGTATAACCTTTATATCAACGGCATAGTCTAAGCACTGTCGCATAATTACACTCATATTATAATACTGCTTTTTGTTCAGTTTATATTGCTTTACTATATCATGTGCCCATTGATTCAGTGTTATAAAGTTCAAATCTGTTACCGGTATTTTTACAATCTCAGTGCCTTTGTAGAATTTATTCCAGTCTGTCATAAGTCTTTTTGAATAAGATGTGGCATCCGTTAAAGAAGATTTATATTTCATCCATTTTGGAAATATATTTTCTATTGTAGGTAATATCTCTTCAATATACTCTTTATCTTCTATTTTGGCATAATACTCAACAAGCTCGTTAATAAGTTTTTCTTTGTTTCTTCTTGCAATTAACCTCCTTCCATTCTTTTTTGTTTCATCTAATACGGTCGTTTTCCAGCGATTATCTTTTTCATCATAGAAAATGGCGTATTGATGTTTTTTTAGCAATCTGTTTTTTTCTTCTTGCCTCATTTTTTCTTGCACATCATTCATATTTATAATACCTTCAGATTGCAAGAATTTCAAGATATCATTTGAATTCAATTGGGTTATATTATTAATTTATATCACTTCTCCTATGAAAAAATAGGGCTGCACAAGACAGCCCTTATATTTGTTTACACTTTTTATTTACACTGTCCCAGTAGAACCAATACCTCCTCTTGATTCTGCATCAAGATGCTCCACTTCTACGAATTCAATTTCAGGCTGAATTTTCTGAATTTCAAACTGACAGATTCTATCATTTTTATGAATAATAGTATCTCTAAGTGCAATTGCCGGGAATTTCCATTCATCATTATCTCCGCTATATGAATTATCAATCTGTCCAACACTATTTGCGAGAATAATTCCAAAGTTTTTGTATGTACTGCTACGAGGATATACGTTAGCTTTGTATCCGTCCGGAAGTTTCATTCCAACTCCTAATTTAATTAGCCGGAATTCACCTTTCTTCATTTCCACTGTTTCTGCCGCACGTAAGTCAATCAAATCTCCTTTGCTGATTTTTTCGATTTTGTTAATTTCATTGTCGAAATACTTAATCTTAATTGTTTCCATGAATTTCTCCTTAATATTCTTCATAGTAAGTTTCTTCGCTTACTATCTTTGTTTTATGCTTTTCTGCTTCTTTTACTTTATTCAGAGCGTCTTTTCTATCCTTAAAAACTATCTCGTCTAAATCTTTATAGGCAAATGGAAATGCCCGCTTCGTCTGTTTTTCTGTCGCTACAAAATATGTATCTTCTATTGTTCTTACAGATACTTCGTCTACTTCATATACGGCAACTTTAGGCATTATCCTTGCATAGTAAAGCGTCATACCTTTTCTTAAATCTTCCTTATTCATATTTCACATCCTTAGTCACAATATAGAACTACTTTATTTTTTGAAAGAGATTGTTGTACATCAATAACACGTTGATTATTGCTGCCTCGCCATTTCAATGATAGATCTTTCTGCTCATCTATATATTCTCCGTCAACCACGATATTACATAGCTCTATAATCTGATGTCGTTTGATATATAATTCATATATATCTTTTCTTAAATTTGACTCTAATGGAATAAAATTGTTGTATGAATCATACATTATTAATTCTTCCCATCGGAATCCAGTATAGAGCCAGATAGTTTTCTCAGGAAAAGAATTACGGATTTGTTTGACTAATTTGAGGACTTCATCAAGGTTATTTTCGTGTAGTGGATCACCACCACTGAAAGTAATGCCTGATATATAGTCTTTAGACAGTTCGTTGAATATCTCCTGTTTTGCTGATTCGTCAAATGGAATGCCACTATTAGGATTCCAAGTTTGAGGATTTTGACAATTATAACAATGGTGAGAACAGCCTGAGAGCCATAAAACGACTCTCAAACCGTCACCATTATTTTGATCAGGATATGTTATTGTGTGATAATTCATTTAATACATCCTCCTTATATTTGAAAATATATCCACCAGTTTGATTCCTTCTCCCTTTTAATACAGCTATTACTATTACATTAGGTTGACTAAATCCATAATCTTTAACTCTCTCGATAGTGTTATATTCTCTAACAAAATTTTCATTTAGATCATATTGAATAATTGATTTTCTGCGTTTAACTTCGCTATTTCTAATTGAAAATCCAATTCTTTCTTTTCGTGTTCCATAATTTGAATTATATTTTGATGTACACCATTCAAGATTATTTACACTAGGATTCTGCTTATTTTCATCTTTGTGATTAACTTCTGGCAAATTATCGGGATTCGGTATAAAAGTTTCTGCTACCAACCTATGAACTTTTTTGATTTTTCTTTTCCCATAATCATCCCTAAGTTCTACTTGTAAATATCCTTTTGAATCTAACCAAGGCTTTAAGTACCTTTTTCTCAGAAGGGAATAGACATTCCCCTCTGTATCAATAGTATAATTTTTGAAACCACTTTTTCTTTTGTTATAATTTCTATAATTTATTTTTCATCTCCTTATACTACATGCTCACTCTATCTGCGATTTCTGCATTCTTAGCTTCATTATATCTTGTCTCACCATGCACTCTTGTAAATCCTAAATATCCGTTCATTCTGTCAATCTTCGTAATCATTTTACTACCACACTTAGGACAAACATCCATTTCAACTTGCTGATATCCACAATCTTCACAGTAACACATTGCAAGGTTCACACCCTCATAAAAGCCTTTATCCATTGCTCGAAGAATAAGTGTTTTAATCGCTTCTTTGTTATATCCTAAATTGTATCTGCAATACTGAATCTTTCCACCATTAAATAAATTCCAGAAACGTCCTTCTTTATCCTGTTTTTCAATAGGTGACATCTGCTCTGATACATGGCAATGGAATGAATTGCTTACATAAGGCTTGTCTGATACATTCTCAATGATTCCATAAATCTTGCGGAACTGTTCAATCTGAAGACCACATAACGATTCGGCAGGAGTGCCGTAAATTGCATATAAAATATGGTCTTCCTCTTTAATTCGGTTTGTATAATCGTTGATATATTGCATAACTTCTAATGCAAACTGTCCATCTTCACGAATAGATTTGCCATTATAAAGTCTTTGCAATTCGTTCAACGCAGTAATACCATAGCTCATAGTCATTGGTGGAAGAATTGATTTAATTTTGTCTGTCGGTTTTAAATTACCACCAAGTAAACCACCTTCACAGAAAGCAACTGGATTTACGCTTGCCCTTAATTCACCAATATAATCATATGTTCTTTTATGCAATCCACGGATTAACTCAAGATAATAATCAAGAACTTCATAGAAATCTTTAGATTCCCTACGAGCTTTTGCAAGAATCATAGGAAGATGAAGAGAAACAACGCCAAGATTGAAACGTCCCTCAAATATTGGTTTATCGTTTTTATCTACTGGATGCATACCGCCTTTTTCATACCAAGGTGATAAGAATGCCCGGCAGCCCATCGGGGATACCACTTTTCTATATTTCTTATACATTTCTGCAACATATCCATCACCTGTTAATGATAACCAATCTGGATACATTGTCTTACTGCTACAGTCAAGCCCAGCATTAAATACATCTGCACTCGGATATTTGTCTGAGCCATCTCCATGAAGATTTTTGTCGTACAAAAATACAATCTTAGGAAATAATACAGGACGTTTAAAACCTTTCTTGCCCTGCCCTTCTGAATGAACTTTAAGAAGAGAAATAGCAGCCATTTTACCAAGAGTAGATGTGGCTAAACCAATTGTCATCGTGACAAAAGGATAGTCCCCTCGGCTTGATCCGACACTATTTAATTTCATTTCAATACCCTGCCATCCCTGCTCAAAATCACGTTGGACTTTATCTGTGGCATATTTATCTGCTTTATCAATTAAATGATTCTGTGATAAACCATTAATAAACTCATCTGTTATATCAAAGTATTCTTTTTTATATTTCTCATATGACTTCCTTGCATATGGTTCAAGAATTTTATCTACTTCTGGAACAGTAAATCCTCCATATTGTTGTGCGGCTGTTGAGAGAATAATATCACCAATAACATCAAATGCTGTATCAAGATAATTTGGCTCGTTGTACCAGATATTACCCATTTCAAAACCATTGTGCATTACGTTTCCTACATCAAAAAGACAACAATTAAACGTATCAAGTCTTGCACTTCTATCGTGAATATAGATATATCCATCCTTTGCAGCTTGTTTTTCATCATAAGTTAAAAAGAACTTTTTATATAATTCTCCGCTTAATTCGTTGTAAATTAGACTTCTTTTTGTTGCTACTAATGCTGAATCTGTATTGGCATTACTCTTATCTCCAATATATCTAATAGACTGACTGCGTTCATATACCTTATCCATCATATGTACAAAGTCTTTTTTATAATTTCTGTATTCTTTATACATTTTAGCAACTTTGGGGAAATCTTCTTCAAGAACAGATTCTACGATATTATGCATATCATAAATTTCAATATCTGTATCTTCATCATAATTTTCTTCAATTCTTGCGAATACATCATTTAAGATTTTAGCATAGTCTTTTTCAGATAACTCATACATAGCACGTCTCGCAGCCTTATTACATGCATTTATTATTTTTTGCTCGTTATAAACTTCTGTTGTGCCATCTTTTTTAATAACATTATACAAATCTACTTTTCTCCCTTCTTTTTTGTATCATCACTCTTGTTGATAACCACCATAGCCATAGTTGCAATACCTACCGTGGCACCAAATAATAAAGTAATGACATAACTCATAATAATTAAAAATAAATTCATAATTCTCTCACCTACCTTTTAATTTCTCCCTGCCCACCGTCTCTACAAACTAAGCAAAGATGTGTTAAAGGCGAATCAGTAAAATTTTTCTCATGACAAATGTTGTCAATAATATATTCTCTGTTTTCAATCTTAACAGTTATAAAATCATCTCCTAATTTTGATAGTTCTCTAATCAGAGAACTGCTTGTACTTATGTAACCCGTAGCCATAACTCCTTTCAACCGTAATAATCTCGAATGTATTTTAAGGAATTAAGTAATGCGTCTTTGCCAGTTTCAATTCTATCTATTTCTTCAATTTTCCAAGGATGTATATCTTTTCCCACACCTTCTTCATAAAATCCAATTACAGGAATTCCCTTGATATAGGCGTAGAAAATTTCATCACACGTACCAATAGACTTGTCTAAATCCTTGAGATTTACAAGTAACACATCTGACAAACGAACATTTCTTAAATCAAATCTCATAACTTCTCTTTCAGATTTATGATAGTCTTTGCCAATTTCATAATAGTCTGTTGGATGAATACATTTGATATTATTTGTATATCTATTGAACCAATCAGAAACAATACCTCTCCATATTTTAGGATAATCTGAATTACCATAACAGCTCATTGCACCTGCTGTATAAACTTTTAAATCATGCATTATCATTTTTCCTTTCTTTTACAATTCTTAAAATATCTTCAATATTGTTTTGTAAATCTTCTTCTCTCTCATTCCATACAGTAATATCTGCTTCTTTGTCTGCTCCCAAAAACATTGCATAATCACGCTCTACCCTTGAAGCAATTTCATTTTTGTCGTCATATGTAAATTTATCTGTTCCGATTCTTTTAATATATCTGATGATTCTTTCACCAAGCGGTGCAGTTACATATACAACAACAATATTTTTACTATCTATATTCTTTTTTACTTGGCGTAACCCATTCGGTGTGAGTACCACGACTTTATCACCATCTAAATAATCTGCTTTTAATGTACCATACTGTCTTCCTTGAGAATATTCATCATGTTCTGCCATAAGACCAAGAGATAACATTTCGTTAAATTGTTCATTGGTAATAAAATAGTAATCTTTACCGTTTTCTTCACCAGGTCTTGCGGATCTTGTAGTATATGAAATAACTCTTTCATAGCCAAAATGAGAAGCTAATTCGTTCTGAATTGTGCTTTTCCCAGACCCAGAAGCACCAATAATACAAATTACCATATGAATTCCTCCATTTTAGCATCAAATTCTCGAATTTCTTCTTTGTTGTCACTAATAATCTTAACTTCTAACGGCTTAGAAACGTCTAAACTATAAATTGCCAGTAAACTCTTTGCGTCAAGAACTGTTTTGCCGCTAATAATATCTACGTCAGAAGGAAAGTCTCTGACTATTTCTACAAACTTTTTAATATTTGAAATGTCTAATTTAATTTTAGTACTCATTGTTTCACTCCTTATAAAAATGATGACCTGCCGGATCTGTGAATGTGTAATTCCAACAATACCATGTTTCAGGATTTTTATCGCTTCTAAATGCGATACAACCGTGTGTAGTGTCCTCAATCTCAAATGCATACATCAATGCCAAGATCGTATCCTCAGAAATAGACATTCTATAATATGCAAACTGATTTTCTTTAGTAATTACATCTTTTACGTCATCACCAAAGTTTCCATTTTCAATTCTGTTGAGAATAACTGATGCAACATTACATTTTGAAATAAAGTCCTGATCATAACATTCAGTTTCGATTACTCTACACATGAGGAATATTTCGTCTTCTGTATAATAATCAAAAATACTTAATGGGTATGGTAATATGTATGAATATTTTCCAAGAATTTCTCTGTATTCTATATACCACTCTTTAATATCAGAAATGCTTTCTATTTCGTCTAATTCATTCTCCATATCTATTAAGGCTTTCTCAACAGGATCGAGTTTTGGCAAGTCTTGAACGACTCCTACATTTATTTGTGTTTTTTCTTGCATCACATTCTGAATATTGCCGCTATATGTTACGGTTTCTTCTTTGTTACTAAATCCATATGTAAGTGCAGCCAATACACAGAATGCAAAAATAATCAAAAATTTCTTCATTGTGTCCTCCATATATGAGGATACCGGTATCCGTGATATTCGTGCGTCCACGAAGTAGTTTTTAACTACATATATTTATTCTCTGTTTATTCAATCATTTTCAAATAATCTTCTTCGGTAATAATTGAAACACCAAGGGATTTTGCTTTAGAATTTTTAGATGATGTAGAATTTATGTCATTATTGATAAGAAATGACGTTTTAGAGGAAACAGAACCTGCTACTTTGCCACCACGAGATTCTATATCTGATTTGAGAGCATCACGATTTGTAAAATGTTCAAGACTGCCAGTAATTACGAAAATTGTGCCATTAAGCACTGTTGATGTCGGCAGAATGGTTTTTTTATTTACAAATGTGAACTCTTTTGATAGTTCAAAAATCATAGAACCGTTTTTGTAAAAATATGAATCCAAGAAATTTAATACGGTATCTCCAATGCCAGGAAGGTATCTGAAATGCTCGGCTCCTTGTGCAATCATTATTTTCATAAAATCATCAAAATTATAATCCACTGCTTCTGCTATCATTTTGCTTGCAGATTTCCCTAATAACGGAACTGATAATGAATATAAGAAACGTTCTAAAGTTGTATTGCGTGATTTTTCAATAGAAAAAAGAAGTTTTTCGACTGACTTTTTACCAAAACCATCTAATGTTTTCATTTCTTTTTCATGGTCTGATAAATGATAAATGTCTTTGACCGAATTCAACCAGCCCAAATTGATAAATTTTTCAATCGTAGCTTCTGATAAGTTTTCAATGTCTAATGCATTTCGACTTGCTGCATGAACTATCTTACTTAAAAGTTTACCCTTACAGTTTGGATTTTCACACATGAGTACTTCAGAATTGTTTTCTTTAACTATTTTGGTAGGATAGCCACATATAGGACATTTATCAGGAATATTAAAATTTCCACTCTTATCTATACTATCGTGTACTTTTGGGATAACCATATTTGAACGGTAAACTCTAATCCTATCTCCAATACCAAGCATCATATTTTTAATATATGTGATGTTGTGAAGTGTCGCTCTCGTAGTAATTGCACCATTTAGATCAACCGGTTCGAAGATTGCAACAGGATTGATTAAACCAGTCTTAGATGTATTCCATTCAATATCAGTAAGAACTGTTTCAAATAATTCATCCTCATATTTATATGCAATGGAATGTCTAAAGAATTTGTCCGTGCGTCCCATTGATTCGGCTAATGAATAATCATCGACTGCCATTACAGCTCCGTCATATGGAATACTACATTTTTCAGCAAGAGTTCTAATGTCATCAAGAAGATTAACCAAGTTGTCTTCTGTCTGCCCATTAGAAAATTTCACATATGGAACAACTTCAAATCCATTTTGTTCAGCCAAGAATAAATCATAGCTTGGTGATTTATGTTCAAATCCTTTAATAACTATCCATCCAATGAATCTCATATTTCTATCTGCTGCTTCTTTGCTATTAAGTAACTGTAATGAACCAGACACAAGATTTCTCGGATGTTTATACTTCTTTTCTTGTGGTAATTTATCATTGATCTTCCTAAAATCGTCCCACCCAATAATTGTTTCGCCATCAATAATAAGTTCCTTTTTATATGGGATTTTCTTTGGTACATTATCCATAGTAAGCACATTCTGAAGAACATCCTGCCCTTTTATACCATCGCCACGGGTTTCTGCCGATACAAGTTTACCGTCTAAATACTTTAATGATGTGGTAAGACCATCACATTTGACAGATAAAAAACAATTGTTGTTTTGTGCAAATTTCATTAATCCTTCTACTGACTTTGTTTTGTCAAGAGACAGCATTGGATGATTGTGTTCTACTTCTTTTAATTCGTCTGCAACTGAATATCCAACATTCTGTGTTGGACTATTTGCTAATACAATACCTGTTTCTTCTTCCCACTGTTTGAGTTCTTCAAGTTTACTATCAAACTCAACATCATTCATAATAGGTTGTCCAGTATTATAATAAGCATCAGATGCTTTGTTGAGTAATCTCACTCTTTCTGCAATATCAAATTTATCCATATTGCACCTCCTATACATATTCAATTTTCTTATTACATTTTTGAAATACTATAAAATAACTATGAAATTTTCTTGCGTTTTTTTGATTCCTCAGTTGCCAGTCTGCCACAATTCTATTTTTTGCAAGTAGGATAAATAAGTCTTTAGTGTAAAATCCAATTTTTGTAGCTTCATTTATAATAAAATTATGACTAACATATTGCTTTCCCGAACTAATTTTGTCTTGACACTTGAAAATCAATATACCGTTTTCCTTTAATATTCGATGACTCTCTTTCATACTGTCAATATAAAATTGATGCAATTCTTTTTCTGAAGGGTATACACCAAATCTTTTATTGATAATATTGCCGTCTTTGTTTTCTGATAAAGATTTCCCTGTTGTCGCTAAGAATGGTGGATCAAACATTTCACATTCAATACTTTCATCTTCCAACGGCAAATTCCTACTATCACCATACTTAACTTCTTCAATTTGAGGGTTAATATCAAATTTATACAAAGGTTTATCAATTCCATTCTTATAAAAATTTCCAATACTATAAGTTGGGTCACAATCTATTTTATGGTTTTCTACATGCAAATCTAATATCCATTTTATTATTTCAGACTGGTCATACGATATTGATTTGACTAATTCTTGCACTCAACTTCTCCACAATATTCTTTTAAGTATGTAAGCATTTCTGACTCTTCTGGAAAAAACGGATCACGTTTCTTTTTATTCTGAACCCAACCTAAAAAGTTCATCCAAAATTGTCCTGCTCTCCAATCAGGAAAGTATGTCATATGCAATCGTTTTACTTCATTATAAAAACCATATAATCTATTCGGATTTCTAATTTTAATCATCTCCTTTTTTAAAATATTCTTGTGCCAACTCTCTAAATATAAGTCCAATAACTTTATTATTTATATACTTATCCTCGTAATCCCTCTTGATCCTCTTAGTCTTTGTCCACAATTATCACAATATTTCTGTGTCGGAACATTATTATCAACTATATATCTGCAAACAGGACATTTTAAATAATTTCCAACTTGAACTTTCTTCATTGGTGTATTTTTATATTTAAGTATTTTGTACTCGTTATATTCATCTTCATTTAATATATATTGCATAATATTGTCTCCCAAGAAAAATGAACATTTCTTCTGCTTTTTTGTCATCTAAAACCCTTATAAATCAAGGGTTTTCATACTCGATATCATCAAAAATTACTGGAATTCTTGTTTTAAGCTCTTTTAACAGCTCAATAGTCACTTCTCTCATCTGTGGATGAGCTGTCTTAGGAACTCTGAGCTTAAAGAAGTTTCTCCACTCACGATAATTTGCAGTAATAGTAATTTCAGTCTTAACACTATTAGGTAAGACAGAACGAGCAATCTGAGGTGTTGCACCAAGTTCAAGCATTCTCATATAGTGCTTTTCAGCATCTTCCATTGCCAATGTCCACTCATTGTACACTGCATTGAGTTCTTCTTCTGACATATTTCTCATTTTTGTATCAAAATACATACCATTTGCAATGTCGACATATGTACATTCTCCACCAAACTTATTATTTGCATAATTACAATATCTCGTAGATTCCTGTGCAAAAGAAGCAATTCTATGTCGAACTAACTCATGTGACACTCCTCTATCTACAGTAAACTTAACAGATAAAGACGAATGTTCAATCATTGCTTCGTGTCCATTTCTAATCAGCATTCCGACAAACTTTTTTGCTGATTCACCATCTTCTGTAATACGATCTTCAGATTTGTAGCATACACGTCCAATCTTTTCAATGTGCTGTAACTCCTTAATTCCACCTTCTGAAATAGGCGTTAAAATTTCAAACCCTGCTGTAATTTTTTTCATGTTTTTAATCTCCTTTATTTATATATTTTGGCTTCTAATGAAAGTCCAATTTATTTTTTCTCTACCCTATCACCAATAAATCTTAAAGTTTACTTCTTTGTTTTTAATGTCTGGGAATTCCTTAAAAAGAACATTTATTCCCTCTTGGACAACTTCACTTCTATCATCTAAAAATTCATTAAAGTCAATTGGATCAAGGGTGATCGTATCGTTTTTCATATAATATTCATCACACATTCTGCTCCAAATTTCACTTTCAAAATCTGGGACTTTACTATCAATGTAATGTATAATTTGTAACAAGTCATAATATTCCGTCCTGCATTTTGTTGGTTTATCCATGTTTTACTGCCTCCTTATTTGACCACACATAATTGACAAACTTATCCCAATTCATCATAATCTGGTCATAAATATCAATTTTAATATCTTCTGCTTCTCCAATCCACGGCAAAATAAGCACTTCGTATCCTGATTTAGACCAAAAATAATACATCAAGCTTCTTTTTAATTGCTCAATGAATTCTTCTTTGTTCAAATCAGATTTTAATAAGTCATATGTCTCTTTTCTAAAACTTCCATGCTTAAAAATATTCCATTCAATAATTTTCTTTGCATTCGAGTCGTGATAATACACATTCCACTCCATAATTACCTCTTCTTAATTTCAAATTATATTCTTTTGTCAACAATTTCTTTTCTATCCAGTTCGTATTTATGCCCTTTGGGACATATTCTGTATATAATATCAGCATGTCCTTCAGCATACTCATTTTCGCTACTACTATTCCATCCTTCATATGTACAAATGACAACTGGCTCTGTTTCTTGTTTTGTTATAAAAGACTCCGCCAAATAATAATCCTTACATTTTTCACAGTATATGTATTCTCCACTTATAATTCTTTTTGCAACGTCAATTTCTTCTTTTAACTGATTGACCTCATCTTCTATTTGTTTCAGCCTTTCAAGTTTTCTTGAATCATCTTCATTGAAAATAAGAATATTTTCTATTCTTTTATTCATATTCAATCCTCGCTTATCCCTAATAGCTTCTTTGCACAATTGGTACATATCGCAATTTTCTCATATGGAGTCCACTAATATTGCCAAGAATCACGGAGGCGTTCTTTTGTCGATCTTTTGATTTTGAATTTTGTACTGGCGTTATTTGTTTTACAAACATCGCAAAGTTCTACAATCATAAATTTATCCTTTCTTATTCTATACAGACATTAAGTAGTTCATTTTTCTTGCCATATTGTTGTGTGTTTCGACTGAATTTTCCACATCAAAATGTAAGACTTCTATTGATGGGTATGTCTCAATGATATAATCTGTAACCTTTTCTTCGTCATACCAAATATATACAAAGCGTGGCAATTCCTCCATTTGAGCCAATACCTTAATGTAGTTTCTTTTATCTAAATTAATAAAATCAACGTCAAGACCTTTTGCAATATCCATATGTTGCAATTTATACCTTGTTGAAGATATAATTGCATTTGTATATTCTCTTGACCGATAAAACACAAGCATTTTCATTTACTTATTCTCTCCTTTCTTTTCAATAAATGACAGACGAGAAATCCATCAATTCTTGTTTTATTATTTTAATAATTTGATTTATTAATAAAACCCTTTTTCTGAGCACATGATAAACAATAGTTATATCTTCCATATATAGTGCAACCACATTTCCTACATTTGTGAGGTCTTTCTATTGCTTTTCCAAATGGTTGTCCAAGTTCAAAATAACATCTCTTACAATATGTATAATGGTCTTGGCAATATTCACCACATCTCTGACAATATGCCATTATTGTTATCTCCTTAGCAAATTTGTCGTTCTATTGTTTAATAATATGTGGGTAGAGATTTTCACCCTACATGATTCTGCTCACACTACTTACTTTCCTATACCAGATTCGTTGATAAAAACAACTACTACAGAATCCCTCCCTGTGTGTCTACATATTCCACCACCACATATTGTCTATATAATTTCGCATATTATTCCAACTGCGCCTTTTGGTATCTTAGTTTTAGTTCCCCATCCACTTTCTCTTCGTAGTTCATAATAAGCTCCTCTATCTATAGCATCAATAATTTCTCCTTTATCAATAAACATGCTATATTTTCCATCGTCTATTAATACATTTTGCAAAAATCTTGCTTTCATAATTTTTTTATACTTGCTATTTTTATTTTTCATGTAATCCGTCTTTCCTTGGCTTTTTGAAATTATATAATCTCCTTCATATCATAATTCTCTCTTATATAGTCGCATAACTCTTGCATTGTGGTCTTGATGTGCTCATCATCATTTAGACAAGGATGAATATTACACATACAAGAATCTTTTGCTCCATTTTCTTTGAACAACTTCCAGTTGAATGTAACCAACAACAGAGGAATTTTAGTAAGATTTTTCGTAAATAATCGTGTTAAAATTTTCATAGATTATTACCTCCTACTGTATTATTCTCTACAGTTGAGCCAATAAACTTCTTACTGGTTCTCTACTCATATTTTCTTTTGCCCATGAGATATAACCAGGATCAATTTCTTTGATTTGTGGAAGCGTCTTTCCTGAATATTTTCCAAATGTAATTACATAAGAATCAATATCTGGTAACTCTTCCTTTGGAATATCAACACCGCCCAATGCAGAAATTACATCATCAGAATATGTCATATCAAGATTTGACCTACTTGCTAAATAATCACACATATGTACAAAGAACTGCTCGTCATTTTCAGGCTTTGGTAATACCGTCTTACTTCTCTTTGTAGAAGTCCATTCACCCGAATGACTTTCACATAATCTTGCAATATATGCTTTTGTATCAGCGTCTACATCATGCTCAACAGATGTATTTCTTACCCACTCACCAGCAAGCATCGGATGTTCATGTACTGTATATTGAGAACCATTTAACCCACATTTAATTGCATCATGAAAAATTGGTGTGCAGCGCAAACAATCTCGCTGTCGCTCATTGGTCTTTTCTTTTACATACTCTAATCCAAGAACATAATTCATTACTTCTGCAAACATTAAAATATGAAAAATCTGACCATGTGGCTGACACTGTGTTTTATTATGATACTTAAATGATGTGCTACTTGGAATTGTGAAGATATAATCTGGAATTTCCTTAATCATATCAGTACAATAATTTCTAATCTCATCTGTCTCAAACTTATTTAATAGTCCTTCAAAAACTTTTACCTTGTCCATATTTTCTCCTTTACTTCAATATCTTGGAATCCAAACAATTTTTACATAATTCGTATATCATCCTACCCATATATTCTCTTTCTACAAAATAAATGTGCATGTTATTTCTGCTTTGCCATGTAAGCAATGTTCTAAAAAACGATGTCGGATTCAATTTCGATTTATAGTTCTCTGTAAAAATATCCTCTATGCTGTCATTCTCTATAAGAAGATAATTTTTCTCTATATTAATCATTCGATTAAATTCTTTAAAAATTCTGTCATCATCTTTAGTCGCATTTGCTATGTTACCAGCTAACTCACTTACGGAATTCTTTCGTTCAATACAAAGTTCGTCACTAAAATAGGTGTCGATTGAGAAGCCCAATTCAGGGCAACTCTCAACCATAAGACCATAATCACCTGTTTTCAATGCTCTTGACTTCCATTTGATGTTATTCCTATCAAACCAATCAGTAACATTTTTATTAGTATTCTCACGAGTATCCACTAATACAACCATGTGCGACAGTAATTCTTTATACTTTTTGTCTGTATAATACTTTTTCATTTACATCTCCCAACAAATTTGGTACTCAGAAACCCACCATTCTTGCTCGTCTGTTTCTTTCCATTCACCATCAACCTTTTTCATTTTTTGTTTTTTATATTGATTTGTGACTTTTACAATATCTCCACGTCTGATAGGATTCTGTTTGAATATTTTCTTGCTAATTTTTACTGGAATTGTGTTACCATTTGCCAATGCATACAACTTCAATCGTGGAGAATAGTCAACATTAAGATCCAATGCCACACAATAACCTGCCAGCTTTTTATCAACAATATCTACATATCCAAGATTTTCTATCTGATAAGCAATCTTTGTTCGCATATCAGTTTTCTCATTTGGTATATTCTGCAAGAGTTTATTAAGTAGTTTTGCACTATCTAATTCCATAAACGTTTTCTGGGTTTCATTGCCAGAACATTCTCTTAGTACATCAAAATCAAGTCCACACTCTAATGCCTTATCCTTCTTCATCTGTTTCTTGCCATAATATTTTGAAAACAAATCATTACATGTAAGTAAGTATCGAATACCCCCAAATTCCTCAAAGAAATCGAGTTTAATCAAGATTTCAAGTTTTCTGCTATCAACTTTGAGGTCAGAAATTCTTACCAATAAGTCAATAAACGTATTAAATTTCTCATCTTTAATGGAATATAAATCATTTGCAGCATCTTCGTTTAGGAACTTTACAGAAGCAATGCCCTTGTAAATACCATCTTTATCACAAGAATAATTTGCAGTAGAATGTCTGAATTTGATGCTATGAATTGTAATACCAAGTTGTTTTGCTAATTCTGTACCAAGCATAATGTCATCTTCATTATTGGCGTTATTTAGATATGCAGTGATAAACTCTTTTGGATAATAATATCTGAGATAAGCACACATATAACCAATCATTGAGTATCCTGTAGAATGGTTAAAACCAAACTGGTAATTAGAACTATCCTCTATAATCTTCAAAAAGGCTTGTGCTTCTTTTTCAGCTATTTCTCTTGGTTTAGAGGACATCTTACAATATCCTTCAAGAATAGATGGTAACGCAGCTTCAAGACGATCTTTTTGCTTACGTCCAATAGCTCTACGAATATTATCAGCATCACTACCACTCAAACCACAAATATTTGTAAGGAATTTAATTGTGTCCTCCTGGAATATAAGGAATCCATGATTATCTTCCAACAATTTATCAATCAACTCCGATGGATTTTTGTTTGGTTCATGTGCTAATAACCTATCTCTATATGATTCTCCTGAAGGTCTAATTGAAGCGTTGACAAGCGACAAGTCGTTTACGCAATGACATTCAAACTTTTTCATTGAATCATAGGCAAACTTTGATTCAAACTGAAATATGCCTACTGGACTATCTGAAATATGCGCCCAAACCTTTTCGTCATTCCAATTGACTGTATGGGATTTTGGATACGGAATATGTGCTAATTCACATGTATCTTTGATAATCTCTATGTTTTTCAGACCAAGCAAATCGTATTTTACGAGGGAAACTTCATGAATTTCTTCCATATTAATACTCAAAATACGTTTGCCATCCTTAGACCAGAATGTTCCATAATTATCAGGTAGTGTTACTGGACTTACAATAATACCTGCTGGATGCATCGACTGAGAAATTGCCGTTCCTACAAGACCGTCAAAATAATAGAATAACTTAGGATATTGTTTTTCTTTTAAGTCCTTCAAAGACTTTTCGTTATACTCAAGTTTACTTCTAAGTTCTTCCAAGTCTTTTAAGCACTTTTCATTATTTTCATATCCATCAATAGATTCAATTTTCTTAATCTTGTCATTGCAATCAGTAATACCATCTGTAAATAATGAATACTGAGCTTTTACTTGCTTGACATCTCCAAGTGGCATATTCAAAGCTCGTCCAATCTCATCAATAGTACCTTTGTCAGAAATCGTGCCGATAGCCAACACATAAGCTGTTTTATCAGCACCAAACTTTTCAATGATATGCTCATATACTAAATGCCTTTGTGATGGTGCAATATCCAAATCAATATCACCAATCTCTTTTCTATCCTCATTGGCAAATCGAGAGAACACCGTGTTCCATACTATAGGGTTTACATCAATAATATCTGTTAAATATGCAATAGTTGAACCACCAACAGAACCTCTACAAAAACCAATTGGTATACTATTATCCCAACACCAACATACCAATTCTGACATAAAAAGCATGAATCCAACCATACCAATCTTCTTAAATACTCGAAGTTCTTCTTTTATATTCTCCTCATATCGTGGATCTGGTTGAATAATTCCTTTGTCAATCTTTTCATGATACATTCTATAGATACGCTCTACAAATACCTCTTCTTCATTGTCATAGAGAATCGGATATTTAAAAGCTGTATCTAATTCGTAATCTGTAACAGAATCAGCCATGCGGTTAGTGTTCTCGATAGCTTCCAACACAACATTCATAGGTAAAGAGCCTTGCTGTTTGAACATATCAACTAACTCGTCATACGATTTATATGTAAGGTCAAATTCATCTTCGTTTGAAAACTCAATATGTTTTGCTTTCTGAAGAATACTCCTACACTCAGCCTTGTAACTATCAATACTATGTGTATCTGTTCCTGCTATTAAAGGCTTGTTATATTTTTTTGATGCCTCATAAAGCATTTTGTTATATCGAATCTGATCCATAGACTTAACATGTGGCTGAATTTCATAATAGTCATATGTTTTCATCAGTTTGTCATATACAATCTTCGCATTTTCTAATTCTGATTTTGCTTCTTTTATCTGTAAATCAAATGCATTATTGGATTTTTCAATACATTGTTCTACATATATTTCATAAGATGTGTTATGAATGATTGTGCTATCTTCAACCCACTGATTTCTTGCAGCTTCTGAATTTAGTTCTGTATTAAGTCTGTTAGCTTCTGTTTCTTTATTTTTTTCTAATTCAGCTATTTTTTCATCAACCAGTTTTCCAATAAAATTAGGATATTTACTCAATGGAGATGCAAGACATGCAGAAATTTTAATGACATTATCAGAAATATTAAAAAATTCATCGAATGTAATTCTTGGCTTATAGTACATATGGTCTAATTGTGTAGACAAGTCAACCAATGTGTTTATTTCTTTTACACCTTCAAAATTCTTTGCTATAAGAATTGTATGGTAATTATCTCTTTGTTTTGGCTCAAGTGCTGCTGTCAAATAAACCTCAACGCCATGTAGATATTTTAAACCTTTGCTATTTGCATACATTTTCTTCTCAATATTATTATAAATATTGCCATGCTCTGTAAAACAAATAGCCTTCTGCCCAAGTTCTACTGCTCTATCTACATATAACTTATAGTTTGTGCAACTATCTAACAAAGAATCTTCTGTATGTAAATGATATACTGTGTAATTGCTGATAATATCACCTCCTATTCATATGACTCGGTTTCAGGGTTATACTGTCTATTGTCGCTTTCATTCTTCTTACTCGTTGGTTGTGGTTTGTATTCACATGCATGATTTCTCTGACCGCAAAGATAATGACAATAGTAATAATCTGGGTTTGGTCTCCACTCTTTTTCTTTTTCAATCAGTTCAAGAGTATCTTTTGCCCACTGAATAGCCTCATCGTAATCTTCTTGAAGCCAAGGTACTTCTATCCACTTTTGATCCTTAAACATGTTCCATTTAAGTTTTGAAACAGAGCCATATTCTTTTATTATAGGGATTGAATATAAATAGAGCTGTCGTTTGAAATCTAAGAAATGCTGTTGGTCAGATTTGCTAATCTTACCATTTTTCAGAATCTTAATACTTGCGGATTTATGGTCAATAATAATAATCTCACCAGTTTCTTTATCCTTTACAAGTAAATCTATATATCCAACAAAATCCTTGTCGTTAATTTTAAATTCTACTTTTTTCTCAACTCCAAGAACTTCATATTTTTCTAAATCAAGGTCAATGTTATCAAGGTAATCAATACCTTTGTCATAATATGACTGCCTAATATTTACGAATTTGTTTGGTGGAGCATCGTGAGGAACATCCTCATCGAAGTGTTCCTCATAATACTCGTTCAATTCAAACAAGGAAAGTTCACCTTTTTCATATTTTTCAAGGATTCTATGAATAAGTGAACCATATTCACCAAAAAATCCATTTTCAGATTTATTACATTCAACATAATGTAAGAACCATTCGTAAGGGCAATTATAATATGAATTCAGTCTTGAAAACGACCATTGCATCGTTCCAAGTAAAAAATCTAATTCTTCATCCATCATAATAATTTATTCTCCTTATTTGTCTGGAAATGTGTTATCTATGCCTCTATCAACATATGGAAGCTTATCGGTATATACATTGTCATCCCATGCAAATTTTGCGTCATATTCATCGTAATCTGTATAAAATCTACGTGATGTCAAGTCATACCATAATCCCATCTGGAAGTCTGCCTTGCCAAGTAATCTGTCCTTTATTACAGTTAAAACCACATCGTAGTTATGCCATTTAGATTTCGGATCATTTTTCTCTTTTTTGGAAACTCTTCTAAGACCTATGGATCTCATAGCAAGATTGATAATATTAGAAGTACCAGATATGTCATACATTTCAATATCAGAATTTGTATCTTGTGTTTTTCTCGGATGTGCTATCAAAACAACAGCTACATTGAATTTAGCAGCAAACTTAATAAGTGTATTTATTAGATTTGTTTGTGCCGTATTTTTGTCACTTTCAGAACAATTCAAGTCAATCATCATAAGATTATCAAGTACAATCAGCTTGCATCCAAACTTTCTAACACATTCTTCAGCAGATTTTAAAACTGAATCTACATCATTTGGCTCATCGTCTCTATAGATGAAAAGCTTCTTATTATAATGTGCTTGCATCTTCTTTTGTATTGCTTGTGGAACTATGTAATATTTACGGTTGTCTCGACTTGTCCTTTCAACCATATTTCTTCTGCCAGCAATAATTGTATTAAACCAGTTTGCGCTCATTCTTTCTGGCATTTCTTTGCTAAACAAAAATACAGGACTACCATCATCAATAGTTCTTGCTATTGTCTGATCAATAATACTCGTCTTACCACTGCCAGGTCTTCCTGATAATACCGTCAATGTTCCATAGAAGATTTTTAACAACTCATCATCTAATGGTTTAATGCCAGTTTTTACACCATCCATCTGAGAAATATCAAGCTCCTCAATCTCTGAATAATCAACAACACTTTTTACAGGAACATCCTTTGCTTCTGAAATAAGATTCATAACAAATTCTTTTCCTCCAACTTGTAAACAATCATTGATATCCTTTAGTGGAACTCTCTTACCATTCTCTTTTTCAAAGAATTCAGGTGTTGATATATATTTTGTTCGCCATGTACCAAGACGATAAATACATTCTTTTCTCATTTTAATACCTGGCTCATCGTTATCAGACCAGATAATAATAGAATCAAAATTGTTTAACCAATCCCAATTTTCTTCAATCCAATGAAGATTACCAGCACCAAGAGGAACACTTACTGTATTGATATATCCTGCCTCAATAGCACTCGCACAATCTGTCTCACCTTCTGTTATAAGTAACGGTTTTGACGTATTAACTCTATTCATATTGAACAAAAGTGCTGATGTATCAGCATCTTTTTGACACCACGTTTTAGGCTGACCAGAATGTTTTTCAACAGTTCTTGCAGGTCTATACTTAACCATTGTCAAAACATCGTTTGTATCATAAAAGTTAAATACACCGTTACCATGTGGATCCTCTCGAATATCCAAATAGTCAATTACATTTTTTGAAATACCACGTTTTCCCCAATAATCAATTACATGTTCTTTTTCATTTATTGATTCTTCATGCGGATATCTATAATTGTGACGAGTTCTTACATCCTTTTCACCAAAACTGTATTCGATGCCAGCTTTCTCGAATAGATACTTGGTAGCTTCTAAAAATGTGTTTCCTTTTTCCATTAAGACATCAATAATATCTACCGTTTTATTACATCCAAAACAATGAAAAGTCTTATTTTTCTTGTTATATATAAAGCTTGCAGTGTCCTCATTATGATAAGGACAACAGGCTTTCAGATTTTTGTCATCAAAATTTTCTAATTCAAGTAGTTCTGCCATTAAAAAGGCATTATTATCGCCAAGTTTATCTTTGGCTTTTTCGATGTCAGTTTTTTCGATTAGCAATTACTCACCGCCTATGCTTTAAATTCTTTTTCGTAAAATAACTTTCTAAGTCCATATAGAATCTGAACAGGTTTTGTTGAATAATATAATTTCGATGATTCAATATTTTTTCTGATGAACTCTATAGGTACTTTGTTTTTAAAAACCATTGTGTTTATTGCTCTACATGCAATAGGGAACTGTGTTTTATCTTCTATACAATCCATATAAGCATCTACACAGTCTTTAATTTCTTGTTTCATACCTGCACAATCCCAATGGTAATGTTTCTTGTTTATTACCACGGACTCAGAGGCTTTAACCTTTTGTCCGTGGTGTAAACAAAACTTATATGCGCAGACATATTCTCTTTCTTTTTTATCTGCCATATCTACCTCTTTTAATTAAATGGAAGTTCCTCATCAATGCTATCTGGAATATCCATAAAACTTGTGTCAGTTGGTGCATTTGAATTGCCAGTGTTGTTTGTTGTATTACCATCAGCAGAAGACTTACTCTCTGCAAACTCAACCTGCTCAACAACAACATCTGTTGTGTATACCTTCTGTCCGTCCTTATTTGTATAAGAACCAGTCTGAATACGTCCCTCTACAACAAACTTTGTGCCCTTATGACCATACTTCTCGATAAACTCACCAGTTTTACCAAAAGCTACACAATTGATAAAATCTGCTGTCTGATCTCCGTCTTTCTTAAATCTACGGTCAACAGCAAGAGAAAATCTTGCCACTGCCGATGCATTGTCGCCCTGTGTGTATCTTACCTCTGGATCTCTTGTGATTCTTCCCATTAAAATTACTTTATTCATGTATTTTCGTCCTCCTTATAATTACGCCTGTACTGGCTGAATCTCTTTAATCTTTGCTAAACAATCCTTTGCTTTCTGCATATCCTTCAGTGCATTTGGATTTCCGCTAGGAACAAATTCTTTTAATGTTGTCATAAGAGCTTCGTTCTTTGTTCCTCCAAGCTGAGTGCAAAGAGAAATAATCTCTTTCTTGATTGCTGTAATATCCTCTGTTGGCTCTGTTGCTGCTGTAGACGCTGTGAACTTAGGTCTTGTTGGTTCAATATCAGAAGTGTTTGCCCATTTGATAATCTTCTGACCATGTGCTTCTGTAAGAAGTGTTGCATTGTCATTTTCAAAGATATGAGTGTTATCTTTCTGTGGCTCTGCCATATGTGTTTTCTGGTCTACTGTAAATGTACAAGTGAACTCATACTCAAAACCATCTCTCTGCTTTGCACCAACGCCAAGCTTCTTAACGCTTGTCTTACCTCTATCATCCTTCTCAATCTCATACTGATCTTTACCTCTCATAGTTGCGATTAAGTGAATAGGACTTGTTGCAAGCTTATTGATAAATGCATCATGTCTAGGAGTTACCTTACCCCATGCCTGATATGTACCGCCAGCTTTCTGCTGTAATTCAAGGCATCCACCTTTACCATCCCACTCAGGAGAAGTGCTGTCCATAAGAAGAATGTCATATCCTTCATTTACTGCAAAATCAATTGCATCTGAAAACTGCTCTGGATTGAAAGGCTCTACGAGGTCAATAATGTCATAGTCAAACTCGTTAGCGTAATATCTACCTCTTGCTCCCTCTGTATTAGCCATTAAGATTCTGCAAGGTTTTCCTGTAATCTTTTCAAGTTCCTCTTTCATTCCTGTAGCAAGTCTCAATGCTGAATAAGTCTTACCTCCGCCTGAAGGTGCCATGAGTGCTACCTTTGTGTAAATTTTTTCTCTTACTGCTTTTTGTACTTTAAATGCCATTCTAAAGTATCCTCCTTATAAATAAAATTTAATTGATAACTTATATCTAAACGCCCAAATGGACGGAACACAGAAAATAAATTTATGTAAAAATCTATCTTCAACAGTGATTTTTGAGTATAAAAACCCAAGGGTATGCTGTTCTTCCACCCAAACATGAATGCTGTTCGCATCGATTTATTCTCTTTTTCTCGATTTTTTATATGATTTCGAGACATTTTATTTTGGAAAATTTTGAACTGATTCGTTCAAGACTGATTAGATATTATCCAAGATATTCCCTGTTACTTCATACATATCTAAATCGTATAATTCGCTCCATGATTCAAAGTCATCTCTCTGAACATACCAGCCAACATTCATTCCGAGAAATTCATTCTCACCATTTCCATAAGAGACTATATTATATAATTCTCCGTTTAGGATATCGTTTTCAAAGATTAACTTTCCATTCTTATCATGACTACCAGTACATCTACACAATGTCTTTGGATCTATTTCTTCAAAACCATCGGTTTCACCATGAGAATAGAATACTGTTGTAGGTTCAAATATCATATGAATTTCTTTGTCATACATATCTAACCCTTTTACGTAATATCCACAAACCCATTGACCATTACTAATACTCTTTGCTTTACATAGCTGTGTATCCAAATTTTTCATTTTCCACCTCTCTATTTATACAGTAATTCTTACTTTGATAAATCTATATGATTGATAAGCATTTGGATATTTTTCTCTATCCACTTTACTGATAAACATATCATATGATCTAATCCATACTCTCTGATCCTTTAAGCTCTGATATACAACCATTTTTTCTTCTGTTTCTGTATTAGTTCCAATTGCAATAATCTTATAGAAACCACCTTTAAAATGTTGTGCTGTATCTCCTGGTTGAAAAGCTCTATCATACATGAATAAATCATCTACACCATTTGATTGCATGTGTCCTAATATCTCAACATTTATTGTGATAAATTCGCCATGTTTTAAAAGTTCGTCCTTTTCAACAAGAGCCACCTTATCAACTAAATAACCATACTCTTTTTCTTCACAAGCAACTATCTGACCTGACTTCCAATTATTTGCAAAGTCTTCATTAAATCTAAATTCTGCCACTTTATCACCTCCTCAAAATCCAAATGAAACAGTGATTTATTTATATGGTAATGTTTCTAGCCATTGGTTAATATCTTCTATATCCATTTCTTCTGTTGTAGCTGCGTTTGGATAATAAAATGTAATGCTATCTCTACTTAACCCTTCATCAAGTAACTGTTTCAATACAGACAATGTATTTTCTACACCAAGATGATAAGCTTGTTTCTGATCTTCATTGTCAAATGATTTGTCTACACTTTCATTTGCTGAATCTATAACCATTTTCACTTCATTCGGAATATTGCATCCCCAAAACTGTATATCATCTTCAAATTCTACAAACATAATTTTCCTCCTTTATATATTTATTCTCTATTCGATTTTCATTTTTATTGGAAATTGTGACTCGAATGAATCATAGATAAGTTAGATTTACTTGCTAAATAAATATTCATCACATTTAAAGCCGTTTTTATTTAACCAATCGGATACTAAATGACGATGACAAAAATCTGTAGGCTTTTCATAGCAAATCAAAGCAATGTCATTTTCTCCAACATTATATCCATAGCAAATTCTCGAAAAATCTAAGACAACATCAGTAGCGTTTAATTTATTTAATACCTGTTCATTAAAGCACTTTATGTAATAGTCATTATCATGATTTTCTTTCCACTTCATAAAGAAGTCATATTTGGGTGCAAGTTTCTTATACTGTAACCCTGTATACCAATTAGGTGCTTTTCCGCAAATCGAAATTGGGACTATATTATCTGGTAACGATTTAAGTTTTGCAAAATAACTTGTATATATCACATTCTTACCTCCAACTATATATTCTCTGTTTTATCTCAATTCTGTCTTTTGTCTTTATCTATTACATCTTTCATAAAATATGGCTTAGTAACAATATCAAAAATTATGTAGTATAGATGGTTGCAGAAAGCAAAGAATTTTATATTTTTGCAATCTAAATCATCACCACCAAGATCTTCTGCTATATTTTCAAGAATAAAAGTAACAATAGCATTTCTGTTAATAGGAACATTATGATGAATATGAGATTTTACTAAGTAAACTAATCTATCCTCTATCTCTTTAAGTTCCCATTTGTATACATTCCTGTATAACTCATCATATTCGTCTTTTGATTCACCAAAAACTGCCTCAAACATAAAGTTCTGAAAATCTTCCTGACGAAATGCTTCTCTAATTTTATTCTCTGTCTCTTTTTCAAATCTCATATTCTTTACCTCCACAACCAAGAAATGTCAGTTTCCTTTGGTCTTGATTTTCATACTATATATAGTGTTTATAACATTTTGCAATCACTATATATAGCATATTATTTACTCTTCACCAACAAATACCAATTTATCAATATATTCTCTGCCTTCACCCTTGAAAATAGGGATATCTGTATCAATAATCCACTCATTTTCTGATTTAGAAGTATCTCTCAACTGTGCAGTTACCATGACACCATCAGATTCAATAACAATCTTATTTCTCACACAGCAACTTCCTCTCTTCTGATAAGTCGGCAAATCATTCCAGTTAATACCTTTCTGAGTCATAAGCATGTCCTGAATATCATTACATGACTTATTCTGTAATTCCTTGTGTGGGAAATTGGCTTGACCAACCATCTGAATTGAGTTACGAGAAGCGTCTAATTGTCTCCAATATACGAGATTTGTTACTTCTTCTTTTGGTATATTAAAACAACGAGCATCAAACATTGCACCTTTATCAACAGCCTTTTTATGCACTAACCACAAACTTCTCAATTCTTTATTTTTATAATTGGGATTGAAAGTTTCATCATCTAACCACTCATCGGCAAAGGTATGGCTTTCGGCTTCTACATTCTTGGAAAAAGCTTTATTAAAAGCCATCGTAGCCATACTTGCTGCAATACTACAAATTTTCTGCACCTCATAATCAAACCATGCGGAAGATGTGAGTTTCTTATAATCAACAAGGATCAATGTAATCTCATCTGACTGCGTATAACTAAGAACACAGCCTTGAATATTCTCACATAAGTATTTCATTGTTTCCTGCATAGACTTAATTAGCACTTCATCAAACGGTTTCTGGAATCCTCTTGTGAATGTATGAAACGCCTTTCCGTCAATGCGGATAGCAACTGGACACCTTCTCATTAATTTTGTCTTAGGAATCTGCTCATAAAATGTTTTCATCCTAACGCCTAAATCATCATGTACTTGCATATATGTACCTCTCTTTCTATAATTATATTCTCCAAAAGAAATCGAAAATTCTTGTGTTATTCTTCGTTATAATACTGGGATAGTGATTCTCCATACCATTCCCAGTTATCAACTCCACCTGCTTCTAATGCACTTAATTTTCTATCTCTATCAAGTAAATCCTCATACTCCTCTTTGCTAATAGTCTTATTAGAGTCTTTAACCTTGACAGAATTGTTACCAATTAAATTACATAACTGTGTTGTTGCATCCTCAACCTGTCCAATTACTTCATTTCTTATAGAACTATACAAATCTTCATATAGTTTCTCACTCACTTCGCTTTTAATAATATTCTGTAATGAGCTAAGACGTTCTGGATTTTTAGATAACTGATTTTCTACATAATCATTAAATTTATCAGCGTATTTATCACCGACTTCTTTGATAATCGAATCATAAACTCTTTCTTTGATTTCATTTTTTATCTCGTCCTTTAACTCTCTTTCGTCACTGTATGTAAGTTCTATCTTTGATTTAATTTCACTCTTTATCTGATTGATAGCATTATCTTTTGCAGCATCGAAATTCATTTCTTCCAATTCTCTAATAACGCCTTGTTTAATTCCTTCAAACACTTCATCAAAATCGAATTCAAATTTTAGTGGTGTACTCATCAATATCCTCCTTATTCGTAAGTATTACTTTACTTGCATATTTCACAACATTTTCACTTGTTTCGTTATCATCTAAATATTCTCTGTAAGCATCTTCACAATATGCACCTTCGCACCAATAATATCCATTTGGTGTAATGCACGATTTATGCTCTCCATAACCGGTTGCTGAACAATATTTACACAAACTTTCTTCTTCAGATAATTCATCAAAAGTCTTTAACATATACACCTCCTAGACTCACAATTTACATTTTGTTTACAGTTATATATTCTCTATTTTTCAGAAGATTTCTTTAAACCTACTAACACATCATCCAAATCCTTAACTGTCTGAATAGCTTCCTTCATACTATTCATACCAGCAACAGCACTTGAAAAAGCCTTAATACTTTCAAACTCCATCTCTGAAATAGTTTTTAAAACATCGACTAATTTCATATTGCCAATTCCAGATACCTTTGCTGCATTTTCGATTGTTTCTTCTTCATTTACAAGTAAATCAATAAACCGTCTTACCTTATTATTCTCCATTTCTTCAATCTCCTTTACTTTTATATTCTTTTATCCAATTGTTAAAATTGCTGGATTTACAACGCCATCGCCATCATAGTTGTATTCCTTATTGTGCCACTTTCTAAGATATTCTCCGTACTTCCAACACTGCGAAAGAATACTAACTGCACACCCATACATATATCCCGTAATGCCCTCAGTGTCGGCTTCATGGCTTAACTTATCAGCATTATCAACAATAACTTTCATAACATCTTCTGTAGAAGATTCAATCTTGTTCTCTAACATTCCTGCCCATCTTTCAGCATATGTAAAACAAGCTCTACCATAACCGTCACTATTCTTATCATACCAATCCTTATATTCTTTCTCGTGTCCTTCTAAAATTTTCATATTTACCTCTCTTTCTGAGTCTCCCAAGGAAACCGATAATTCTTCTTAATCATGGATATCAAGCACTGTAATAAATCCATCCATATTATCTGTTATAGCCTGCTTATATTTTTCATCGAATTTTTCATCTTTGATAATATCTTTACCATTCCATGAATCTCTCACAATGGCTGAACCATCAGGAAGAATACATATGTAACATCCAAGCTTGCCAATATTTAAAACATCACTTTGCTTTGCTCCATCAACAAGAATATATCCATCACCAAAACCCATATTCATGAACCAATCTTCCTCATGATACATCCATTCAGGTGTAATATTCTCTTTCAATGTTGATAAAAGACTTGACCAAAACAATCTGCCGTTTCTATCTTGTCTGTCATAATAACCCCAATTATAATATTCACTATTTGCAGATCCTTCTTCATCTACTCTTAATTTTAATTCAGCCTTGTACCTGCCACCGATTCGATAGCAATCCCATGTAAAAACTGGATAATCAATCTGTTTGTCTTCTTCATCATCTGAACCATATACAAGTTCTGAATTATATGGCTTCATAATTTCTGCAATTTTATTCTCACTTGGTAATTCTTTTGTGAGTAAATGAACGCAATAATGCATTTAATTTTACCTCCTACTCTTATATTCTCTGTAAAAATTTTCAAAAGAAACGAATCTTTTTAATTTATTCTCTGTTTAATCACTCACTGCATCATAAATCTTTCCAACCTCATGTTGATAATCTTCTATTTTTGTCCTTCTGTAATAATCGCAATAACAGTGACCATCAGTATCTATTACATATTCAATACCTTTTGTCTTGATCGAGGTGTCTAAAACGCCATGCAAGAAAAATACTCTCATCTTATCTTTTCTACGAAGTCTACACCAATGAGAATCCGTTGTGTTTTCATAATCTATAACATCAAATTTATCAGCCTCACTTATCGACTCTGTTAAATAGGAATCAAACACATCAGAATCATTCCAGAAAACATCACATCTAAATCTTACCGCAACAAACCCTACATCTTTCGCCCAATCAATAAAGAAGTCTCTCCACTTTACAAAGTTTGGAATTTTCTTAAATATAACTGCACACGCTGATACTGTAATTCCAATATTGTTAAGCTGTTGAATCATATCCTTATAGTCAATCCCATTGAAATAAAACCCAAGTATTTCTTTTCTTCTTAATGGTCGCCAATCGTGAATTGAAATATTTACATAATCAACAACATCTTTCATATACGAGATTACTTCTTTTAGATGAGTACCATTTGTTGTCATAGTTACTCTAAGAACCTTTGATTTAATATTGAATTCTTTCAATTTGATAAACACTTTTGATAAATATTCAGAATCTAAGGTTGGTTCGCCACCAGTTATATCAACTGATATAGGATTTTTATCACCTATTCTTGTTATAATATCATTAAGTGATTCGGTGAAATTATCTAAGAATTGTTGTTTATCACACGACATATCTTTATCTTTATTGTAACAAAACGGACATTTCGCATTACAACCACCTGGAATCACAAGTTTAATTGTTATTACCTTATTATAATTTTTTCGTTCTATATATTTCACTTCATCACCTCACAGATGTTATTCTCTCAATCCATTCAACACTCTCATCAAAACGTGTCTTGTAAGATTCTTAACATCGCCACTATAAAATCCACATTCTATGTCACAAGCATTTAGAACTTCATCAAGAGTTTTATTCTTCTCTTCACTCAGTAACCTCTTACAATTCTCATATTGAATATCATTTGTCTCATGAGCATTTCTAAGATTACTTTCTAAGCAGCGAATAATATTAATCAGTTTATCTTTTGTCATAGACTTTAATGTACTATCTGAATATGTTTTTCTTCCATCACCTATTGACATGTTCCACCTGCTTTCACAATTTCAATAGTATTTGACAAAGCAACCATTTCAATCTCACAAGTTTCATGGATATAACTTTCAGGCACTATATGTTCATCCTCATCTAATACTGGAATTGCTATCATTTTAATCTGTTTGATAACCTTATCTACATCGTAGACACATTTCTGACTGCCAATAATCTGCATTACATCAGACTTTCTTACAAATCCCATTTCAGATGGCAACTTAGATAATTCTTTTCGTAATACTGTTTTATCAATTAACTGTCCCATATAGTTATTCTCCCATTTCTATCTTCTGACCAACGAACTTCTGAAGCTGCTCATTTACATCATAAGGATAAGTTTTTACAACATAATCAGTACAAACATGAATTTTTGTAATCACTTTATTCTCATCGTATTCAATACTTCCAAGTGTTCCACCTGGAATTCTGATAGGCAAACAACCATCCTCATAATCACAAAGCACATAATGTTTCCAGTGTCCATTAGGATCAAGTCCAGCAAGTTTATCCAATTCTGTTGTAATCCCACAATAATATTCATTCATTTTTGAATATTTTGAATTTGCATATTTGTTAATCAGCTTCATAATGTTATTCTCCTATTCGTAATTTTCTGGATGTTCTTTATAATCATCTACTACGCTTTTCATATAACTAAAATAATCTCTTACAGAATCATTGCTTTCAGAAAATCCACTTATCACTTCGTATCCATCATCGAATACTGCAAAGGTTAAGAAACCTGAACTATCTAGTCCTACTTCTATATCACAGCCTTTATATTTACCTTTCATGATGTTATTCTCCTATTCAGAATTATATATTTATTATTTACATCTTGATTTTATATACCCTAATTGGTTGTCCTTTGCTTTTATCACTTTTTCGTGGGTAATATGTATTACCAATCCATTCAAATTTTAAATATACTAATTCAAAATCATTTTTTTCAATACTGCATTTTTTAGGCAATCCATGAAAATTTTTACTAAGGTTAAAACAAGTCTCTACATCATTATCCTTATACCAATTCATATTTATCAAAAATTGTGTTTTATCATTACTAATACCGCTATAAAAGTTTCTCATTCACGCCTCCAATCTGTCCAAAGGAAAGAAAAATTTCATTCTATTTTTGAGGTTCTAAAAGCCTTATTTTACAAGGCTTTCGTGACCTCTCAATGTGTTATTCTCTACTTTTTATTCATTTTCTTTACAAATTCACGATACTTCCTTGTATATTCGTAAGATTCTTTGAATATATTGTTTACAGCCTTATATAATTTTGGCTCATACTTTTGTATTACTTCTAATTCAAATTCAAAATCTCGCCCATATGGACAACCTGCGCATCCAGTTCTTGTTAATCCATACTTCGTATAACATTTGCTATGTACTATTTGATAAGCAACTTCATAATCAATTTTGTCCTCATTTTTATACCAAAACAACGGTCTGTAACTATCACTGCCAGATATATTTTCAGAAAAACAAGATTTATACGCAGTCGATCTTATACCACCTTCAGCTTTTCTTACACCGAATATATTTAAATCATATCCATCCATAGATATAATATTTTCTGCCACTTTTTCTTTGGCATAAATACAACATTTCTTAGAAATTTTAAACGATGGTGGGTTTTGAATCATAAATTCTTTTAGCCATTTATTGTGGTTGATGCAAAATCGTGACGTTCTGTTTGCATTGCACCACCACATAATTGCTCCTTTGCACCCAACCCAATCTTGCTTCTTTTCATTCCAAGAACAATATTCTCTCAATAACTCTTCTAATGACTTGTCTTCCCATTTAAAATTATGCCTTTGAAGTCTATCAATCATTTCTGCTGCATTTTTAGAAATAAACGGTTGTCCAAGTGTTCTGCAAGTTATCGGAATTGGTTTAATTGCTCTATGTACTTGTATTTTTATATTATATTTATTCTCTAAATACTTTAAATGGTCTTTTGTGGCTTGATATTCCAAGCCAGTATCGAACCAAACATATGTAACTTTATTGTCTTTGTCACATTTCCAAACAATATCTAACATTACATCACTATCAGATCCACCCGATATTGAGCAAAGAATTTTCTTATATTTTGGACTGTTAATTTTCGACCATGCTCTCACCAAATTATCGCCTATAATCTGATTACATGGACATGTCTGTAATAATTCATCAATCGTTTTTGCTTTTCGTAATGAATTAGTATTTTCTTACAGTGGTTGCAAACACTAGGAAAATCAATGATTTTATAATACAGAAAGGTAAAAATAGTAAACCTATAGGTAATTTAGATTGCGCAATCTCTATGAAAAATAAGAGATTATGGTTACAAACAATAAAAATACTATTTCTTTTTGTTACTGGAATTCCCATAGCCGAATGGCTTAGATATTATTAAAAATTTTCAATGAAAGATTGGTTTACTGCGAAACTGATTTTTGAGTTGAAAGTAGTTGCTTATATAATTCTTCTGCTCTTTCATCCTTAATCATGTTTACAATGTTCAATGTGTCTCCATCTTTTCTACCAATAGACATCCAAGTTTGTTCACCCTTATGTTTATCAAATCCAATAATCAAACAATCACTAACGTTTTCATTATCTGTTGAATTATTGGCAAATACATCGTCATATATTTTTGCGGTCGCTCTTAAACCTCTTGACTTATTTGCATGTTCAAAAGCTCTCAATTCATCTTTACCAAGCCATTTGATCCATGCACCGCAATCATCACAATAAAGTCCTGTGTTATTGCCTTTTACTTCTGTATGTAGTGAAATACTTCCACATTTCTTACAACAGTTCTGATACATAATTTCACCTCCAATGTATTATTCTCTTTTATTCAGAATCCAATAATTCATATTGCTTCTGCAATTCTTCAATTTCATTTCGTTTAATATCTGCAAGAGCTACACATTCTTTATGATCTAAATATACACATGAACCAATAGAATCAATATTTCGCTCTGAACAAAAATATCCCTTATATGTATACTTCTTTGGCATCAACGCCTTAACTATTGAATGTGTTCTTCTCATATTTGCATCATCAAGAAACTCTATCTCTTGTTCGAGTCTCTTGATTTCTTGATTAATTTTTGTCGCTTTTTCTAAATTTTCTCGTTTCATATATCACCTCAATAATCCAAGGATATGTTGCTTTCCTGTGACGTTACACTAAGTTATAGTGAATACGATTACCATAATCTAAAGTAATTTCGGCATAAGTATAATGAAGATTTTTGTACCTATCTCTCAACTCTTCATCAATGTAATCTTCATCATAGGTGACATTGATTTTATCATTAGATACGCTAAACATATTTGTTTTATTGTCAAATACTACACTATTACCCTTAAATTTTAAACGAACAGAATTTCCTGCAACATCATCAACCCAAAGACTATTATTTTCACCGCTAAATAAATCAAGTGTTTCATTATTGGCAGTAAATATAATTCCCTCTTCTGTAAATAATTTGATGTTATACTTATTTTCTCTCTCAGATGTATTAATAATATTCAAATCCTTAATAGCATCTTCAAATGTTTCACCCTCATTCAACTCAAGTGCGATAGCTGATAAACAATCGTAATTAAGCTTAATCTTTCTTGAGAATGAAGCTACCTTATTGATTTCAGAATGATATTTCTCATCAAGCTTATCTCTCAAATAATCCTTTACTTCATCTGCCGTTGGATACTCAAATCTGAAGTGGAAATGGAATCTTCCTGGTCTATTGATAAGATACTCGTTCAAATCCCTATAATTATTGCATGTAACAACAAATAACTTCTTACCTGAACTTGTACCATCGAATAATGAAAGCATCTTTGACTGTGGATCTTTGTCTTTACTTCTATCAAAAGTTTTATCAAATTCATCAAATAACACGAGCACTTCATTCTTAATATCATTTAAGAAATCATCAATACCAGGAATAAAATCATCGACTAAGATAACAGGAATGCCATTTTGAATTGCTTTCTGAGCTAACAATCTTGCAAACAATGACTTTCCAATCCCTTTATCTCCACTGAGAATTACACCTAAATTCTTGCGTGACTTTTCAAATCTGTTCAATACTTTATTCGCTTTTTCTTCATGAACTCCGTAGATTTTATCCTCTTTAATCTCTAAATCATGCTGCTTCTCTAAGAAGAAACCTGTAAACTGACCACATCCAACTTTATATGTCTGAGCTGGCAGATTGTCTAATACGACTAGATCTTCACCATACACCTTATATGTAGTTCCTGTTTCAATAATTTTCATAATTTTATTCCTTTCTGCATTTGTTTATCTACTAATATATTCTCTCTTTATAATCAAGGAAACCTGAATTTACTGTTACTCTACTTTCTATTTACCCATTCCTTAAACTCTTTAAAATCATCCTTTGTCATCACAACATCAGAATAATAAAAATCTTTATTCCTAATAATCGCCCAAATTTTCTTCAACTTTTCAAAGAATGGTCTTTGCTGAGTATAAAAATTACCGTTTGTATATGTTAAGAAGGCATAATCTCCATCTTCATAATCATGAATCTTAAAATGAATACCTTCATCACATCCACACTTACAGCTTACGATTAACTCATCATCTTTAAAATTTTTAAATACTGCCATAGTAATCTCCCTTACTTACCATTACAAAGTCCAACTTTATAATCATCTTTGACATCAATAGTTACTTCTCTCTGAAATTTTCCTTCCTTATCATACAAAGACAAGTAATATCTGTTTTCACGTTGCTCTAATACAACATCTTCATTCTCGAATAACTCAACTCGTTTCTGTTTCTTTACCATTTTTCTTTCCTCCTAACCTCCTGCCACAATAAGGACAATACGCAATATATTCTCTCTGATGAATAAATCCACCATCATACTCATCCCATTCAGAAGTTTCAATGTCTAAGTAATGTTCATTTGTTAATGGATCTATATATATTTGATTGTCAGGTGAGTCATAATTACAACGGTTACACATATTTATTCTCCATTCTTTTTATTTTCCGTGTTATTCTGATTGCAAAATCCATCAACAAAAATTTTAAAATTGGTATATAATTCTTCAATCGAATCAGCTACCATATTCGTACAAGGATTGCTCATGAATAAACTATACTGCTTATTCTTATCTAATCCATTAGCGTCCATATATTTTGAAAATGCATCCAAACATGTTCTTAGATAATTACACGCTGAAGTATATGTTTCAAACATATATGCCGTTTCAATTCCAAGCATATATTCTTTTTTCTGCTTGTCATATGTAATATCTATATCATTCATGGTATACATATTGGCTTCGTGACCAGATAAATCATCCCAGCTTGTTATTCCCCAAATGAATTTCCAATCATCTGTTTCTATACAACAATCTCCATATTTCTTATCCATTGTTTCATTATATTTTTCTTCTTTTTTATATGCTCTCTCAGTACGCCAATAATCAATTTGCTTGAATGGAAAAAGTTTAGCGATATTACCATAGTATATATTTGATAATGAATTACATTTGCCAATTGGACAACCAGATTCATCTTTCTCCCAACTGTCCATACAAGCATAATCATGATTCTTGTTAAGTTTTCTATATTTGCAAAAAATACAACTATATTTTTCTAATAGTTTCATAAATATTTATTCTCCACTCTTAATGATTTCTTCTAACGTTCTTGGCGTATAATTCATATAACTTTTCATACATCCGACATTCCACATATTACATGGTTTATCATATAAAGCTATCATCTGATACTTGACTTGTTCCATCATATTATCTTCAAAACCTGTATGTACATGACCGTAGAGATGGTAGCTTCCGTAGTAGTGATTCTTAAAGCAAGGAATTGGATAATGGCACAGAACTACAATCTTACCATCACCAATATCGAGTTCCTTGTAATCAACAATCTCACAAAATCTACTCTGCAATTCCCTGTTCTTTAGCAACTTACCATCATGATTGCCCTTGATTAGATGGATATTCCCATTCAAATTGTTAAAAATTCCAATAGTTTTTGTTGTGTTGTACCACGAAATATCTCCAAGCAAGTATACATCATCATCAATTTTTACTGTGTTATTCCAATTTTTAATAATCGTCTCGTCATTCTCTTCGATTGATTTAAAAGGTCGATTATCAAATGCCATGCAGTTTTTATGTCCAAAATGTAAATCTGATATAAAATAATTCATCTTCTTACCTCGCTCTATCGCATTCATTAAAATCTAAAAGCATCTTATATTTATATTCTCCAAATCTTTCTTTCCAACGCTGCTTTGCTTTATCAGTATCCCAACTAAAAGGCATCATATGGTAATTGATGAGGAAACATGTATCTAATACAACATCAGAATCAGCATGATACATAGCTGTCATATATTGGTATGAACCATAACAATGATGCTGATAATAATGAGCTATTCCATTTTCATCAAATGTTTGTGTGCTCAATTTGCCTAAATCATGATATAAAGCACCTATTCTAAATCTTGCAGGATAAGAATATTTTGTACAAAATAATCTTGATACATATTTACAGTGTTCAAATAAATCCATTGTGTGATGTGGGTTTTTCTGATCAAATCCTCTCATATCTGGAATATCATTTGGTTCGCAATTATTTAATAAATTATGAATAATAATTTCATCAAAACCCTCTTCCTTGAACGGAATCTGGAATTTTCTAATCTGCTTATCCAACACAAAGTCAGGTACAGGATGTTCTCTATGTAGATTATCTTCTTTGCATTGCTCAAATGGCTTTGGAATAATTACACACACTTTTCTAATATCTAAACCATTTACTTTCATCATAATTGCTCTGCGAGATTTCATAGTCAGATTAGTCGCATCAGCAATTACATTCTTTTTATTCTCCAAATTCTTTCTGATTCTATTGTGAAAAATTTTGAACACTTCTTCATTATGCTCTTGATCTTCGTAATTACCAGTCAATTCCTCACGAATTGCATCTGATGATACGATTATTGTATTTGGATTCTCATTGGCAATCTGAGTGGCAATGGTTGACTTGCCACTACCACTCAAACCGCACATGATATACAATGTAGGTTCATTCATAAATAACTCCTATCCGTTATGTTTTAATAAATACTCACGACTTACATTTTTAAAACTCTGCTGCCCATCAATACTGCGATATACAAATCCCTCTCTCTTAACCTTTGGATTTAATTCACTATATCCATCAGCTTCAAGTTTCATCTCTTCCATAGTCTTAGGTAACTCATAAGCCGTATCAATAATTGGCACACTTGCTAATCCATGACTCTTACAGAAATCAGCCATTTCTACAGTTCCAAGTCTTGTACCATCAATAATCAGATTGAATACAAATAACTTATTCTCCGTAAATTTATATGGATTGCCCTGAACCGAGCCAACTCCTTCACCTTGTAACACAACTCTGTTATAGTCATTCTCTGTTGCAAATTGTGTAAGAATCTTTTCAATGCCATATTTATCAGCCAATTCCCAATAAATATTCGACTCGTGATAACAAGCCTGCTCTCTGTCAGCCTGTCTTACATTTCTACTGCATACAATAAAATCAAATTTGTTTTTGCCCTTCTTCAATCTATCAACTGCAAATGTGCAGCTTGTGCCATCGCATTTTTCAGTCTTAATCCACTTTTCCGTACTCTGAAGATAAAATGGTGCATTCTCAATTCTCGTCTCATCTGTTTTGACAATCCAATCTGGGAACTTCTTTGGATTATCTTTCTTGCGACCAAACAATAGAAACATAATCTTACGACCAATGCCGTATCTCATAATCCTTCTTACAATTGGGTTGGTGAATAACTTTGGTCTACGCTTTGCCATTGACTTATATTTAGCATTTGGATCAACCTTATTGGTCTTTCTTGCAGCATCCTCTTCAGAAGCATATGTAATCTTCAAAGCTTCTGTAACATCATCACCAATATTTCTATCCTGCAATTCTGGGAAAAGTGATAATGGTAAGGCTAATCCCTGGCTAATTACCTTGAACTTGCCAAGTCTCATAGTCTTAACTTTGAATTTCTTATTTGATAAAAATGCAAATCTCTCATCTGTTTCAGGACACTTGCTGTCAATTTCAATATAAACAGCCATATCCCCTACATTAAATTCACCCTTCTTAGCGATACAAACCCACCCTAAAACTCCAATAAGTTCAATATTATCAGCTCCTTCAATCGGTCTGATCCACTCAATCTTTTCTACATGTGCTAATGCTCTTTCTGCCATTTCAGTACCTCTCTTTCTATTTTCTATGTATTTATTCTCTCTTTATCGTTCAAAATTCCAAAAGAAATGCTTCATTCCTACTCTTCTCCTATTCACTTACTTTAAATACATTTGCATCACCAACTGCCAAATCTTTTACTTCTACAAAAGAATTTAGATTATCTTCCATAGTTGTAATCAATATCTCATCAAATAAATCTTCCATCATACAAAAGAATCGTACAGACGGATGAAATCCTGGATATTCTTTCAAACGGCATTTATTAACGCTATCTCTTAATACAGGAAGTCCATGTCTTCTACGCTTGTTGTTATTCCAATGGATAGGATTGTTATAAAAAGCTTTCTTCTTTCGTCTGTACTCTTCTAATTCTTCTCTTGCAAGTTTATCAATTTCTTTTTCTCGCTCAGTCTTCGGAGGTTTGCCATGAATAATATTGTCAAATTGTTTTCTGACATTATCGTTTACTTCTGCTTTTTCTGAATCACTCATCTTATCAAAGTTTTGAGCTACATCTAATAGTGTGTTTTTCAATTTTTCACCTACTTTCACAACCACAAGAAACGTGGTTTTATTTGCCTTTTTCAACCTCTGAAAGCCTTGATTTTAGGGCATTTCAGATTGTGTTCTAAACTGATAACAGAGATTACTTACAAATCCTTCTATCTCGTTATGAATATTTGCTGTATCTTCTTCCATATACTCAACGTACAGATAAGACAATGTATCTTCTTTATCCAGTAAGAACTCTTCAAAGTCATCTGATATAATATTCTCTGAAAAATAATTAATAATTTCTTCTTTAATACAATACTCATATGAATATCGTTTTAATAATTTCTCGCTTGATAAGTCGGAATTGGTGACTAAATCACCAACCCAACTACTCATCTCCTCATTTAATCTTTGTATTAATTTATCCATTTTAATTTACTTTCACCTGTATAACCCTTTTCAAACTCGTACCAAGCATAAGCGACTGCACTACCACCACCTGCTCTCATTTCATCAAAAAGAGCGTTTTTCGCACATAAGATACGACTGCTTGAAACATAAACACATTTTGGTGGGTACTTTTTAAATAATTCCTTACGAGCTTTTCCTTCAAGAAACTGAACTTTAAGGAACATAAATACTCTGCAACCATCAGGAATTAATGTCATTGCATGTTCAATAAATTCTTTTGCATATTTGTATGGGGGATTTGTTAAGATATTGCCATTCCAAGGCTGATTATATGTAAGAAAATCAATTCCACCTTCACCATAACCTCTGTCGATCAGGTCAGTGGATCGAACTTCATAACCGAAGCTCTTTAATCTTTCAGATAAATGTCCTTCGCCACAAGAACATTCCCAGATAGGTTTGTTAAAAGTAACACCACCATCTTTTAATAAGACATCAATTGCAATAGGATCTGTCGCATAATAATCCTCATTCTGTCTCTCCTTATCGGTGTGATTACTTGCACCCAAAGTCTTAAAAATACTATTCTTATTACCTGTCCAATCTTTTTCTGTATTATTTTTCAAATTTGTTCACCAATAGTAGCTGCGCAGCTTTACTCACATGTGAACGTTTTTCCTTTCCTTAATTGTAATTATATTGTTATATTCTCTGTTACTTCTTTCTAATGTCCCATAAATAAGGACTGCTACATCCACAATTATGAATGCCATCTCCAAGAACACATCTTCTACAATCTTCGTATTCTTCATGTGTTCTACAATACTCTTTAACTGTATTTATAGCATTTATGATTTCTTTATTTATGGATTCTGGTTCAATATACTCTCTTTTTTCAATTCTCATAATCAATCACCTTTGTCCTGAATATTGTATAGTTTTCGTGACAAGCCAAGAAACCAAAATTTCTTTTTAATTTCTATCCAAATAAACTATATTATCTACATTGTAATGAAATCCACCTATCTCTCCGTTAAAACTACCTTTGACATACCACGCATAAGGACTGATACCTTCATTCATTATTTCTGCAAGTTCATCGGCTTTTCTTTGATGCTCATCAGCTTCATTCTGCATAGATAATTTTTGAGAATCCCATATAAGATTTGGAATTGTATCTACACACTTTCTATACATCTCAGACTCTTTTATATATTCTCTTATCACTTTTGTCATTTTGGGAATATTGTCTTTTAATATTGGTTCATTGCTAAGTTCATATGGATATAGAATTAAAACACTTCTGTCCATATATTCCATAGATATTAATTCCTCTACAACACAAAACTGTGGTTCTATCAAATTGTCACCTCCCAGATATTTATTCTCTTATTTCAAATAACTTTTCTACTGCTTTAATTCGCTTTGTATTGTCAATCGTTCTTTTGACTTCCTGTTGCCAAATACATTCCCATTCTGAAGGAGCTTCATGCTCACTGACTAAGACAATATTCCTCTCACTCATCTTCTCAGCCCAATTCCAAAATCTGTCATAATCAAAGTTCTTACTTGATCCATATTGTTTCGTACCCTTATATGGAATATCGCAATAAAATAAGCAGTCAACTTTATCAGAATATAACTCTTCATAATCTCCACATTGGAATTGAATATCTTCTAACCTTGGAATCTGCTCTAACAAATTTCTCTTAGCTTCGTCATAATAATTTCTTTCAGTTCCAGCTTTTGTATGTACGATACCTGAGTAACCGCCATCAAAGAATCTGCCGTTATAACTTGAGAGAAAACCAACTGCTCCAATATACCAATCAGGATATGTAGACAATCTTTTGTTAAAGCACTCTCTTACATCTGAATAGTGTTCTTTTGTAATAAATTCTGGAAGATTTTGAATCTGATTTAGATTCTTGAACATTTCAATAAGATATTTATGATTGTCAGAAGCAATTTTTGTGTCACACTGAACTTTGTAGATTACATTACAACCACCGCAAAATGGCTCTATGTATGTTTTGATATTATAATCTCGCAATCTTTCTTGAATAATCGGTAAAATATTATCAATTATACGAGATTTTGAACCCATATATTTCATTAATTACTTGGAGTAAGGAATTCCTTCTTGTGTACACGAACCTCGTCTCCTTTCATTATTCTTATTCTCTTAATCCGTTAATATCAAATGTATATACTGTCCTACATGACTGCCAAACTCTTCTTTTAAATCGTGACCACCAATCACAAGTACATCAATATAAAACCCTGTGATTGTCCATTCAGAATATCCAGTATAATGCCCTTGTGTTAGTAGATTTCCTGTAAGCATATAACTGTCAAAGTTCATCTGTGCTTCTTCTAAGGTACATTTTTCATCAGAAAACCAACAGCATAGATTCGCATTTGAAATCATTGTGATTTTTTCACCAAGTCCTCTGTTTATATATGCATAATTGAAATAATTCATAATAGATTCTGTTATTGGTTTATAGTAATCATCAATTTCTTCAGCTAATCCTAAATTGCCTTCGCTATTACGTCCTATCCAACCTTGTAATATTAATTCCATTTCATTCACCTCACACTTAATTATTCTCCATTTAATTTTCCCAATCTAATGCCTGACCACAATCACTACAAAAAGAACCATTCTTTACAACATGTTTGCAGTTAGGACACCAATATGCACCCCTAAGAAATTTTGCGTTATCTATCACATCAATATATTTTTCATAGTCAATAGGCGTTGGCTTCTTCGGTATCTGCTTTTCTATTGCTGATATTGCAAGTCTGATTGCTTCTAAAACATTGTAATCAGGGTGTGGTTTACATGAGTTTTTCAAATATTCAAAATGTATTAAAAGAAACTCTTTAGCTTTACTTGATGTCATCCTATTCCTCCTTTACACTCAGCCACTCTCTTACTTCCAACCTCAAAAATATCCTTGTCCTTCTCGAAACATATGTAATTTCTACCTGTATTCAAAGCTGCAACTGCAGTTGTACAACTTCCTGCGCACGAATCAAGAACTAAATCTCCTGGATTAGAATACGTCTTGATTAACTCTTCAATTAAGGCAACTGGCTTCTGCGTATTATGAAAAGCTGCTTTTTGAGTATCTTTTGCAAATGTCCATACTGATTTTGGGTATCTTTTGGTGGAATCGTAATCTTGCCATTCACTTTTACCATAATCAGTTGTTTTTTTTGCATTTACATGATGTACCGCTTTTGATACTTTTCTTTCATGTCCATCTGTCATTTGAGGATTATAAGTTGGAAGTTTCTTATAGAAAATACAGATATCTTCGTGTGAGCGTAATGGCATTTTCTTAGCATTTAGGAATCCTGTTGGTTGTGTTTTCTCCCAAATTAGATTATATTTCCAAAGCTTACGATTACTCTGCATTAAATCTGCAGTAAACATACCATTCGCAAATAGAATAATTGCACCATTGTCTTTGATGATTCTTTCATACTGTTCCCATAATGGTTTAAATGGAATAACTGAATCCCATTTATTTCGTGAAGTTTGTCCATAAGGAAGATCCGTGATAATCGCATCGACTGATTTATCATCAATCTTTTTCATACCTTCAAGACAATCTTCATTGTATATTTTGTTAATCTCTAACATTTCTTACTCAGAGCAAATCCAGATTTAATGCTGCAGCAAATCTCTCGCTCCTTTCAATGTATTATTCTCTTAATAGATCTCTGTCCATTCACTAATTTCTACTTTATTATCAGGATAGCCAGATAAGTTCCATTCATTATCGTTATATACTACTTTCCACATAGCATTTTCTCCATGTGGATTACCTTTAATTTTGCCATAATATAATCCTGAACATGGTGGTAATTCTTCCTCTGTTTTTCTCCAAATTGGCTTCTCATATACTTTATTAATATCGTCTACTGCTTTTGCCAAACCTGTCATCGTATTTGTAAAATAATTTTCTTCATGCTTGATCATATTATTAAAATAATCCTTCATAATGTTTAATAGATTTTTTGTAAACTTTTCAGATATATCATTCATTCCAAGTATGTAATCACGATTGATCTTAAAAGAAATTCCAAGTCCAATAAGTGCTCCTATACAAATTCCTAATAATCCAATTAATACTGTTAAATAAATATCCATATTTGACCTCTCTTTCTTGTCATCCGAAGGAAACTTCGGTTTACTGTGTTCTATAAAATTTCATCTAAAGCACACTCAATTTCATTAATAATTTCTTGCTTAGTAATTTCATAACCTTCCATCAATTCGTCAATAGGTAAATGATTTCTAAGTACAATATAAAGATATTCCGCAATACCAGCAACATCATATCCTTCTACTGTTAAACCTTCTGCTAATGGTTGGATAAAACCATTTCTGATGTGATGTGCCAATTTATCTGCACCAATAATAACCTTATTACCTTTTGGCATTATCACTTTTTCTCCTGATAATGCTTTTTCAATTTCTGCGTCTTCTGTTGAGGTCAAAATCTGACCAATCTTATAATCTGCCATAATTTATTCTCCTTTACTATATCCAGTCTCTTCAAGAAATTTATCAAATTCCTCTTTTGTCATATTGTTTGGATAATACATGTCCACCACCATATCAAACGGTTTTAAATAATTATCTAACACATCTTCAGCATCTTCTTTTGCTTCCTGCATTTTCATATTGATATAATCTTCTCTCGTCATATTCCATGCTGTAGGACAATCCGTAACACTCGAAAATCTACAATATAATCCATTTGGTTGCTTTGATACAAATCCTGCCATATTATTCTCCCAACTGTTCTAAGAATTCGTTTCCACAATCACAAAATTCTCTAACCATAGACTTCATTAATCCCCATGACATACCAGAATGTCCCTGATTTTTCATAATTTCAATTCCATCTTGAATAGATTTTTCTTTAACGGTTCTGATAATATCTAAACACTGACCAAGTTCCATTCCTCTATATAAATCACCAAGTCGAATAGGAACACATTTATCCCACATTTCCCATTTATCTTTAGATAAAACCTTATGACCTTCTTCTATCCAATACTTTGATAATTCAGGGATTTTTCTTTTGTGTTCTTCCTCTTCATGAATTAATCTTTGACGACTTTCTTCTTGCTCTTTATTAAATTCGTCAAAAGTTTTGCCTATACAAAGCATATAAGCATCATCTAAAGACATATCAGATGTTAGTTTATTCCCATTGAATTCACCACAATATTTATTGCCATCCTTTGCTCTTTCGTGTAATTCCTTTACAGCTCGTTCAATAGTCCAACCGCAGCAAAAATTAATCTCTCTATATTCCATATTGCTTACCTCCTGCTAATTTATTCTCCAAAAGAAATCTATGTTTACTTTGATTCCTTATTAAGCCAATCACAGTATTTCTGACAAGCCTCTTTGTTTCTGAATGCAATTTTTTCTCCATATCTTTTACCATTGTGACATAAAATTACATCATCGTTAAAATCATCAAAAATACTTTCTATCCTAAATTCGCTGTAATAATCATACGCTTCTGCATAATCCTTGTTTGGTTTATGATTTTTAGTAAAATAGACTTTCTTTTCATCCCTATATCTTGGCTTATACGCCTTATGGAACTTAATCTCTTTATTCAATGAAATAACTGGCTCATAAATATACGTTGGGCGAGAACATTTACATTCCTTGGTCACAGTTTCACCATTTGGATATACTGCAACAAGTTTTCTTTCTTCGTTACATAAATTACATTTTGGTTTCTCATGAGGAACTCTTTCTGCATACCAAACTTCTGAGTCTTCCAAAAGTTTTTCAAAAACTTCTTCCATTGTTTTATTGTAAAAATCTTTCTCTACTTCTCGTTTATAATTGTCGATCTTATACTGCAAATCTCTTTCTCTACAAGAAAGATCTAAATTTTTGTCATCGTACTCTTTAACTTTTTGTCTTAATTCTGCATTTTCTTTTGTTAGTCTGCTAATTTCAGAGTTTACATCTTCACGTAAAATCTCTCTGAACTTTTCTTTTATTTCATCAAAAAATATTTCGCCTTCACTTGGCTCATAAAAATCATCGTATTCTGGATACATATTCTCTCCTTTCACCAAAAGAAATTCCGCTTTCTTTCGGTATTGATTTTTATACAATATATAGTATTCATTGCAACCTTTTAATACTATATATTGTGTATACTGTTTTGTTTTTAACTATCTATTGTATTATTCTCCATTTTATTTTCTAACCACATATAAATAACTAAATCCACCTGCATTACCTACAGGCTGTGCTAGTAAACACATTGCTATATGGTCTGAATCATACACTCTGTTACCTTGACGAAACTGCTTTCCATAATTTATTTCACCAATACCACCAACCAACTGTGGTTTATCACCACAAGCAGAACTTAATCCGCTTGTGGATTTGTAAAATTTCCAGAGTTAATTCCTTCATATAATCTATTCAACGCTATCTCAAATGCGCCAATCCCAGAGAAAAAGCTACTTAATCTCAAATCATCAAAAAGATATGGCATAGCCTTATACAATTCAACCAATATGTAATATAAAACATCTACTACGATGGAATTTCCTGCCTGCTTGTACAACTGACTGTTACTTACCATCTTCTCAGCAGCTTCAAAATTCTCATCTGAAAATCCCATAAGTCTAAAACACTCCTTCGGAGTTAATTTTCTAATCCTAATGTCATTCGTGACAGGTAAAATTGCAGTTTTAAATCCTTCTGGTCTTGTTGTCAAAGTTGGAGAATACCCACTTCTATTCACTCTTTTATTAAATGCATCAATTGTATCTCCATAATTTGCATTTGAGTTTTCAAATGTTTCCAGTGCTTGTCTAAAAAATCTTTCTTTTGGCTTATTGTTGTCTTCTTGATTTACATCATGAATTGCAATCTTATTACCTTCGCCTTTATTAGTTGTAATGGTTGGCGCTAATCCATTCTCATCAAATACATTACCATTCATACCTTTTCCAGAAGGATTGATATTTCCTAGCTGAACAATCTTTGGTTCATGACTACCACCACCGCACGTATTTAACGTTGGACTACAACCATCTGTACTGTAGATTCTTCCTACTTGTGGGTTCTTCCAATTTCCTTCACATTTGGAAATATTGCCGACCTGTTTCACTACATTGTCATTTACAAGTCTTGGATCTTTATAATCTCTTGCTGTTAAAGTAGGACAAAAATCATTGTATTCTCTTGATTTTCCCTCTCTTTTTACCTGGCAAGCATCATATAATAAAGCATCCTTATTATTCAGATTTGTTAAAAATCTCTGCACTTTATCATTTGAGATATAGAACTTCTCATCAACATTCTCTTCAAGAATATCTTTTAATCTCATTCCGTTATCAAATGGTTCAGGATATGTAAACTTTCCATTATCCAATTCTTTCTTAATAAAAATCAGATACACACGTTCTCTATTCTGAGGAATACCATAATCTTTTGCATTGAGAACTTTCCAATACACATTGTATCCATACTCGTCCAATTCATCTGTGAACATCTTGAATGTATCTTTAAACTGCTTTCCCACAATATTCTTTACATTCTCGTACATACCGAAATTCGGTTTATTTGCTCTGATAACTCTCAGATACTCTACCAAAAGAGATGAACGAGTCTTCTCAATATTATTACTTCCGCAGCATGGACACTTATCTCTTTCTGACCAATGAACTGTCAGTGGGTTATATTCATGTCCACAATCTTTACAAGTCCATACAGAACCTTTCTGCTTACCAGCGACCGAAAAATCCTGACAGGGCGATCCTCCACAAATCATGTTAAATGGTTCAAGTTTTGTTTCATCAACCTTAGTAATATCGCCAAGATTTTTACTTCCATCCTCATTGTGAATAGCACAATAAGAACTTGTTGCATATTTATCAAACTCACAGAAGTTCACTAACTTCCAGTTCTTCTCACAATAATTATTTTTTTCTTTATTCTCTGTCAAAATCCTTTAATCTACAGAGATTGCGCAATCATTTATCCTAGAATTTACTGTTAAATCCTTTCTTCTTAATTATTTTGTTGTAAAAAATCACTCGAAAATAGGCACGTCTGCCTAATCGAATGAAAAAAATATTTCTTGTTACTTTTATTTGGGAAATTTGGCTGAATCGCCAAGATAGAAATTTCTATATATGATTATTCTTCGCCTTGAAATGATTTAATTCGATTTTCTAAATAATCAATCTCATCATTCCAATGGTCTATTAGCATGTCTTCGATTTGATGTTTTGCATCTTCTATACTGTCTGCAAACAATGTATCATATTCAACATTTAGTTCTTTTGATACATATATAAATATGTTTTCGTCTGTCTCATCTTGTACAAAACCAGCTACTACATTTTCATCATCTTCTTCATAAAATTGACTAAAATGTAATTTATAACATTCCTTACCAAAATCATTCTTTTCACCTGTTTCCCAATATTTCTTCACTTTATCACCTCGCTAACTTTGAACCATAATATGTGATGTGTGCCTTCACTTTGAAATACTCACCACAATTATGACATTTGACTTTTACTTCTTTGCACCAACCTTGTGTTACCAAATTCATCAAATCATATTCCATAACTCCATCTTGATATTCTTTCTTGCAATATGGACATTTTGGATATGTAAATTTGCTTTTATTCACCATATCACCTCTCTTTACAATATCCTAATAATCTGTTCATACAAGCAAACATCTCTGTCGTTGATTGCCTTATTCAAATGCATATGACCAAACAAATGCTTTTTATATTCAGTTGCAGCTTTTACTTCTTCCAAATAATTAGTCAACACATCTGGTTTATACAACCCTTTACCACCCATAAGATATAACTCTGACGTAGAAGGACTATGCGTAATAATATAATCGACTACATTGTTGTTCTCTTTTAAAACCTCTAACCCATGCTGCATTTCTTCAACTGTTGGTAATTCTTCTTCCCACCAAGACAAATCTTTGATACGATACATATATTTGCCTTGCTTATCAAGTTTCTTAGCTTCTTCTCTCCAATTTTCATCATTGTAATCAAGAATACCATCCTGAATATCATGACTTGAAGCCCCGCCAAAAGCAAAGAATTTCTTATCTTCAATGGTAAATACTTCACCACGCATTAAATGTAATACATTGGATCTGACTTCATGAACTTTGCCGCCACGCCATTCTTTTATAGGATAAGTTGCAAGTCTTTTATGATTTTCGTGATTTCCGTCAACAAATACAGTTGTAAATGGTTTCTGATTTAACCAATCTAACCAATATTTTTCATTTTTTGTTTCATCTCTTTGCCATACAAGACCAAAATCGCCAAGAATAATTACAGTGTTCTTATCTTTATTACCAGAAAAATCTTTCTGTTCATAGAAACTATCTTTACTTAATCGTGTAGGATTTCCATGTATATCACCTGTTACATATACTGCCATATTTTACCTCACTCTATTGGAATCATCTTTACCACATTATCACCCATATGTTCAATCGCATGATAATCTGCAATAGGCTTTAAAAAATCACATCTATTAGGTTCACATCCTCTTCCTTGGTATAAATTACATGCATAATTACCATGCAACTGATTTGTACATTCAGAAAAGATACATTCTTTTGGCTCGTTAGGCATTTTATCTACAATAATTTTCACTCTTTCACCTCGTTATTCAAAGATTTCCTCAATAACTTTCAACTTAATACTCTGACTAAATTCTGAACCAGCAGCTTTTGGATGACCACCGCCACCAAATAAACTTGCTACGTCCTTACCAAGATCAATATCTTCTTTAACTGTTCTATAAGATACAGTACAACCATCAATATCAATCATTGCCACAAAATCAATTTCAGGATGCATTTTACAAAGTTTATTACCTAATTCACTAACAAACCTATCTGCAAATACAAAACCACAAACCTTACCGCACATAGGACTGATAAACATAGTTTCATTCTTCTCATCGATATATCTATCAATTTCATCCTGCTTAATCTTCAGAACAACCTCATCTTTAGCATATAATCTTGGAAATACTTCATCATGAATTTCTGAAATGCACCAGTGAATGAAATCGTCTCGACCATACAGATAAAGTAAGTCATTTACCTGCTTACAAATAACACCATCTTCACCGAGTTCTGACCATCTCCAAGTATCATAATCTCTCACTAATTCAGCAAATCTCTCTAATGCTTTATTATTCTCTAACTCTTCACTCAGGCAACCATTCATACCTAACCAATGATAAAACAACATAGTTCCCGATGTTTTAATTCCTTTGGAATCTTCAATAACTACATCACACCAATCATACTTATTTAATCCAAGAGCTGTTGGGTGATGATCTAATAACTGAACATTGCCTCTTTTATTCAGCAACTCAGCAGTTTCTTCATTGACACGAATATCGGTAATATAAATTAGGATTGTGTCGTCCTGTTCTGTTTCCAAATATTCCTTTACAGTTGAATCAATATTGTCGTAATCACAATATGAAATTTCTACATTATCTTTACCAAATGCAAGTTGTGCTAAAATACTACAACCGATTCCGTCTAAATCCGTATGACTGAATAATTTAACCATGTAATCTCCTCTCTGCTATTTCTAATAATTTTTCTTTCTCATTTTTATATTCTCCACTAATGACTAAATCCAACAGATTATTTAATACCTCACCAATTTCTTTTCCTGGTTTATATCCAATAGTAATTAAATCCTTACCATTGACTGCTAAATCCTTTAGAGAAAAACATTCATCGTCTTGTAAGACTTCTTCTAAAATGTATTCAATGTTATCAATCTTTTGCAATCTAGTTTCCTGATTCATGTCTGCTTGTGCTTTAATATCAGCTCTGCGAACACTTAGTAATCTTCTGAACTGTTCCTCTCCGATTTTATTAAGCCATCTCTTGATATATTTCTTTCCCACCTCAAAAGTAGCATCATGATAATAGACTAATTCAACGACCTTTTCTCTTGTATCATTGTCAAATCTTAATCGCTTCATTATTTCATTGGTCATATCAGCACTGACTCTTCCATGACCTTTGAAATGTCTAATACCATCTTCTCCATCCTGATAACAATGTGGTTTTCCTATGTCATGAAAGAACACCGCTAATGATGTAATTAAATCTATTGGATTTAAGTCTTCTTCACAATCACATTCATAAGCTTGTACTGCATGTACTGTATGATTCCATACATCATAAATGTGATATGGATTATTCTGTTGAAAGCCAAACATATCTTTAATTTCAGGAATGAATAACGAAAATACTTCACGGAATAATCCTATCTGTATATAAAACTCTCTCGATAATGCAATCTTACAGAACTCACTGTTGATTCTCTCAATAGATATATTCTCTAAATTCTTATACATTTTATGAATATTCAAACTTACGTCAGAATCAACCACAAATCCCAGTTGTGAAGCAAACCGAATAGCACGTAAAATCCTTAAAGCATCTTCTGAAAATCTATCCTCTGCTCTACCAACACATCTGATTTTATAATGCTCAATATCTTCCATGCCATTAAACGGATCTACAAGTCCAACTTCATCATTGTATGCCATTGCATTGATTGTAAAATCTCTACGCTTTAAATCTTCTTTAAGACTTCGTGTAAATGTTACGCTATCAGGTCTACGACTATCTGAGTAATTACCGTCAATTCTGTAAGTGGTACATTCATATCCCTCACCGTCAATTACAATGGTAATAGTTCCATGTTGCAAACCTGTTTCAATAATTCTCTTTCTCTTGAACACTTCCATCATTTCATCTGGTGTAGCAGAAGTTGTAATGTCATAATCGTGAATTGGTCTGCCAAGAATACTATCTCTCACACAACCTCCGACTAAGAAAGCCTCATATCCATTATTTTGTAGACTATGGATGATTTCATTTGCACCAGATGGAATTTCAATCTTCAAATTAGATTTCACCTTTTACCACCCTTTCATTTACACTAGCAACAAATTCATTGATAGCCTTATAATTAGGATTATCAGGAAGACTTGTGTTTTTCTTCGCATAATCTAATCTCTTTTCATAATCATTTACCATTTCAAAGAATTCTGGGATTGGCTGATCGTTGCTATCCAAATACTTACCATTACGAATGTCCATAAGCAAATCATGCTCATTTTCTCTATATGTGATTATTCTCTCTTTTTCAAGAATATCTAAGCACATCATATAAAGTCGAATGAGATGCATTGAATGTTTTGCAATCTTACCATGCTCAATTGCTTTCTCATTTCTTTTACCAATCTTGCCATACTGACGAACTGTGTTCTGAAGTTCATTCCACATAGAGCAATAATCTCTCAATGGATAATGAGTAAGGTTTACGTCCATAAAAATTTCTGTGTCATAACCTTCCTGCACAGCTTTATCAATATATAACTTTATTGAATCATCTGAATATGGTGTATATTTCTTTGTGAAATCTGTCTGCATAAATTCAAGTGTCTTCAAAATATGTTTCTCCAATTCTGACTGAGGCATCTGATGCGCTGCTTTCTGGTTCAATCTATAGAGCTGCTGATTCGCATATCCTCCAAATGAATGACAAGCTCTTTTTGATAAGAATAAATGTGCATTGTCAATAAGTTCTTGACCAATAGGAGATACATAGAAATAATGTTCTGGCTTATTTCCAAGCATCTCAATTGTGTTAGGGTTTGTATTGCTTAATAAAGCAACTAACTTATTAAATGCATAAATAGCTGTATCTGTTTCATTATTTACAAACTGCTCAAAATTCTCGTTTGTAAGAATCTGCATCTTGCTATTTAAAGCACAACCACGAATGTCTAAGTCGCTACCCTCATTATTAGTTCCATATGCATGACTTCCACCAAGAGTTAAGATAATGATATTGTTACCCAAATTCTTATCTGTTCTCAGGAAGTCATACTCTTTTGATTTTAATTTGTCCTTAATCTGTTCAATTGTCATTGTCTTAACCTCCAAAATTCCGCAAGAAATGTGCGTTTCTTTCTAATGTAAAATATATACCATATATAGTATATATTGCTTATTTTTAATACTATATATGGTATATTTGTAACAGTTACTCACTTAATTCTGCAAGTGTCTTATCCAGTTCCTCGTCAGACATGTTTTCAAGTGCTGCATCCTGTCTCTTAGCCTTGATTTCAAGCAATCTTTGTCTCATCTCAGCATTTTTCTTAGCGTCTTCTCTCTTCTTCTTCTCATCCAGTTTCACACTAACAATATACTTAACAATTTCAATCTTATTAGAAATCTCCTCATCTTCCTTTGACTTGGTATTCAGAAGACTTTCTTCCTCAGACTTCTTTGCTTCCGCATTGAGTGTCTTAAATACTGAGTCCAAATTTGTGAGAGACAAAGCCCACAAATCAATTACGTTAATCATTCCTCTGAATGGGAACTGATAGTTTGATCTTGTTGCATTGATAAATAATTCGTTGTTTGTCATAATAATAATCTCCTTTTCTAATTAAAACTTAATCTTCATTACACGCTCTGTTGCACCCTTAACCTTAACAACTAAATCTGCTCTCTTTGTCATAGAGAATCCAATCCCTGAAAGCTGATCATCAGTATCTTCTACATGACACTTAGCACCTAAAGCCTCAAATACTCTCTTGTGCTTCATTAAATCATTGTCAAGGAACTCAAGATAGAATCCATTAGGCTCTTCGCTATTTACACAATCCTTCAGGAAGAAGAATAAATGTCTATGACCAATTCCATCCTGCTCGTCAAAATAGTTTGGACTGTAACTAATTACTGATACAGGAACAAACTGATTTGTATTTACACCCCAAATCTCACGACTTGAAATAGATGAACTTCCAGACAGCTTTTCCTTAATTGAAAAGTTGCCATTCTCATCAAGTGTAACTTCTGCCACCTGAACATTACCAGAAACAGGACTATTGTATTCAAACGCAAAAATCTCACCATTGAATTCAATTTCTGCCTTAAATCCTTTGCTTCCTCTTGCTGCATACTGATTTACAAAAAACTTGTACACCCCAGGCTTCATCTTGGACATATCTGCCCAGGTAATATTTTCTACTGCTGGCTGTCCGAGTCTCTGTTTCATCGGTTGAGTAATATCAACATCAAGCTGACCGCCCATACGAGATACTGCGGGCTTTCTACAATGACCAAAATAAATCTCGTTTCCATCAGATTCTTTGCAATGTGCATCAAGGTCACTGTTGTCATTTTGTCCCTCATTCCACATGATTGAAAATCTGAGTACACCGTCAACATTACCGCCAGCAGCTTTTACATTCTGCTTCATATCAGAGTCAGTAATGTTTCCTGAATAAGCCCAAGACAATCCATTGTTCCACTTAAACATTGACTTCGCATCCGGATTCACAGGAGCAATCAAGGATACAAAATTCTTCTCGTGTTTATTCTCTACGAAAGCTTCGATTTCTTTTGCGGTCGGAAGCACCTTGTCGATGAAATCCTGTGCTGAAATCTCTTCAACCTTAGAAAACTTCTTAGGACTTACAGCAACATCCTTTTCCATCTGACCAAAAATATCATCTGCACCAACCATTCTTCTTGCAGCACTCTTATTTGAGAACAATACATTATTTACAGTAATATCATTCAGATTAGCAAATCTTCTCTGTAATGAATCCATATATCCAAGCTCTGTAATGGTCTTCTTTGCATCCTCAAGCATCTTCTTTGTAAAAATAGCCTTTGGTCTTTTATAATTGCTTGGAGCGACAATCTGCTCATACTTCTTAACTGCTGTGTCAAGATCCATATCCTCACTTACATTAATAAGAAGTGTTCCGATAGAATGATTTCTAATTCTTCCGATAGCAATACCTGCTGTTACCGACTTCTCCCAAGCATATAGATCCTTTTCAGTATCAGAAGTCAGCTTATCATATTCCTTCTTATACTTCTTGAACTCTGTGAGTACGCCTTTCCATTCTTCACCCTTGTAAAGTGTATTTGAATTGATAAGTTCAAGAATTGTGTCAAGTGCATCCATAGTAATCTCATCGAGAGAACGCTTGAATACGTTTCTTGTATCTCTGAACTGTCCTTTAACTTCCTCATTAGAACGACTACTTCTATTTACAAACTTACTTGGAAGCTCTAAGAAGAAATGATCCCACTGGTGAGACTTTCCATTGATTTCCTCAAAGTTAAAATCTGTACCAATCTTAGGGAACTTAGTTGTATAGATATCTGTAACTGTATAAGCTTTTACAAAAGCATCAAGTGCATCACATACTGGCTGATATGTTGTATCACCAAGACTCAGTTCCCAAATTGTATGAATCTGATTATCCTTGATAGTGACAGCAGAACCAATATTCTTAATAAACTGTCTACAACAACTACAATCATGTTCTCTACGCTCTCTGAAAATCTCATTTGTACCAGCAGGGAAGCTATCAAGATATGTATTCCATAATTCATCCTTATCTACATTTACCTCAAATAAATGTGTTGCCTCTTTCTGCATTTCATCGAAGTGCTTCTGTAAAGCCTTCTTAAACATCATAAATCCATCCATGTTTTGTACCTCTTCTTTCTTATATTTATTTTTGTTAATTGTTTCTACTGTTATATTCTCCGTTTATAATCCAAAGGAAAACGAAGCTTTACTGTGTTTTTGTTTTTTCGTCTATAAAATATGTATTTCCATATGCATTGACTTTCTCTGTCAAATTCATTCTTGCATAATCAAGAACATCTGATGCGAAATTTGCCATACACGGATAACATAGAAAATGCTTAGTTTTTCCTACATTCATTTCTACTAATCCCACTTCTATTCTTCCGCAAAGCTCACATGACCTATTTCTAATCCATTGACTCATATAACTCCTCTCCTGACTATCTTTTATATTCTATCCAGTTATCTGAACCCTTGAATTTCACTTTTATTTTCGTAGGGCACCCATCTGGAATAGATCTTAATGATTTATAGTCGCCTATAATTGTTGCTGTTTCCAAAACTTTGTGATTCTTTTCACATTCCATTGCTTTTTCTTTATCTGCATAATCGGTATTACAGAACTGACAAGTATATAATGTCTTTGTAACCATATAAATCTCCTTTCCAATTTACCAAATTCCATTTACCGTCTTATCAATAGCTTCTCTCATTACACCACCAGTCATTTTATTCATTGTATCTGCAACAAGACCTTTAAATTCTGTTCTTATTCGCCTGTTACGATGAGTACATGGCGTTGAACAATAATTATTTCTTCTACATTTTTCACAGTTGCCACTTAATTTCCACTGTTCATTTTCCTGAATCTGTTCCATAACTTAATCTCCTCTTCTATCCAAAATCTTCTGAATGGTTTTCTTATCTTTTTCAGATAAACTATCCCAATCCAACTTAAAACTTTCACAATTCTTATGGCAATTCCAACCATCACCACAATCATAAGAATAACGGTACGCACAATAATCACACGCCATTTATATTCACCTCGCTTCCATATGAAATCGAACATTCTTGTCCTAGTAGATATGTTTATCAGTATCTATTTTTAAATCATCTACTTCCAAATCTTCTACTAATGTTCTTCGTTTTACTATTCTTTTTCCTCCACAATATTTACATTTTTCTTCCCAATACTCATTTTCATCCCAAGTTATTCGTTTTGAATACTCAATTTTTCCATTACCACCACATACAGGACAAATAATATTTTCAAATTTTTCTGATACTTCCATTGATTTCACCTCACAATCCAAAAAAGCATACCCTCCTATAATCTCCTGATTGTCTCACAAGTAACTAATATTTCAAGCTCATCATCACAGTAAATACATCCATCAATTGCTCCATATTTATTAAGAATATCCCAATCGAAGTATCCATTGTAATCACACATTGCAACAGAATAGTTCTTATTCGACTTAAATTCTTTTATGTGTTCTCCGTTTGGCTTATATGTATCAACACCATTATTTTCTACAATAGAAGCAACCCATCCATTCGGGAATACAATACTTCTATCACTTGTATGACGATGCTCTCCATAATCATTTACCACTTCTTTTAATCCGTATTTTTCTGAATATTCTTTCAACATTTCCATCTGTAAACCTCCTAATTTCCAAATAAAGAGAATTTTTCTACTCAACATACTGCACAATTATTGGTTCATCAGCATATTCATCAATCACATGCATCACTGCCCGTCTAGTTATAAATTGTTCGCAACATCCATTAATCTTGTCATTTTATCATCCTCTCTTTCCGATATTTTTTCTACAGAAGATATATTATATCGTCTCTTTGTTCCATTCTGTAAACGTACTACTACATATGGATATACACTGATATAGAAAATTTTTGTTATAACACCAGTTCTCCCCTTGGTATTACAAGTACTAATAATTCGTACTTTATCTCCAATATGAGCACTATTAACATTTAACATCTTGTTCACCTCTTCACCTTCTAAATAAATGCGAGAGGCAGGAATCGAACCTGCGGCGTTGACGTGTATAAGACGTATCCGATCACCACTTCGGTACTCTCGCATAACAGGGCTACCGGGATTCGAACCCGGAAATAACAGAGTCAAAGTCTGATGCCTTACCGTTTGGCGATAGCCCTTTATACAAAATAAAAACAGTTATTATAGTCTTTATTTTGTTTTGTCTACTTATATATTCTCCGTTTCTTACGATAGATTTGTTATAGAAAGCTATTCTATATTAATTCTTAATCTCTCAGCAATTTCCATTACATTTCTAATATCTACAAATCTGCATCCAAAATGTCCAGTCGTTTCATTTTTACAATTAGCCACAAAATCATCAATTGCTGTATTGTAAGCCTTATTGCAACTATCTTCTGCAAAATCTGCATCAATCATTGTATTTCCACACACTTCTTCACTATTAAGAAAAACATCCTTTTTAATTTCATCGATCATTTTTTACTCCACCACCTTTTCTGTCACAATAAATCTCCGTTCTTATATGTTTTTATTGCATAACTCATTATTTTGTTGTAAAATAAATTTGTAACTAACAATATATGTAGTACAATGAATAATATCCTCTAAGACAGTCTATGTATTTTTAATAGACTGTCTTATTGTTTTTAATTTCTATTTGCTACATATGAATCGAAATCTTTCTTCATGTATGTAAAATTGACTTTCTGATTGGAACTAAATGTAATATTGCTCATCTCATACTTTTTAATCCATTCCTCAAAATTAATATCCTGTTCTTTCATACATGCATACGCCATAATTGCAACTAATGCTTTCTTGCAGGAAATATAAACGGGAGAATCAATTCTTACACAGTCATCAACCATATCTTCATAAAATTCTATATCCTCATCTGTTGCATTAGGATTTGCATTTTTCTGTACAAAAGAAAGAGCCGTTTCATTTGCATTTTCTTTATCGTTTTTTGTCTCAATATGGAAATAATTCATCATCAAAGTTGTATATGTATCAATTTTTACTTGAATAATTCTTTTATCAGATGTACCAGATTCCTTATCAAGCATATCATAGCTCCATTCACCAACAACCGTGTCATGTAAGACATTTACAAGTTCATTTACAAACTCTGCAAACTTATTATCTTCAAGACCAATCTTTGTAAAATTATGGAACGTAGCAATCCAACAAAGAATATCCTTGAATACGAATACATTCTGGAATTTGCTGCCACAAACTTTTGCAATACGATTTCCGTACTCGTTTACTTTTTCAAATTCATCGAATGAAGAGTTTTCTTCAAGATATTCATTTCTATCATTGGGTGACTTCTTCCAATCATTCATATGAAATGTAGCCATTACAGAATTTGCAACTGTTTGTTCGTATGTACCGTTCTTACGCATTGATTTAGAAGGTGCAACACAGTTTTTGTAAAATTCATTATTAGCCATATTCTTAATTTTTCTTGCATATGTAGGTATCCACGTAAGGGCTTTCTGATTAGCCCCCATGCTCTTGTTCCGATTATATCTACGGACTAATTTACTTATTTCCTGCATAGTACAATTTTGATGAACAACAATTCTAATCTGATAATCATCGAATTTCTTTTTTAATTCTTCTGGCAATTGATCGAAGGTTTTATTTCTAATATCAAACTCGCAATTGTCCCAAAGAATATTTCCATCTTCATCTTTGACAAGATGCCCATCTTTATCTCTTCTTTTTGCCTGATACTGAATGACACTATTTTCAAAATTTTTAGTAGTCTTCCAATTCATATGACGAAACTTATTTAATGCTGTCGTGCGCTGAATTCCATCAACAATATACTGCTGTGTAAGACCGCCACCAAGTTCTTCTTCCCCAACAATAATAGGAGGAATATAATCCTCAGTAAGAACCGTTAAAATCAGCTCATTGATTGCTGCGTTATCCCAACAGAACATTCTCTGTACATCCTGATTCTCTGAAATATCTTCACTATTTACACTTTTAAGATATGAAATTAATGAAATTGCCTGTTCCCTTACTTTTTTTGCCATGATTTTATCCTCCTATTATTGAACTACATCAGTACTCTGACATTTTCGTATGCCTGTATAGCTGCTAAATTTTGTGAATACTCTTTTGCTGTCATATGTAAATATTCTCTTATATCCTTTGCTTTATATCCCGAACTAAGCAGAGAAACAATTTGTTTTTGTGTTGCAGAAAGTTTATCAAGATATTTTTCTATCTTTGTACCGGCAAAGTTTTCTCCACATGCTTCTTCGAATACATCAAAATTAGATGGAATAAGTTCGCTTAATTCTAATCCGTCATCACCAACTAAACTATTGATGCTTTGAATTTGTTTAGCCGGGATTCTCTTTTTTCTGTTTCTGTCTCTAACCTCCGTATTAAATTTGCGTTTAATATTGCTCGTCAGAAATGTTTGAAAACTGCATTCCTTATCATCATTAAACTTAAATACACTATCACTTAACACTTCCAAAGCGATGCTATAAAAATCGTCATAATCTTTATCAGAAATACCTCCGATTTTTATGAGAACTGGATAACATACCTGTCGCAATTTAGAAAGTTCATTGTCACAGTATTCATGTAACACTTGATTGATTTGCCACGAATTCATCTCTTATCACCTTTCTGCTTTTCAAGCTCAATAGTAAGATATTCTCCAAAACTGATTGAACCTTTCTTCAAAATCGACTTACACTTAGGACATTGAACAAATCTTTCTCTTCTATTTTTAGAAAAAGACGTACCTTTAACCATAAGCACGTTACAATGACTACAAAACATCATTCAACCCACCTCCACATATTAAATTTAATTGTTGTTGGAAATATAATAGATAAGACCAGAATTGGAATTTATTGACATTATTGAATAAAATATGTAAAATATTCTTTGGTAGTGGCTTATGCTATTACTTTTTCTTGACACGAGCTGCAATTTATTAAATAGGTGCGCCAACACCGTTTCACTTTAATAGGTTGTAGCTCTTTTTATAAATAAATAATAGAACGCATGTTCGATTTTGTCAATATAATTTTCGAACGAATATGTAAAAGTCCATTTTATAGGACTCATATTACTGGTGGAATTAGTATTGTACTCATTTTTCCACGAGGTTCAAAAGCAATTACATCTACCTGCCGTTCTGAAAACACTCTAAGCTGATTGACAAAATCATCACATATTTTTGCAATTGTTTTAGCATCGTTAATAATACCCTCACATTCACAAAACTTTTTCTTTGTAAAACCATCATTGTAGTTTCCTTTTTCCAAATCCGTAACAGCCACCAACACAATAGCGTCAGGTTTTGCTATCTTCTGAGCCTTTTCTACGGTTGTTATTACATATTCCATAATTATGCCTCCTTCAGATCAGCTAAGTTTGCAAGATACACCCTTTTTACTTCCCCTCTATCACAAAGTTCTGAAATTGTTCCAAGCTTCTTTATAATTCTGAGTTCTGAAATTTGCCTTACACATTCACCCAATAACATAGAATCGTCCTTTAATCCCTTGGAAACATCCTTAGTAAAAAGAGAATGCGTAGGTTGATTAATATGTTTAATAACCGTGGTGAATGGAAGGACTATAGTTGTTGGGCTATGTAAATTGCCCATAGTGTTCTGTATAATAACAGCAGGTCTTTTCCCAGCTTGCTCACCACCAATATTTACATTCCCAAAATCAACTAAAACAACATCAAAAGCTTTGTAATTATTTTTCATTAGTATTGCACCCTCCTTTCCTTTGATGTTTCCAATTATATACTTATTCATACAATATGTCAACATATATTATTGATTTGTATATTATTTTTTGGTAGTATATATGCAAATAAAGTATTTAGAGGTGCATTATGATTAAACTAAATGTGAATAATTTACTTAGGCAAACTGGGAATTCTGTTTATTGGCTTGCAAAGGAAACTGGTATCTCGCAAAACAATATGAGCAAAATTTGTAATGGTGAAACAGTTAATATAAGATTAGAAACAATGGACAAATTATGCAATGTTTTGGATTGTAACCCAGGAGATTTGTTTACCTATACAAAAGACAGTATAAAATAGTATTGCTATCTCACAAAATTAACCTATTTATTTATTCTCCATTTTGGGGTAATATTTACCTCTTGTTCTTACTGCTCTATCATATACTTCATCGTATGTATCACACCATCTGATTTCAATATTTTTTGTAATGCATTTACATGACATACAGTATAAATCCTTTGTGTGCCATTTTTCTCTTTGATGTCCACCTCTCTGTATCCCTTGACCTAAATAATTTTCTCCCATATGCTTGCAACATATAAACCTAGAAGCTTTCTTTGGATTTCCATTTTTACATTTCATATTTATCACCTCATTTTTTACAATAAAAAAGAAGCAGTTAATTTCTGCTTCCAATACTTATTTCTGTATTTGATTTACTTTCAATAAGAAAGCAATTTTTCTTTGGATTATCAAATGTATTCGTAATTAATTTCTCTATCATCTATAACTACTATTCCATTATCATCCTTGTTATTGAATATAAAAGTAGATTCCTTTATATCAGTTAAATCCAATGCTAAAGAATTAACTCCAATAAATTTTCCAGAAACTATAACTGTTTCAAAATATCCTTCCTCTTTTCCTGTGTCAAATGGAATAGCTATACCTAACTTGTCTGAAATGTCTGCCACTTTTCTATATCCAATTTTGTTTTTAAGTTCGGCAAAAGTGATAACTGCCATATCACCAACTTCTGTATATCCTAAAATTTCATCTTCATCATTTGTAATTGGATAAGGCTTATTCATTCGAATAATTTTACCTTCAAATTTTGAATAATTCGTCATATTAATATCTCCCTTCCTGATGAAATCGTCATTTAGTCAACCAATGATAAAATATCATTTCTATCGAAACCAATTAATCCATCGGATTCTATAATATCAACCAATATATTAACAATTTCTTTTTGTGCTTCAGAGTCCCATTTAGAAAGTTCTGTCTTTATTCGTTCTTTACCATTCATTTTTGCAATATAATAATCTTCCAATGTTGCAAAAAAGAATTCATATTGATTACCAAACGGAGGCATTTTATTATTCTTCATATCATTTAAAAATTTTAATGTTTTTTTATTTTCCATTTATATCACATCTCCTAATCTTCCGAGTAAATCATTCTTTACTTCGATTATTGCATTCAATCTTGATTCAGTTGCCGTAACCTTGCAAGCTTCTCCACTATAAGTTATTTGCTTTTCTAGGTCAGATTCAAGTCTGTCAATTTCCATATCAAGCTCACCAATATATTCTCTTATCTTTTCTCTCATATCTGGTTGATTAAATCTGCGCCACCTCATACCATTCTGCAATGAGCAAAAATCCATACCATCGTTCGCACTTATAATTGTTCGAATTCCATGTTTTGTTTGTTTGAAATACCCAACAAAAAGAGATCTGCTTGGCCGTTGCTTATCTTGCCAACTTATTAAAACTTCTTCACCTAATTTTGGCAATTTAACAGATTCATCTTGCCAATTATAATCTTTTTCATTGTCATAACCAATTATTTCATTCCATCCTCGCATATTATTCTCCATTTCTATTTTGAAAGTTAAATTTCATCTTTTCTCTCTTTTGCGTTTACAGTATCAAACAATTCACTAATTTTTTTTATTACTTCCATTCTAATTGTTTTTATATCAGCATATTTTTCAATATACCAACCATCTTTTTTTACTTTATCAATTGCGTTCAAAGTTGCAACAATAATTCCATCTGGGTTCATAGGATCATCTAAATAGTCTTCATAATTATTTATTAAATCATTTTCTTTTATATTATAAATGTATTTTCCTAATATAGATAACTGATACAATTTATATTGTGAATTATAATTAATGTTAATTCCATACGTATTCTTTCTCATAAAATCAAAACTCCTTATATTTTAATTTGATCTGGAACTTAGATTTCCTCTTGACATGGGGTTGGAAATTCAGCCCAAAATAATACTTTCCAAACTGCTATTCTTCCATTCCAGCACCATGTAGGAACTTTCTTTTTTCCCTTCTCTTCATAAGTCATAACAAGAGTTAATCTTCCGTTCACATTACCTCTTCCATTATATTCAACTGTAACAAAATATTCTTTTCCACTCTTACATTCTTCCGGTGGAATTTCTGCGCTAATCCAATTAATCATCTTTTATTACCTCTATTTTAAAAATTAGACTCATCACTTAATTAATACATTATTGCAATTTCCATTTTATTTTTACATTTAATGTAGATTGTACTTTCACTGGCTTTGATTTTATAATTTTCAAGTTCACTTTCATATACATCTATCTCATTTCCGGTTAACTTTGACTTCAGATGCAGCATATCAGGATTACATTCTTCGACAAAACCATCAATATCTTTCATATCAGAAAACCCATGTGTTGATACTGTACTGTATAATATTCCTACAATATTTCCTTCTTTAAATTTTTCATATGCATCTAATATAAGATTCTTAAATTTTTCGTTTTTCATAATATTGTTTCTCCTTTTATCATAAATATAATACTATTATGACAGAATAAGTGTAATAATATTGACATACAGAACATATGTTTGTATATTATTATTCAGGAGGTATAATCATGACATTATCTAATTCCGTTTTTGATGCGAAACACATACGCTGCGTTCCAGTTATCGCCGTATTTTCTTCTACCGGTGATATCAAGCCATTGTACGTAACGATCAACTGGGTCAAACTCAAAATAGAAACATATACTGTCCTTGATTCTACATTTGGCGACAACTGGGTCAACTTTTTGTGCACCGTTGTTGATCACGGAAAGCAGAAACAATTTAAACTTCAGTACAATCTCCATGAGCATGCATGGTTTGTTGAGACCAAATATTTTTCATGATTTATTTAATTATGATTAATAATATACAACTGCAATATCAACTCCAGCTCCGCAATTTCCGTTTTTAGCTTCTTCATATTTAATAATGTATTGATAGCATTATCTTCATAATTTTGACTATTAATATTATTTTCCATATCAATTTTCAAAAAATCTTGCATTTGTTTTAAATCTCGCTTTTTAGCAGCTAAACGCTGTTCCAATACATCATTCATATTATCAACTCCATCCAAAGTAAACTTATATTTCCTTGGCTTATATCTGATATTTAGATACTAAATCTTCTTTAATATAAACTTTGAAGCAACATATCTTTTTCTCTTTCTGCTTCATCTAAATCAATATTAAAAAATTCTGCAAGTAATTTTTCTTTATTGATATAATCTCCATTTCCCATAATATTAGCATATGGGCTTTCTCTCTTTTGTTTTCTATCAAACACAGTATATTTTCTTAAGAACCAATCAAGAAATTCTCCGCATAATTGTGATTGTTCTTGAATTTCTACCATTTCATCCAACGTTGGAGTTTTCAGCTTTTCCATAAAATATTCTCCTTCCCACATGAAAACTTGGATTCATTGGCTATTATTTGCCTTCTAAGTCCAAAACATTTTTTACAGCATCTTTTATATAATCCATTTCAAATTTGTAATTCACCATTTCTCTTAACGATTCTTCTAATTTATACGAAATGGATTCTTCAACTACATTTCTCACATAGTTTATCATAACCTGATCCCATTGATTGTTGCAGCATTTAGACATATCTATATCGGCGGCTGCATCCATATTATAATCACTCCAATCATATTGTGTATTCATAAATGTTGTAGATAAATCATTGTCTTCACACTTTCCATATAACCATTCTGCAACAGAAATCGAATGTAACTCTTTGCCAATTTTATTAAACACATTATCATCCGTAAATAACCAATATTCTTTATCACTTGACAAATAGCAGGTTTTTTCATTATTTAATCGTTCCGTGATTTCGTCTGTTAGCCATTCAACACTCACAATTTTCATGTAATTTATCTCCAATCTTCAAATGAAACTATTATTTCCTCACATTATATTTTATGACATGAACTAACATAATAAATTTTTTCATCTTCTAAACGTATACATGCCAATTTTGCATTTGATCGAAATTTATTCATAGCACATCCACAATCAATATCATAAAAAATACAATCTTGATCTTTATCATACATACGAAATACGTTCCCGTCATTATATGGAAATTCTTCTTCGGCAATCGTTGGTGTATGTCCTGCGATTATCATTCCATGCTCTATTCCCCCATACATATACGCATCGTCCCTAGCATACAGATAAAAATCTTCAGGACTGTTGTATGTCTCTTCTGTGTCTGCTTTCTCAAGATTTTTTATATATCCAGCATGTACTATGATACATGTTCTGTTGCCTATAGATGTCTTATAGAAATATGGCATTACCGATATTTTGTCTGACCAACTACATAACTCTGAAAATGTAACGTTTGATTTTTTAATCAGATTCCCTATTGTACCATAATAATCAAAAAAGCTATTATCATTCTCATTACATAATAAACTCACGGCATCATATAATGTTTTTGAATCCTCAATATCATCTGGATTTAATTTTACCTTATTACAAATGTTTTTTATAATGTCAACGTTTGCCATAAACTCTTCATCATGGTTTCCTCTGACAAACACTACATTTTGTGGAGCATTCATAATCCATCGCATCATTTCAAGGCTTTGTGTCCCTCGGTCAATATAATCTCCTGCACACACGAGTATATCATTTTTACAGAATTGTATCTTATTTAACATACATTTAAATTCATCAAAACATCCATGAATATCTGACATTACATATACACTCATTTTCAAACCTCCTATTACAAAAATTTATCCATAATCTCACTTGCTCTCTTTGTGTTTTGTTTCTTTTCTCGTACATACAATTCTGTAGTTTTCGGATTTGAATGTCCCATACATTGCTGCACGAAGTAAATATCACCTGTTTTATTATACAGTTGTGTACCATATGTGGCTCTAAGTTTGTGCGCTGTAATTTTTTTATTATCTACAAGACTATTTCCGTCTTCGTCATGCGTATATTTTTTTACAATTTCATTTAATGTATATGCATCCATTCTTCTTTTTCTATTCGAAATAAATAATGCCTTACATTCTTTATTATCTAACATAATTGCATCATTTCTCCAACTTAACCAACACGACATAGTAAAACAAAGCTTGTCCGACATTTCGTATCTTCTGACCTTACCTCCTTTATCAGTGACAATTAATTCTTTTTTCTCCATGTCAACATCATCTACATCAAGCATTCTTAATGCGGTATTTCTTATGCCAGTGGTCAATAATGTATGAATAATTGCTTTATCTCTAGTAATCCACTGTCGATTCTCAATTTTCTTCAATTCCATTTGGCAATCAAGTTCATCTAAATAATCCTTAATTTCCTTTTCGTTCAAATATCCGTTTTCTCTCTTTGTGATTGTTCTTTGCGACTCCTTCGGTTTTGGTCTTTTTATATATAACATATAATTCTGTTCTAACTTCTTTGACACATATAAATATTCATTAAATTTCTTTAGAGCCGAATAAATATTAATTCTATAAGAAGAAGTCATTTCCGTTCCATCTTCTTTATAGCTGATCTTCATCATGTAATTGTTAAAGTCGTCAAATGTCAAATTTTCAGGCTCTTTATTCACATATTCTACAAAAGCACAGACATGACACAAATAATAATACTTCGTCTGTATAGATGAGTCATTCATGAAATTTACAAATCCTCTAAGATAATCTGGCTTGTTTTGTAATACATTTTCTATTCTATCTAAATTTTTCTTTGTAATTTCAGATACTCCACTCATAATATTATTCTCCTTATCACATATTAATAATATCATCAATATCTTCAATTGATTTTTTGAGACAATCTTCAATGTCATACATTAAATCAATAGATTCTTCTGAATTCATTCCCCGTTCAGAAGCCTGTAATCCTTCCGGCATAGACTCGAAAGCATTTTCTTCGTCTATTAAAATATTTTTTAATTCTGCTGTGATATCTCCAATTTCTACTTTTATAGCTTCAAGTCTGCCACTTATTTGATCTAATTTGTTTCTTCTGCTCTTATTCATTATTATCATTACCTCCTTTAAATCATAACCACCGGCTGAGCCGGTGGTTTGTTCTGCCCCTATAAGGGGCTGTTACCGGCACTGGGTCTAAAGACCCGTTGAAAGTTCGCCAGCCGCAACATCATTTCTCTGCAGAGCCCTAAAGGGCTCATCTTATTTGCTTTGTTTTACTGGCTCACCCGTAAACGGGTCAATATACTCTTTTAGTGTCATTTGGTCGTATTCCAAATCCTCTTTCAATTGGTTCTGGATATACTCTTGAATCTTTTTCGCATTTTTTCCTACAGTATCTACATAATAACCTCTACACCAGAAATGCCGATTGCCATACTTGTATTTCAGGTTTGCATGCCTTTCAAATATCATCAATGTACTTTTCCTTTTAGGTAACCTACAAAACTTGCTACACTGATGTTTGGTGGAATCTCTACAAGCATATGCACATGATCTGGACATATCTCTGCTTCCACTATATTGACTCCTTTCCTTTTACATAGCATGCTCAAAATATTTGCTATATCCTGACGTAATGCTCCATATGCAACTTTTCTTCGGAACTTTGGCGCAAATACAATATGGTACTTACAATTCCATTTACTGTGTGATAAACTATTTACATCCACTTTGGATACCTCCTTTGATTAGTGCGGTTGGCGAACCAACACTATTATATCATTGGAGGTTTTTTACTGTAAGCTAAAGCGATTGTTGTCCACCTGCATAGCAGGTGGTTTTTTAAAGATTGCCTTACAATAAAGTAAGGGAATCCGTATACGATTCCCTTATTGATATACTCTATAGATATTCTGCATTGTACAACTGTTCCTCATTCAATTTTGTATACTTTACTTTTTTTGTAATAATCGCAGATTTTGTATCGTCATATAAAACAGGTTCTTTTCCTGGTTTGAAACATTCATATATAAAATAATTTAAACCATAAGGCGAAGATATAATAGTGTCTCCAACAACATTTTCATATGCTTCATACCCATTTGGCAATTCTATCTCGAAAACATCATACGGTTCACCGATGGGAGCATGATCTTGAAAAACATATACATGTTCATATGATAATCTATTACATACGCCATATATTTTTATTTTTTTTACTTCTTCGGCTAAGTCATAATCGCTGCCGCATACGAAGTTTCCGTCCTCATCATATTCGCAATATTCCAATGCATACTCTGTTACATTATATAGTTCATTGTCTTTTTCATAGCTGCATCTAAGGTTTCTTAATTCCTTTTTTGCTTCTTCTTCGTCAGTAATATCCCATCTTTTCACTTCTTCAGGCGTTTCATCATTGCCCCAAATCGTATCTCCTTTTGAAAATTTCTTCCATTCCTCTGATGTTAATCTCTGTTCGTTTTTCCATAAAATAATTGTGTTGTTCATAAAATTATTCCTCCTTTTATATATTCCACATTTTAATTTATTTAGCCTCGTCCCCAAAGGTCATTTCTGACATCCGAATCACTGGGTAAAATCATATGACTACCACGAATAGTATTTAATTTTTGATATTCCTCTTCTGTAATATCAATTCCATAATCCCCTTTAACAGTTGAATTATAATCGTATTTACCTTGGCATTCAGGTCTATAATACCATTTTTTATATATTTGTTTTCCTGTTTTTTGATTTTTACATGTGAATAAACACGTAATTGTCCTGCCAGTTGCAATTTCTGTTGTTACAAACCGCTCAAAATATGGATTGTACTGAATATATGATAATTTACCATTTTTTATACAATGCTGTTTGTCTTTTTCACTCATATCTAATAACTGCTGCGTGCCACGACCATATGAGGTATTATACACCTTACTACTGTTTACACCAACTGTGGAGTAAAGTGAAACACCATCACGATCTTTTGTTTCAATTCTTGTCACCCTTTCTCCATTTATATAGTCGTTACACTGTCTGTCCATATAATGTAAATTTCCATTTTCATCATAATGAGATGTGTGTTTCTTCATATCGTAGTTATCGTAATTCACTTTTGCTCCACCGATACCTAACATACCAAAAAACAATAGTGCTCCTATCATATATATCAACCACCTTTCCTTACTTTCTCCATCTGTTTGTTTCGTTCTGTGCTTGCCTATTTAATCCGTTATACATATCTCTTCTTTTTCTTGATTCTTCCTTTTTACTATACTTATAAGGGAGCCATAAACATAAATACCCCGATATTAAACATGCGATAAATTCTGCCATACTAAATTCCTCCTTATATTTGCCTTATATTGTAATTATATCATTTACCAAGTCCATTATAAAGGACTTTTTGTATGAATTTAGCAATATGGTTCGTATCCGTGTTCCATACTGCCTTTATTCCCTTCAATAGCCCAGCTTTCGCCTTCGCCTATATAATAACTTCCTTTACGGATATAATTTGAGTTTACTCTAACCCAAGGATAAATGTGTAATTCTCTTTGAATTCTATCCAATTCGTCATAGTCATCGCCAACAAATCCGTTATCTTTATTTTCTTCCAAACAATGTTTCCAAATTTCTTCAAATTCCTTTGTCTTTTGGATTTCCGTTCTGATTTCATCAACTGATTACCGGCATAATAATAACCACCTTCAGCCGGTTCGTAGATTGGATATTCTTCATAATGTGAAATATATCTCATACTATTTTATCTCCCTTTCTGTCTATCTTTCTCAATAAAATATTCGCAAAAGTCAACCTTGCGAATATTTCTTGAATTTTGAACTGTGATATTCATTGCCTTGTATAATATACTCCATATTCACTTTCCACTTTCTTTGTAAGCCCGTCCACGTCAAAGAATTGAGCCTCATCTTCTGATACTTCCATAACACAAGTGCAATTTTCAATAAGCTCCTTTTCCCATTGTTCTCTTGGTTCTCCAAACAGGATTTTTAATGCAATCTTATCGTCAATCACAGGTGGAATTTCTGTTTTAATCACATAGCTGCAAGCCTTATTTGCATCATATTTTTCACTTTCTGTATCTTCATCACCAAAGAAACATAATTCATACCAATGTATATTTTTGTTCATGTTTGCCACTCTCCTTTGAAATTACAATTTCTTTTGCTTTATGGTTGCTGATAAATCCAATTTCCATGTCTTACTTTATCACTATCTTTATCCCAAAAGCCTAATTTAACCATGCCTTTAACACTTCCTGTTCTATGAATACATGGGCATTTATCTGTAAATCTTTTACCAGTTGCGTTTTCATACTTTCGTGGACTACTGTAATATGCCATATAATCACGCTCCTTTACCACTCTGGCTCTTTATCAATTAAGCCTAAATAAAATGCATCTTTTTCTCTGTTCCAAAAATGTTCTCGCAAATCAGCAAGTGTTTTAGTTCCATTTTTCAACGCTTCATAATCTGCAAGCACCATATCATCGGTATATTTTGCATATTCGTTTCTAGCAATACTTAACCTAAAACTCTCACCTGTTTTTATTAGCCCCCATTTGTTTGTATTTTTTGCTATCGGATAAGCACCAATTGTATATCCGTGTAAATTTGGATATGCTTTTGTGTTTTCACTATGCCGCCAATCTTCAAGCTGTATTTTCGTTCCATCTGGTAAAACAGACTTGTCAATTATTTTCTGCATAACACTTCACCTCGCTTTTAATTTTAAATCTTGTATATTTTGGATAACTTTCATAAATCTCTTTACACCAATCCTCGTCTTTAATCTGCTTTGCAAGTAATTTAAAATCGGGATTAAAGTAATATGTTTTATGCCCTTCTTCTGGTGATTTGTCTGTTCTGTCTTTCCATTTTGTGATAATTACCATCTCATATCTTTTATCTTTATCCCAAGACTGCCCAGCTAATTCTGCTGTATATAAATTATTCTGCATAATCAATCAAAACCTCCCCATGTTTTGGAATTTCAATTCCAGACTTTATTTCCTCTCTCGCAACAATATATGTTGGAGTTTTTCTATCAAGTGTATAATATTTTCCTCTTATTTTATTTTGTTCTGTACTTGCCTCAAAGAAGTCTTTAGTTGGATCGTCCCAATACCAAACATAATATGTGTGTACAGTATGAGTAATTTCATCATATTTTCTTTTACATCTTAAGATGTCACCATTCATCAGAAATGTATCTTCTTCTAATTTAAGACTATCAAATTCCGTTGGCAATATATGATGTTGTTTCTCTTTCCAAGTCCACACAATGAACTGATTCTGCCAATGTCCTTTGAAAATTTCTGCTCTATATGTTCTCAGATAAGCATATAAATCAATTTTGTTTTTCCATGCTCTACTATTTCCAAAATATACATAAGGCAAATCATCTTTAGGATTGAATGATATATACTGTTTATCAAAATCTTTTGTTGTGAACTTATATCCATTTTCACTTACAAAAGGATTTTTACTATCTACATATTCCCATAAACTTACTTCTGCTATAAAATCAATAGCACCATCTGCACAGCCTCCACAATTACCCCAATCACAAAATCTCTTTTCAATTTTACCTATATATTTCAGTTCTCTTGTTGGTAAATGTGTCCATGCTCCACCACTTGTATTACAACTGATTCTGCCTTCATATTCATGAACAAAAGGTGTATATGGTTGTTCACAGATATAAACTTCATTCACATCTGCTTTTTCAATATGAGCTGTTCCATAGTAATCTCCATATTCATTTGTATATCTAACGCAATCACCTACACTTGGAGTCTTTTCAGACCGTGTATTTTCTATAAGTTCGACATACATATTTGCCTTATCTACATCGTAATTCATAAGAATATGTGAACCACAAAATCTTGCGTTAATCTCTCTTAATGTGTCTATTGTATATTTCATACTAATCATCAATCCTTTCTCTCCATTTCTTAATTCGCACAGGATAATTTACGTTTTCTCTGTATGTTTTCAACTGTGCTTTTGCATCTGCTCTATCTTCACAATTACATTCAATATCCCATCCATAACCACAATTCCCCTCAATTGCATAACAATCTTTAGTTTTTCTCTTATACATACTGATCAATCTGCCTTTCTAATCTCTCCAACTTCTTGTTACTGTGTCATATAAAGCTCCATTTGCATCCTGATACTCATCATTTTCTGAATATGTGAATACATAGCATTTATGACCACTGATATTTTTTACTCCTCTTTCACCATGCATAATTGCATATCTTTCTCTCCATCCGGCACTATCACACATTTCCCTCATTTCTCTATCAGGCTTCGGATTTCCGTTTATCGTCTGAACACATCCGTATAACCATCCATTCAAATAATCGATGTTGTAACAATACTGTCTCCATGAATCCGAATCATCAGTGAACACATAAAAGCTTTCTCCGTCATCTCCTCGCACAATCCGTGGTTTTCCAAAGTTTGCAATATATGCCTGTAAGTTATCATTTACAATTTCCATTTCACTCTTAGTAAAATCGTACATAATCATTTCCTCGCTTTCTTGTAATAAAATAGGCAGCTATGTATTTATTCTCCTAACTGCCTTGTCTAGTGACTAAACTATATTATATTCTTTCCAGTGTTTCTCCCACTCTTTTCCGTACAAGTCCTGACACCTGTATTTTAAGAAATCAATGGTTGTTTGTTTATCAAGTTTATCTCCTTTTGGTATGAATGGATCATGTATATATCCACCATTTACATTGAATATCCCAATCAAATCATCTTCCAAAGCTCTTTTATTGGCTTCTCTTTCATCAATTCCACTTTGGCTTTTCCAGTAATTCACGCAATATGCATAATGTTTTTCAAGTATGATTTGCGAATATTTTGCATCTATCATTTTATTTCCTCCCTAGTAAGCCTTCCTACCTATGTATAAACCATGGTCATCTTTTGCATATTCATTCCATAATCTCTTGAACAAATCAACCGCTTCATCAAACAATTTATTTTCCTCTGTTCCTTCATCATTCTGTGCAAAATCGATGAAATCCCATTCGCTAGGGCAATCGGGAACAGCCAGCTCAATCCATGTCATATATGCGCTTTCATCATTCATATTACAGACCATAATATGCATTGCAATGATTGCATTTAACCGATCCTTTTCATTACTTGAAAACTTCCGTACAACTTCTTTCGCTTCATCATCCTCCGTTTCAATGCCGAAAAATTCCTTTTCGTAATTTTCCATTTCACAGGTTTCGTTAAAGTATTCAAGAGCATTTTCTCTATCATCTTCAAGCAATCCGTCTTTGAAAAGTGTAGCAAGTTCTTCTAATCTGCAACGTGGAATAAAATCTGCATTTATTTTTTCCATGAAGCAATCATAAGCTGATTGAAGATATAACATCTTCTCAAGATTATTCTGGAAATAAGTAAAATACGTTCCATGTGCCCACTGCTGATCTTCAGGTTGCGTTGGATCGTAACCACTAACAACCGCATACTGTGTATCACTTTCGCTTTGTAATAAAGCATATTTATCTTTCCGTAAAATCTCTATCCATTTCATAGCTTATACCTCCTTCAAGTTATGTTCTTTAATTAGTCGTTTTGCCATACAACCATTGATTTCTTTGTTGTGAATAGGAATTGAAACACTATCCGTTATTGTTCGTTCCCATACTTCATGTGCGGAATTACAACGGTCTTTTCTGTACCCATTTGCCTTTAATAATGTGCGGAATTTATCCGTAGGAATACCTGGTACTTTCGCCATATAATCACCTTCCTCCTGTTTATTATTCTCTTTTATGCCATTTTTCTGTTTGATTTCTTCGCTTCGGTTTTACTTCCATTCTTAAACGGACTTTCCATTTCATAACGAACAATTTCAGATAGATAATCAAAAATCTGTGCCTGTGTTTTATCCATGATATTTGCCACAAAGAACTCCGTTCCCTTGCAGTTCTTAATCAAAGCTGTTTCCATTTCGTCCGTTCTGCCATCACAATATGCGTACAATCTCTTTAATGCCCGGATAATCTTTGCAGTATATGCTTTTCCGTTATAAGAGTCAGCATATCCGTTCCAACCAAGTTCTCCCAAAAGAGAAAGAATAGAGTCAAGAAGTCCTACATTATTCTTAGTCAATCCAATGCCGTCAGAAATTGATGTCAAAGTTCCAACAACATTTTCCGTTTCGTCATCTCCCTTAACTGCTACATTATGCTTTGCACAGATATTATGTAATGCCACATATTCCGGTTTCTTTGCCGCAAGAGCTGCCTTATAAATATCCATTGGCTGCATTTTTGCCCTGTCCGTTGATTGACTAAGGAATAAATCAATTGCTTCTTCCAAAGTACATTCCATTACTTCAACTACCACATCTTCCTTGTTTGCTTTGAACGCACCAAAAATTCTGTGCTGTCCGTCAACACAAAGAAGAACTCCGTTAAAAAGTAACACCTTTGGTTCGTCCCACTTATAAGAATTGTAGTTGTTTCCGATTTCGTATGCCCTAGCAAGCTTAATTCTTCTCTGCCAATCAGGAATGTGAATATACTTAGGATCTACAACCATAAGTAATTTGTCCCCAATCCTGGAATTGTTCCGTGCTGCCTTTACCATGTTGGCAATTAACATTTTCTCTGCCTTGCCGGTAAATCCTTCTGCATTCCGTGCTTCCTGCATTTCCATTTCTGCCTCTGTTGCTTTTAAGTAAACTCTCTTACACATATTTGTGTCCTCCTTATAATTTTGTATAAAAATAACGGCTACCATTTTGATAGCCGTTTATTTCTCTTTATTTAGTTTTCTTCTCTGCCATTACAAGGCTCTGTCCTGTCCATACTGCCACAACAATTATTATATTTGCATTTCCGGCAAGGATATTTAACAGGCTGAATAAGTCCAATTTCCTTTCTGATAAGCATCGCAAAGTATTCGCTTTCTTCAGAATGGTTTCCATCGGCATCAAGCTCATCTAATAAAAATGAAACAATATCTGTAACATCCTGTGACATCATAAATTTCATTTTTGAAGCCTTAATTTCACAAAAATATTCATAAGCATTGTGAGCAATTTCTTTTTCCGTATAACTTCCCATATGTGTTTCATTCAGATATTTTGCCAAATCATAGCAATCATCAAAATCCATAAGTTCTACATATTTCATTTATATCACACCCTTTCCGTTACAAAATATATTGCTGCCGGTACAAAAATGAAAAGTGCCGTGCAGTCACCGTCTAAGATAACCGGTGTTAAAATACTTGCTAAAACACAGATGCTTACCTTTGCAATCTTCTTTACCTTGTTAGTAAAGACATCTGCCCTTCGCTTTCTATCGGCAGAAATAATCTGTCTTGCTTCCTGTAATAACATGGTATTTTCACTTGTAATTTGTCTTGCGTACATTACTTACTCTCCTTCCGTGCATTTGTCATAATCCGGTAAATCTCTGTTTCTGTTGTTGCCTTTGCTAAAGCCTCTAAAACTTCAGCACCGTATAAAAGGTCTTTTGCCGTGCGAATTGCGCTTCGCTTATAATTATATGTTTCTCTTGGCATAATATTTATTCTCCTTTCTTAATTACTGTGAAACCGTTCTGCTCCATTTCTACGATTTCTTCCTTAGTTGCATATGTTTCGCCAATATACAAATTATGTAATTTAATTACTACTGCCATTTTGATTTCCTTCTTTCCTTTTGTACTGTTTTGTGTTATGATGCAAACAGAGGTTTTACCTATGCTGCATATTGCTTCCACGTTTTTATAACGTCCTGATATATTCCAGAGCTTCGGTTTCCGTTGGAAATCTAATTGAACATCCTGGAATATACCAATCTCCATATTTAAGATATGGCATACTGGTTTTACCTCTCTTTCTAAGGCAGACTGTGGTTTGGGCGGTTTGCCTTTTTATTTTTGGGTATAAAAATAGCACCTCTTTGCGTTTGCAAAAAGATGCTTAGAAAACAATTTAATTCCATTGTACGTACATGCTTCTTCTAAAATCATGTAATGGATTATTAGAACATTCATAATCTGTTACAATGTATGTTGGTGAAATCTTTCCACCACCTCCCTTTTTAGGTGCCCTTTTATGTTTCATTAATTCTGTGCAGTTTACCGTTGTTGTGCTTCTCTTCTTTTTATAAAAATATTCATACATAATTTTAGTATATTTATTTCTTACAACTTCTTTTTTCCATTTACCAAATGGTTCATGCATAAATATTTCAATCTTTCCATTTATATAATGAAAATTTAGGCAAGCAATTTCTTTTCCGTTATCAAGATGCAATATAACCGTATTTACTGGAAATTCTTTTCCGTGTCTGTATTCTCTATATACAAGTTTTTCAATTCGCATTTTGCTGCTCCTTTCGTTTGTAGATTTCGCTTTATGCGAATGGATATAAACGGAGTTGCACCGTTCTTCTAAACGTGCTTAATTCACGACCTTTGCTATTTGCAAAGTGATTTCCTGGAATATCCACGACAAAATAGAAATACTTTTCGTATGCTTTTCTTCTATTTTGCCTTATGTAAACACTGCCGTTATTAGCCCACGTTCAGAGTAGTGGTGTTTTCATCGTCCCACTCTTTAATTTGCATATCCCCACTAGGATAAAGCAATCCTGAAGCAGTTAGGGTTGTTATGCAAAACGGTCTTGCACCGTTGGATATATTACCCAGTCTTTGCCTTTGCAAAGATATTACACTGTACTCACAGTGCAACTTCACACTCCCATAACTTATTCCTCTTCACAGGTTTATTCCCATTCCGTCCCATTTAAGGAACGATGCATGAAGGTTGCGTGTATCACACACTCAGCATTAGCCGTTTCGTATTACACTTTGGTTGACAAATACTTACTGTCGGGAAAGGTGGTTCTACACAGTCTATTACCACGCTATAAGCCTGGTTATACTACTGCCGGTGATCCGGTCGGTCTTTCAGCAGCCATTATCCCATTGCAACGATTAGCTAGGCATTTGCTATATTCGTATATGGTGTGCTTTATATTCCAATAACTTACACAGGATATGCAGAGCAGAGTATCCCTGTGTAATATAGGTTACATGGTCGAAAGATGCTTGTGAAAACACGCAAACAACCGTGTATTTTTGTGAGTCAATCCCTAGTCAAGTAGCCACTAACCCCTGTCAATATGACGCACTTAGTCCATGTAACATTGCGGTAGTGAAACGCAATTAGACTTTTATGCAAGACTGTCCCATTTGTCGGATAGACTTCACCCTATGATTTTGTCAAAGTACAAGTGTAAAATGAGCATCTGAATAGTATGCAATTATTCGCATTGTCAACTATGCACGTTAACACAATGGTAGTGTAGTATTACATCTGCCAAGTTGCAGTTTCATACCGTGCTACCTACACATAGAGCTATTACCTCTGCCAAGTTGCAGTTTCATAGATATGCATACTTATACATAGTTTGTGTGACAATTTACAGACTAAAATATTAATCTGAAAACACTATTCATTTTTCAAAGTACACTACCTTCTCCCCATAAGGGGAGAAACGCACTATGCCTAAAGCCTGTTTATACACGCATAGTCGTGTCGAATATCGGATGGTTATAGTTGTAGCGTTGATTATTTATCAGACTTCTTACGATTGTCCTTCAGTACATATGTAAACTTGTAAAGCGGTAATGTATTGCCCATCATATCGCAAAGCTCACCTAAAAAGATTTTACGCCACTGCTGGAAGCTGAAGGTAGTGTTGTGCTTACCACTTTTGCACATCTGCCGAGCAGAAGCGGACTTCTTGCCTATTGCAGAAATGAGTGCGGAAATGGTATCCATACAAGGCGCAATGCCGTTATCAGATAAAAACTGCGCTATTGCAAGGGTATAATTGTCTACTGTATCAAAATTGCAGTATGCTTCATAGATAGACTTAGAAACTAAATCTTCTGCCCATTTGAGTCTATCTGTCTGTGCTTTGCGGTATTCTGCCATAGCAGAGTTTTCCTTGTCGATGGATACAGTCCAAGCGTCAATTTCATTCCGTAAATCGTCAATAGACTTAGAGCCTATAATGGTTTCGCCTGCTGCAAGTTTGCCAATAAGTGCATTGTTAGAGTCAATAAGAGTGCGTAATGCTTTAACCCTATCGTTTTTCTGAAGCAATTCATCCGCAATTTCAAAAGTAGCATTATGCCACTTTGCAAGGATAGAGCGGATTTTTTTTGCACTTTCGGCATTAAACTGGCAGTTGCCCTTTTTGATGGTGTCCATAGTAATAGTGTTAGTTGTCATAGTTTTATCCTCCTAAGATATAAAAGTATTGGTTGTTTTTTGGTTAAAATAGCTCTATGCCAACTATAACCATTTTTCCGATATTCAGTTTTCAAAGTACTGTGTCAAGTGGTTGTGTCATTCACTTGACACTGCCTATATAGACATATACTTTTATAAAGTCAAATTAAAACAAAAAGTCCAAAAAATGCCGTAAAATCAAGGTTTTTTAGACTTTTATAAACATGAAAATTGTAGTTTTTATGGTAATATACGGGGGCGGCAAAAACTAATTGCTCTATCAGGCTGTGACAATATCCGTTAAGTTGGTCAATCTACACACTAACTTAAAAATCCCCAATCCAAGCCAAAAAAATCCCATTCTTCCCCTCTCAACCCCATATCGTACCTAATATCGCAAAAATCCTTATTTTCTAATTATTTCAACCACTTCAACCTTGATTTTTCAAACCACCAATCACACTAAATACCACACTTAAACCAAACTTTTTCTATAATAAATAAGCATTTTCACCGATACCATTTTTTTCATAACCACATAACAAATATCACATCAAAAAGAGAATAATATTATATAAATCAGCAAATCTAATACCAGAAAGGATACAAAAATCAATGAATAATCCAGAAATTTATGATATAATAATAGAAAATACCCAAAAGGAAATATCTATTATGAATCAATATGCGTGGGAAATTCCTAAATATACTCGAAAGCAAATTAACAAAGCAGGCAAAATAATTGCAAATAAATCAGATTATTCAGAATCTGAATACCAACATGCCATTGAGATCCTAAACAATTGGAGAGCCTCACATGCATACCCTCTTCATGTAATCACGTGTGGATTACGCAATAAATTTCCAATGGCTTTAGTTGTGCAGCGAATTAAGCGTCTTGAATCAATTGCCGGGAAAATTGAAAGATTTCCTGAAATGGAATTATTTAAAATGCAAGATCTTGGTGGTTGCCGGGTAATAGTAGATAACATTGAGCAAGTATATGAATTATCTAATAGATATAAAGAATCCAGAATACGTCATATATTAAAAAGAACATATGATTATATAGAAAGCCCTAAAGAGTCTGGGTACAGATGCTATCATTGTGTTTATCAATTTCAAAGTGACAGTTCTGAAGTGTACAATAAAAATATGTTAATAGAAATTCAATTCAGGACAAAATTACAGCATACATGGGCTACTGCTGTTGAAATGATGGGTATATACACAAAAAGTAATCTTAAATCCAGCCAAGGGAATGAAGACATATTACGATTTTTCTTATTGGTATCATCAGTATTTGCAATCATTGAAAAAACTAATATATGTCCAAATACACCATCAAATATAAACGATCTAATATCTGAAATACGCATACTTGACCAAAAATACAATATAATATCCATCCTTAGTGGACTTACAGTATCAATAGATTACAGTGACAAGAAGAAATTCAGTAAGAATACCTATTTTCTTTTAATTCTTGACTATGATAAAAGAAAAGTTGCAGTACGAGCATTTAAGCCAACACAATTAGAAGTAGCCACAAAAGCTTATAGCAATATTGAAGAAAAAACAAATAAGGACGTTGTTTTAGTTTCAGCAAGTTCATTTGATGCCGTAAAAACTGCATATCCAAATTACTTTATAGATATATCAAATTTTGTTGATATGATGCGTAAAATATTGAAATAACTAATAAAAAAGACAGGCTATTATGTCTGTCTTTTTTTTATTGGAACAATTAAACCAATCTGGTATAGGGGTGTACTAAAACTATACAAAAAATAGTCCCTTTGATAAGGGACGGTTTTCTGAACTTATTCACGAAGCGAATGCGAGTGAATAAGGAAGAAAAATTTTGGGATAGACCATAATGAATTAAGTAAACTTAAACACAAAAGAGAGAATATAATAATATGTCAATCTTAGCAAATACAATCAGAAAGGAATCAATATGACAACAGAATCAGAAATACCCAAGCATCGTAAATCGACTGGAAGCAATATATCAAAGAGCAATCAAAAGTCAAAACACAAACATCACTATGAAGAATGTCTTATACAATATGATTTTTCTTTTGGCACACAAACATACCGACATACACGATTACACAGCTACTGCACTATCTGTGGGAAAATAAACGAAAGATTCAAAGAGGATAAATCTATTGTAAAGGATTTCACAAGAAAAATAGATACTTCTATTGAAGAATGTATATCTATTATTCCAGGAATAGAATTATATGAAAAGTACCATGACAAATTACCAGTATTCTTTGTAGGTGATATTTATAAAGAGAAATATGTCAATCTGGAACAGAATGGCAAATGAAAAGAGAATAATTAATTAGACCAATCAACAAAATTTAAAGAGTAATTTATGAGCGTAGCGAATAAATTACGAATAGTCTGTCTTATTAAATAGTATTATATCTTATTTCAGTTCAGTTGACCTACACAAAAGTGTAGTCAAAATTCTCATATTTTAAAATTAGACCTACACAAAAGTGTTGTTTGCTGAACGCTCGTCAAGACACATCAATTTAATCCATTATAGAGAATAATTAAATATCACATATAAAGGAGGATTTTTCTTGCAACATAAAACAGAATATTTTACTCGTTTCCCTAATGATTATATTCAAGGAAATATTAAAACTAAATATGGGGTTAGTCGAAAATTCTATATTACTTATATCCTTATTGACAAGTATAGATCATATGAAGATTATAGTTGGATTACTATTCGCAAGGTTATGGAATTTTATGGTTACAAGACTACAAAACACAAACCTAAAGCATTTCATGAAATTCTTGACGTTTTAGAATACATGATCAATAACAAAATGATTAAAGTCAAACAAAATCTTGATTCTATTGGATATGATACTGGAATTGAAATTAAGATTATTCCTGATAATTTCGAATTTAGAAAAGATTTTCAAAAAATAACTTCTTCTCAATTAGATTTTATTATGATGAATGAATCTAGTATTAATAAAGAAAATATACTAATGGCATTTCTTTACATCAACTCATATATTTATGTACGTCAAAGAGATAATAATGGAAATGAATTATTATCAAAACCACAAGATAGACCAGAAGCTTTCTTTAGAAGTATAGAATCTATGTCAAGAGAGCTTTCTATGTCAAAGGATACAATCAATCAATGTATTCAATATCTTACTTCTTCTATTGGTGACAAAGAACCTCTTCTAATAAAAAAAGAAGTTGGCAGTGTACAGACAGATCCAAAAAAACCTCCACAAAATGTGCCAAATATATATGTACTTAACAAAGAAGGTTATGAACAAGAAATCAAGTGGGCTATTGCTAAGATGCAAGAAATATACAACGTCAACTCATTTGAAGAGAAATCAAAGGAGGAAATAAAAAATCAGTAATTATTATGTATATAGATTTATAGATAAGAATGACAACATTGTATATGTTGGAAGAACAATTAACCTATTAAGGAGATTTATTAACCATCCGCATTTAACCGATGAAATTAAGAAAATCGAATATATCGAATGTGCAACAGGTGGGGATATGGCATGGAAAGAAATTTACTATATAAATTTATTTGCGAATGAACATACAACAAATGATTCGGAACTATATCCTGATGGAGTGACTAATTTATATCTAAATGACAACTGGAAGACTTATACATACTCAATTAACACTTATATTATTGATTCTAATAGAATAGCTAAAAATCAAGACCTAATTACAAATAAACAACTTATATCTAAAATTCATTTAATACATATTCTTGAAAATGAAAAACTAAATAGCATTGGTAAAAATAGATATGCGTTATCACGAAAATGGTTTTATGACAATAATAATCAAAAAAAATTAATTCAGCTTGGAAAACATATTACAAACTTTTTTCATAATATATGTCGTGCTAAGTCTTCGGAGTGTTTATGGACTACTTATGATGAAGTAATTCCATTAATCAAAGGTAAGGGATTCCGTAAAGGTTTTATTTCGCTTAACGAAACAAATTCATCTAATGCTATATATTTAGCTTTCATTTGTAATTTATTTTATCCTTCAGATGAAAAAATCTCTGTTGATGAAGATGGTTTTGCTCTTTCGGAAATGCTTCAGTTTATATGGCGTTCTGCTATTAGAGATGGAAGCGAAATATGGGTTTATATCCCAAGTGTTAGAATGCGTAATCTATTAAAAAAATGGATTAAGGAAAATTCGCCACAAAACAGAGAATAACTATATGTAACAACTAACCACGCACCACTATAAAGGAGCGAAAATATGAAAACAAATAATTTTACAACGAAAGAAGAACTAATAACACACATGGTAGGAAATTTTACTTTAAGCAAGAATCGTAATACATATGGAGGTGTAATTCTTGATTCAGATTATTGTACTGATTATGAAGGAACAAGAAATATTGCCAGTAGAATTGCGGCAGATTTTAAATTTGATCAAGATTGTAAAAAGAATATTATGAGCAGAAAAGCTGGATATAGAAAGGCAGATATTACAAAATGGCGGTAGAAAAAGATTTTATAAATAATAACGAAAATGCAATTGAATATTTATCTGGCGAACATTATATAACAGTCTCGTTTACTGATAGAAAAATGATTAATAGGGTTAAAAAATTATATTCTGAAAGAAAAGACGATTTCAAATACCTAAAGGAAAATATGGACGGATCAATTTGTGCAAAGCTACCTAAGAAATGGTTAAAGCTAAATGCAGGCTCTAAGGAAGGTCGTGTTATGACAGACGAGCAAAAAGAAGCTGTCCGAATTAGGTTACAGCAAGCCAGAGAAAAAATAAAGAAGAAGTAACTTATCTTATATTCAATTCTATTGAAAATATAATAGAATCTACTATCAAATCAGAGTGAAATCAAGTCTAAGGTAAACTTTATTGTCTAATGGCAAAGTCGCCAAATCACCTCAAAATTTTATTGTCTATAGAAAGGATTTTAGAAATGTTAAGATATACAAATTTTTGTACCACAGCTATAAGTGTAGATTTACGCAATAGCTATCATATTATCTCTGCTGCAACATGGAATAAGGAAGAACAATGCTATTTTGTCTCATTATATATCAAAGAAAAAAATATAGACTTGTTTGAACTTATAGAAAAGCATGAAAATGTAAGATTTGATGAAAAAGATCCTAAATCTATTCGTTCTGCTATGGCTGAAAATATTACAAAGTTATATAGCGAAGGATTTTTTGACTATTACATAAATCGTTATGATTTTGAAATGAAGTGCTTTGATAAAGGAATTGAACTTTTGGAGGCAGAAAATGTGTAGTATATGCCGGCAGAATCCATGTAACTGCCGATGCCCAAATTTCAAATCAATAGGATTAGGATATATATGCTCTATTTGCGGCGAAGAAATTCAGCTTGGAGAGGAATTTTTAACAAATAAAGACAACGAATATGTTCATTATGAATGTTTGTCTGACATCAAGTGGCTACTTAATTGGTTAAACGTGGATATAAAAGGAGAATAAATAAGTATGAAAGTAAAATTTTTCAAATGCATAAACATGACTGAACTCGAAAAGATTATCAATAACTTCTGTAAAGGTAAAAATATTCATTCTATTCAGTACTGCCCTATTAATGATTTAAAAAATGGTACTGTTTTCAAATGCGAAGAAAGAGCAATGATTGTTTATAGTGAACTTACATAAGGAGGAAATATGGGACGATTTATAAGATTTATAAAAAAGTTGTTTGGTGAATATGAAAATAATTATGAATACTGGGTATATTTGAGAGAAATCAAAATTACACCACAGTTTGAAGAAACACCGCCCAGGTACACAAAATTCGCGCAGAAATATGATTGGTATTGCAAACATGGTGAATTTCAATCTCCTATCATTTTGACGCATGATTTCACTTTAGTAAATGGTTATACATCATATCTGATTGCAAAAAAAATTGGTATAGAAAAAGTACCTGTATATTTTCAGTAATTTAAGGATGGTGTTTGTTTATAGATGAGTGAATTTGGAATTAAAATCAAAAACATAGAAGCCGCTACTTTGTATGAATATAACAAGGGACTACGTGACCATTATGACTATAAAGATGCTATGTTTGTGAATAGTCTTTTCAAAGATTATATGTGCTCAAATAAATTAAAAGTGTGGAACGAAGAATCTACAAGAGATATTATTTGTATTGAATTTAATTTTGGCACAAGATCTTATGAGGATGAAATAAATCATATTAGAAAGATAGCTAAAAAGGCTCGTATTGACTATAAAAAAGCAGTTAGTTCTGGAAGCAAAAAGCTTATAGAAGTCCAAACTAATAAAAAGAAAAAAATAATGAGTTTATATAATTTTGCCATTGAACACAAGACAGAATATTTCTCATTGTCTGCTGCTGATATCCGTAAAGATTTCTACAAAAACGGTGTAAATGTGGAATATATATCCAGAAAAAAGAATGGCGAAATAACTAAAAGTGAAATCATACATTATAAAATGCTCTACAGAAGTACAGGTAAGGCAAAAAAAGGAACCTGTATGTTTATACGAGATAAACTTTATAAATCCGCTATCAATTATTTAAGAATGGGAATAAAGCTTCCTAAACAGAATTCAGATATTGTTGGAATCAGTGCTTATTCATCCCTTGTTTGTAGCGGAATTGTTGGTAAAGTCAAAATTAATCCCAAAAACATTCTTGTCTTAGAGGATGTTGATAGATATTTTAACACAAATGTTATTTCAGTAGAAACAGATGTACATAAGCACTGTATCGCAAAACTAATCGAAAATTATAGATTGAAAAATACATTATTCGATGGACAGGCTCTTATTGATTCTAATATATTTCCTGAATGGGGTAACGGATATATTCTTTTAAGACATCATTTCTGTAAAATGGCAGCTTTCAGCAGCAATATCCAATTATTTTTCCGTGATTATTTTAAGAAAGACTACTATACTGCCACCGTAAAAGATATGTGGGGCAACGAGCATTATGTAAAAGATATTGAACTTATTACTACTGATAATGCAATGAAGTGGATTAAGTACAATGTAACCTATGACTATTGGTGCAATAAAGTTTATGAGAACGGATGTATGTTTGGTATTGTAAAAACCGCACATCCAAGTAAATTAGGAAATGTTCAGAGAATGAGTTACCAAATGGTTAACTCTCTTTCCGTAGATATTATGCCCGACGTTTGTAAGGAAAGCATCGAATACATCAATAAGTTAAAAACAGATGATGATTTCTTTTTGGATTATCTTGAGAAAAATGTGAACTTTTCAAATGACTATAATGTTTTAGTTGAGTTGTGTAAGCAAAATAAAGACTTTATGCGAAGTTCTTATTTTAGAGAAAGAAAAAAGTCAATTATAATGGCATATGTGCTGAATTTCAAGAGTGGAAAAATTATTCAGAATGCGGATAATTTAGTTATTGTTGGCTCGCCTTATGCTATGTTATTGTATGGTGCTACCGGCAATCCTAATATCGTTGACGAAGATGATACGTTATCTGTTGAAGATGTAGCAATGCAGTGTTATACTACCAGATTTAGTAATGGTGAATATCTCGCTGAATTCAGAAGTCCTTTTAACGGCAAGTATAATCTTGGGTATTTACATAATGTATACGATGATAGATTTAAGAAGTATTTCAATTTTTGCGACCAAATTATTGCGGTAAATATGAACGGAACTGATTTTCAGGACAAAAATAATGGTTCTGATCAAGATTCGGATAGTCTGTATGTTACAAATCAGCCGCATATTGTAGAACATGCCAGAAAATGTCAAGAGTTATATCCTACCATTGTCAATAACATTCCGAAGGATTCAAATGTGTATAACAATACAATGGAAGATTTTGCAGAATTAGACAACAAACTTGCAGCATCTCAATTAGATATTGGAGAATCGAGTAACTTAGCTCAACTTGCGCAAACTTATGACTGTACTTTTGGCAATCAGAAATACAAAGATTATGTATGTATACTTTCTGTGCTTGCACAAATTGCTATTGATTCAGCAAAGCGTCTATTTGATGTATCGGTAAGCAACGAGATTAAGAGAATTAAAAAGGATATGGATGTCAAAGAAAATAAATATCCTATATTTTGGAAAATAATTCATAGAGATTTTAAGGAAAAGAACATAAACTACGAATTATCTTGTCCGATGAATTATCTTTATAATCTTAAACTTGACCAGTTCAGATCAGAAGAATCTACTATCCCTGTTGAATACTTTTTTAGAAAATTTGAATTAGAAAAGAACAGGAAGACTTGTAAAAAGGTAGAAGAAATCATTGAAACTTATATAAGTAAATTTGCAAGTAGTTATAGTGGCAATAATGATGATGCTTATTTCTTACTTAAGATGGATTTTGACAACATGATTGATGATATACGGTGCGTTTATGTTTCAAGAAATTATCTCGGACTATTTAGTTGGTTACTTGATAGAGCATTCTGCATTTCTACCGCACAAAAGAAAAATCAATATAAATTGAAGTCAACTATAAAGAAAAGACGTTCTGTTTTAATAAAGGCATTGTATGATATAAATAGTGTAAATTTGCTAAAATGTTTCTCTAATAATTGTTGATTTTTAACAAAAATGGTCTTTTTCAGGGACACTTGAACAAAAACAGTGTCCGAAAAGCATTGATTTTAGTGCATTTTTACCAATGTCGTTAAGTTGTATAATGAGGAGAAAAGATTTTTGTTGTCTTAGTACCTCTCCGCTTGTATGCAAATGCGGATTAAAAATATGCAACGATCGTTTATGTTAGACAATAAAGCCCTCTTAGTTGAGGGCTGTGCCGAAAGGCTAACACAATGGAATTATCTTCTCCATATAAAAATGGAGAATAATATTTGTATTTCTTTTTTCTGTATACCTTCATAGTATACAAAATTACCTCCCTTTCTTATGTTAGTAATCATGCTTCCGTTCTGGTTGTGTGGTTACTATATATCGCAGCATAGAGCAGTCTGGAAGCTCGTCAGAGTCATAATCTGAAGGTCATAGGTTCAAATCCTATTGCTGCTACTCTCCTACTTGTAGACGGCAGGTTTCGTGTCGTTAAATAAACTTAGCAATAAGGATAAAGCAGGAATGTCTTTAGTTTGCATAAGACACTGCGACTGTGTATAACAGTTTGACGGAAAACACAGATAATCTATACCAAACCTAAAATCAGAGGGCTACTGCTAATGATATGGCTTGGTAGGGGTGATGAAAAAACGCTCTGTATTAACATGGAAACATGGGTATGATTACTGTCTTATTGGTGCAATTTCCGCAAGAGAAAGTGCTGATATTGATTGTTGCAACGTTTCTTAATGCGAAAGCAAGGAATAGAACAACGAAGCAAGTCGATAGCAAGACGAACAGAATGGTGATGATTGGGCTGTACTCAAAAGGTACAGATGGTCAAATGTACACCTCATCGTTCATATTATGCAAAAAATTACAGCATACTTTTGAAGAAGAAAATATAATGCATATTTATATTAAAGGTAAATTGATATTTAAAGATAAAGCAAAAGTGTGTATGACCGCAAAGAGACAAACAACTTATTCATCTGCAATATGGTGACATATAGCACTCGCAAGGTACTATATGAGAAAATACGAGTAGACGCAACCGTAAGAGATTTGCACTCTCTGAACCTCGCAAGGGACGATGTATCGAAAGGAAATCTATAATGCTTTGTGGTAAGAGTTTGCTGGTTATATCAAAACCAGTGTTGTTGCTACCTACTGTCTAATCGACAGTGTGATAATCCGTATCCAACTACGGCAGATGGTAGTTCGTTAGGTCAAATATCTCAGCCTATATTAAGCAAGAATCTCATACCTAAGTATGAGATTTTTCTATTTTCCGGTTTGGCTCAGTTGGTAGAGCAACTGATTTGTAATCAGTGGGTCGGGAGTTCGATTCTCTCAACCGGAATTATTCTGCTATTTGGCAGAAAATAATATAAAGGATGTGAAAATCATAATTAAGATTTCTAAACAGGAAGCATTAAAACTGAATAAGGAGTATGGTGTACCGTATAAAGAAGATGGTATTAGCCATACGTATACGAAGCATCGTCATTATTTCCTTTGTGAAAATAGATATAATATGAATGCGATTCGTAAAATTAGAAATGAAAGTATCGTCGCTGTGGCGAAATAAATAATGAAAGGTGGTTGGAAACCATCATAAATACGTGTTTTTATGATACTAATGCTATTTTAGAGTTGCAAGATAAGGTATTTGACAAATATTTTGTAATTAGTTCTATATCACTTCAGGAGCTTGAGTCTATTAAAACTTCTAGTAAAAAGGACGAGGAAACTAAATACAAAGCCCGAAAAATCTTGCATTTGTTAGATGAAAATAAGGATAAATACGATGTAGTTGTTTATTCTACACTCATGGAGAATATTATAATTTGTAATCAGATGGAAGTTACACCTGATACAAAAATAATTGCGTCTTGCGTACACTCAAGAGAATTGTTACCAGATGGAACAGATTATGTTTTTATTACCAATGATATTTCTTGCAGGATGATTGCCAGCGAAGTATTTGGTATTACTGTTGGGAACATTGATACTGAAAATAATGAAGAATATACCGGATTTATTGAAAAAACATTGTCAAATGATGATATGGCTTATTTTTATGAGCACCTTTCGGAGAATGTATATGGCTTATTAAGAAATCAGTATCTGATTATAAAAAACGATGAAAATGAAGTAGTAGATTCTTATAGATGGGACGGTGAAACTCATGAACCATTATTTAAGAAAAATGTTCAGTCTTTATATTTTGATAGGTTAAGGTCTAAAGATATTTACCAAGCCTGTGCAATAGATTCGTTAATGAACTGTACTATTACCGCTATCACTGGTAAAGCCGGAAGTGGCAAGTCTCTTTTATCATTAATGTGTGCAATGTATTTAATTGAAAAGGGGAAATATGATAGAATTGTCGTTATGTTTAATCCTACAAAAACTCGTGGTGCAAGTGATATGGGATATTACGGCGGCGACTTTATTCAAAAGGCAATGCAGAATTCTATTGGTCAGATATTGACAACGAAATTTGGAGATAGATTAGCAGTCGATTTACTCATGTCTCAAAATAAATTGAAACTTGTAAGTATGGCTGATTGTAGAGGTATGGAAATTGCAGATAATGAAATTTTGTGGATAACTGAGGGACAGAATACATCTATTGATTTAATAAAATTATGTCTATCAAGAGTTTCAAGTGGAGCAAAGGTTTTTATTGAAGGTGATTATATGAGCCAGGTAGATTCTTATGCTTTTAATGGTGACAACAATGGTCTTAGACGTATGATAGACGTGTTCAAAGGACACGAAGAATTTGGATATATTCAGTTACAAAATGTATGGCGAAGCAAAATTGCTGAGTTATGTGAATTATTATAAAATATTAAGAAAGAATAGGTAATGCCTATGGAATTATTTGAAATACCTTTGATTGGTGACACAAAAGAAAATCAGTTGCCATCACCAGAAGAATATACTTATTGGAAAGATAGGAAAAATCGTACATTCTACATTGATTATGAAATTGATGAAGATTACTCTCTTGTAGAACTCGCCAAAATTATTATTCAGATGAATATTGAAGAAAAAGATGTTGAAACTCCTGAGCCAATCCGATTATTCATACATAGTTATGGAGGAGATATTGAACAATCCCTGTTTTTCTGTGATTTAGTAAAAGCAAGTAGAATCCCAATTATCACTATTGGGATGGGAGTTGCTATGTCAGCAGGATTTTTAATTTTCTTATCTGGTAAGAAACGTTATGCATTCTCACATACATCTATGTTGGTACATAGTGGATCTGCTGCATTTCAGGGTACGGCAGAGCAAATTGAAGAAGCGCAAAAGAATTATAAGAAACAGATTGAACAGATGAAGTCTTACATTCTTGATAATACTGTTATTGACGAAAAGACTTTTAATAAAAATCGAAACAAAGATTGGTATTTGTCAAGTGATGAACTTTTAAAATATGGTATCATTGACGAAATTATTACTGATTTAACTACAATTATTTAAGGAGAGCGCACTGCTCTCCTATTTTATTGGATAAAAAAGGAGGAATAATAAATGTCTAATTTTGCATATAAGAAGACTACCACTACCGCAATGAAGGTGGCTGGTATTATTGACACAGATAAAATGACCATTGATGTAGATGGTGAAGAAAAGAAACTTTCTACTCTTCTGTCTGATTTTAATGGTGGTGGAATTGAAATTAATGTAAAGGTAAAAGACGAGGAAGAACTCGATGAACCTACTGAAAGAAAGTAGGTGGACATTATTACAACCTATAAAAGATTTGACGGAGAGTCAGATGAAGAACTTATTTACAGAATTACAGGCGAAAAAGACCAGATTGGTTCTTGGCAAGATGTAGCAGATATTTTGAATGAGTTACTTGGTACTGAGTACACTGAGTCAAAATTTAGGAAACAGCGCCAAGCTTTTGACAAGATGTTGTCTGCGAATCAATCTAAATTCGTTGATTCTGACGCACAGTTGAAAGAAATCGAAACCCAAAAGCGTGAATTACAAAAAGAACGAAACAAATTGTATGCTACAAAAACAGAATATTCACGTCAGGTAAGACAGCAAAGCAGATTTGAATTATTTTATGAGAATATAGCAAACGAAGTATCTTTATATGAAGTTCCAAATTTTAGATATGTTGACGCTTTAAAACAGCAAAACGAATACATTCTTTCTATTGCAGATATTCACGCAGGTGCAAATTTTGTAACTGAAACAAACGAATATTCTTTTGAAGAGATTACAAGACGCTTCGAAAAACTTTATTCAGATGTGGTGAATTTTGTAGTAAATAAAAACATTTCTAATTTAAAAGTTCTATGTATGGGCGATGATATCCAAGGAATACTCCGATTGAGTGATTTACAGTTGAATGAATCTTCTGTTGTAAAAGCTACTGTATTTGTGGCAAAAACAATTGCAAGATTCTTAAATGACTTATCTGAATACTGCTTTGTTGATTATTATCATTGCCCCACTTCTAATCATTCTCAAAGTCGTCCTCTTGGAACAAAAGCAAGTGAAATCGCATCTGAGGATGTTGAATATGTTATTTGTAATTACATTAAAGATGTACTAACGAATAACTCTCGAATTACTCCACATATGAATTTTGGGTATGAATACATTGAAGTTCCTATTCTCAATTTTAAGACAATAGCAATGCATGGACATACAATTAACAATATTGACAATATATTAAAGGATCTTACATATCATAAAAAGACGTTTTACACTACTGTATTTTTGGCACACTACCATGCTGCTAAAATTGGAACGGTAGGCGAAATGTCTGATACTGATTGTGAAGTAATTGTGTGTCCAAGTTTTGTTGGCAGTTGCCCATACAGCGAAAAACTTTTAAAGGGTGCAAAACCGTCTTGCTGCATATATGGTTATAACGAAAAGTATGGTCACACAGAAACTTATAAATTTATTTTAAATTAAATATTGACTATTTATAAAGTAATCAAAATGATTGTTTCTATATATGAAAAACAATCAAATTGATTGTTAATAAGAAAAAAGGAAAATAAAGGAGAAAAACAAAAATGGTTAAAGCAGATTTAGTAAGAGAAGTAAAGAATATTGTAGGCGAAACATTAGAAGGTGTAACCTTAAAGGATACCACCTTATTTGTTGATGCTGTTATCAAGTCAATTCAGGATACTGTTGTTGCTGGCGAAAAGGTTCAGTTAGTCGGCTTCGGCACTTTTGAAACCGTAGAAAGAGCCGCAAGAGAAGGTAGGAATCCCTCCACAGGCGATGTGCTGCACATCGAGGCTTCTAAGTCACCCAAGTTTAAGGCAGGTAAGGCATTTAAGGATGCAGTTAAGAATGCATAATTGATTGGCGGTGATTCTTATAAAAATTTTATATTTTGGAAATAATAAAGAATTTGCCAATGCCGTAGCATATACATATGAATATGCAAAGAAGAATAATGAATTAGATGATATACAGGTTGTGGCAAAATATTCTGATACAGTGGAAATCATTAAAGAACTTATGAATCTTGGATACGACATTGCGAGTATAATTGATATGCGTAGTGATTATGCGGATGAATATATTATTAAGCTGACATGCAATGAAATTTGGTGTGAACCAGCAAAACGTGAATGTGGATATTTCTCTACATTCACTTACGCTTGTTTTATCATGGACTATTGTAATTCCAAGATTCTTAAATATATTGACTCTTCTTTAATGTTCGAAGCGAGTATAGACGAAGACGAATGCAGCGGCGATTGTGAAAATTGTTCTGCTCATGAAACAGAATTTTCAAATGATAGACAGTATGTTGAAAGATATTCTGTTAATGGCAATGAAGTTGACAAGGCAACTTATGATGAGGTGGCAGAAAAATTTCATAATAAATACATGGAGTCTGTTGCAGATATGCTACTCTCCTATTGCGAATTTATGGATGAAATACGCAAAATAGGATAATGTTTTATGAATAAATAGACATAATTGGCTTATAAATTCTTTACAAGAGCATAAAATGCCGAATTTGTCTTATCAAAAGAGTGTACAGTTTGAACTGTGCGCTCTTTTATTATGGGCGAGATGGCTCTTCGTTGAGGTTCGATTTCCTCATTCGTCCACTTTTGATGTTTCTGTGATGAAAACAGAGAATAAATATATGTACTCATGATTGGTGTCATAGCTGATTGTGGGATTTATGGAATGGGACAAATCGGAGTTGCAAACCGATTTGAGTGAGGTACACCTACGCCTCCATCCTATTCCTTTTTATTGAAAAAAGTAGGTAGGAAGTAGGTAAAATTATGGGAACAAAAATGTTAAATGTTGGAAATAAAGAAGTCCAATCTACTAAAGTAATTTATGAAGATTTGGTTATCTTGTATAAGCAATTTATTGATACTTACGGTGAAGTGCCAGTATATTCAAAATGTGACTCAAAACATAATATGCCACAAGGCAGAATTATAACTCGTGTATTAAAAGAAAATAGTATCACCTATAATGATTTCTTGTTACAGTTTGGTAAGGTGTCTCACGTAAGGACAGAAAGTAAAGATTATGATTTATATGTCAAAAGATTTAAAGAAGTAAGTGATAATATTGGTCATGCTTTATGCGGAAATGAGTTAATGAATAATAAATATGGTTTACCAAATCCAATTTGGTTCGTAAAATATTGTCCAGATAAAAATGTGAAAAAATATGATGATTTCGTGCGTTGGTGTGGTTATGAAAGCAATAAGCTCAAAAAAGAAAAAGAAGATATTGCGAATGCACTTATAAATCTTGAGAAAGAATTAGGCAGACCAATTTTGCGAGAAGATATTTCACTTGAGAAAATTGGTTTTTCAATGATTGTATTGGTAAGAATGTTTGGTGGTCTTAATAAAGCTAAAGAAGAAATTGGTCTTATGCCTACACCAACAGATAAACCTCTTTATCCATTTGAATATTATAGGAATACTATTACAGAGGCATTAAATAATCTATATGAAAAAACTGGTAGAAAATTTCTTACATGGCAAGATTTAGAAAGTGGTTTATATCATAAAAATAATATTGAACATAAATCAATGACAAAAGCATTTAAGCGTGAAGGTTTAGATGTATTTGCTTATATTAAAAGTCTTGGATTTGAAATGAATCCAAATAATTTTAGTTTTAAATACACGTTTGATGATGGTGAACGTGCTGTATCAACTATGGAATTTGATTTTTCTACATATATACGTTCTCTTGGATATGAATATAACAAATCATATTTTAGAGATGTAATGTATAAGACTTTTACCAATAGTGATAAGAAACGAAAAACAAATTGTGATTACTGTATGCTTTTGCCTAATGGTAAAAAGTTATATGTTGAAATTGCAGGTGTTATACCTAACGACACGGCAGATTGGAGACATTATGAATACAAGTACAAACATCATCAAGAGTATCAACAGAAAATGCTATACAAAGAAAAAATACTTATAGAGAACAAATGTAATTATCTATTTCTGTTTTCATCTGAAATGAAAAACGGAAGTTATAAAGAAATATTGTAAAATAAAATAAATGAGATTTTACAAGAAGTAGCTTAGTTACCACTATTCTACTTCTTTTTATATTACAAAAAGGAGGCTGAAATATTGTCAAAAGAGAAAATAACAAGGGTGAAATATTTCACTCCTGATAAAGAGAAATTTATTTATGGAGAGAACTGGAAGAAATATGAAAAATATTTACAGTCTAATATTATCAAAAATCGTGATGTAAAAGATACTACATACAAGAGATATAAAGGATTGTTCCGACACTTTCTCATGTGGTTAGGAGAAAATTATGGTGAATTAGATTTATATTCTGATGAATTTATGGAAAATGCAGTTGATATTATGGAGGCATATATGCTTTTCTGTCAGGAAACATTGATGAATCACAAGAAGATTGTCAACATGAAAATTTCTGCCGTAAGTTCATTTTATATTTGGTCTATGAAACGTGGTTTTGTTAAATATCATCCTTTTGATGGTAAGCTTGATAGAATGAAAAAAGCAAACGAAGAACAGATTCTTAATCATTACTTTTTAAATGATGAGCAGATTGCAGCTATTAGAGCAGATTTGTATAAGACAGAGAATAACAAATGGACAATACAAGACCAGTTATTATTTGAAATCGCACTCTTCTCCGCTAATAGAATTGGTGCTTTGGAAAAACTTACTATATCTTCTCTTGATTTAGATAATATGGTATTTGAATCAATACGTGAGAAGGAAGGATACCGTGTAGAAGTTTCCTTTGACAGTACATGTAAGGATATGCTTGAAACATGGTTATCTATGAGAACAAATGATTATGATCATCTTGAATGCGATGCTCTATTTATTCATAAATATAAGGACAAATGGATTCCTTGGACACAAGGCATGATTCATGACCGAATGAGAAAAATTGGAAAAGTTATTGGCTTGGAGGATTTTCATTGTCATTGCATGAGGAAGACAGCGATCAATAAAATATATGAAGATACTGGTGATTTAAATCTTGCCTCACAATGGGCAAACCACAAATCAACTTCAGTAACCTCACAGAGCTATGTACGCCCTGCTTCTAAGGCTGATTTAAGGGAAAAATTAAAAATTCTAAAGTTTAAACAACAAGAATTACAGAAAGAAGCTGAAAAAGAAGGTATTTGAGCAATCTCGATGAAGCTTTCATCTAATTCCAAATCTATCACCATCAAAACAGAGAATAATATAATAACAGCGTTGATGCAGTCCTACGCTATATAAAGACATGGTTTCTGCTGGTTATAGAAGGCAAAGCTATTCGTTTCTCATACCAAAAGCTAAAGTGAGACATTTCTTGGCATTTATCATTCGTGCGATATTGTAAGTCCATTTATCGTTATTTACGGATATCATTTCTTATCGTGCATCTCTACGTTAGTGAGAACGTTAATTTAGAACAAAAACCGTTGGAGGTTTTTATCAGTGGTAGTGCTTGCACTAAACTGAATTTGAGCTTGTGTGCCGACCGTGTTGGCTATCGGATAAGAGATACAAAACCTTATCAATTGGTCTTGCTCCGAAGACTGAAATATTAGGAGAATAAATAATAACATATCAGAGAATTTTCAATATTCTCTTGTCGGTTGACTGGTAATTAACCGGCAGTAGATTTTACCAATCTACATAATGATGGAGAGGTAGCTCCTCTCCTATTATGTGCCATTAGCTCAGTTGGGAGAGCATACGACTTTTAATCGTATGGTCATTGGTTCAAATCCAATATGGCACATTAAAGACTTAATAACCGATGTCGTCATAGAAATTTGACTGTTGAGTATCTGGATATGGTTCAGTTTGGTAGAACGCCTGATTTGGGTTCAGGAGGTCGCAGGTTCAAATCCTGCTATTCAGACTATAAAAAAGAAAAGGAGCAAAATTATGAAATGTAAAATTCTGTTAAGATACGATAGCAAATTAAAGAATCTTTGGGAGTGTTATGGTACAACTTCTATTACAGGTTCAACTACTACTTTTACTGAGTTTGAAACAGATGATGTTGATGTTCTTAAAGAAGAAATTAAGAAACTTGATAGGCAGATAGGTCACGAAAACATAAGAGTCATTACGGATGTGACATATAATGTTGGAATAACCGTGGATGAGATTAAGGCAGATACTACCGATCCATCCGAACCATAATATAATTTTTGTGCGGTAAACCTGATGTGAAAGCCTATTTTTTGGATGCATACGAAACTTAGGCGTGTAAGTTCAACACTTACTACCGCCCTATACAGTTATAATCAGTTTGGCGACTGATTAGTAAATATTGGAAGAAAGAGTCATTTCCTTTGGAGGTGGCTCTTTTATTATGTAGTATTGGCAGAGTTGGTATTGCACCTGATTGCTAATCAGAGGTCATCGTTTATTCGGTGCATAGGTTCAAGTCCTATATACTACGCTTATGCCGTGTGTCCGATTGGTCGAGGGTGCTGTCTTGAAAACAGTCTGGATGTAAAAGTCTTTGGGGTTCGAATCCCTAACACGGCGTATGCACCTATCTTTTGGCAAGAAAAGCGTCTCCAAAACGCTTAACCTGTGTTCGATGCGCAGTGGGTGTGCTGAGTGAAGTAAATTGCACTTTCATTGGAAATTTAATATTGGAATTTTGAGAAGTCATTTCGTATGAAGTGGCTTCTTTTTGTATTGTGATGGAATTTAAAAAGAGAATAAGTATATAGCCAACTATGAGAGGATTGTTACTGTTTCGATTGCAGATAGTTGGATTATGGAGTGAGAAGCCTTTGACTGATCATCTTAGGTATAGTAGATACTCGCACTACTCTCTCACTCTATTTTAATTGGTTTTGCGAGTGGAAAGCGAGAAATGAATATGGGATTATTAACAAAAGAAGTTGAGGTTAATATAACTTCAAGAAATGTTGCATATTTTGAAAATTTAGGATATACAATTCCTCGAGTTTATGATAAAGGAAAACATAAATATATATTTAAAAAAGGAACTACTATAATAGTTAAAGTATCTGATTTACGAAAAAATAGCATGCGGAATGTTGATATAGAATGTGATAATTGTCATACTATAATAACACAACCTTTTGAAGCCTATAATAAATATAAAAAAGAAGATGGAAATTATTATTGTGGTAATTGCGCTTCAAGATTATTTACTAGTGGCAAAAAACATTACAGATGGAAGTCTGACTTAACAGACGAAGAAAGAATAATAAGAAGACAATATATTGAATATGATATTTTTAGAAATACTGTTTTAAAAAGAGATTTATATAAATGTCAATGTTGTGGTCATAAATCAACAGATTTACAAGTGCACCATCTGAATAGTTACAATAGCGATAAAGAAGGACGTGTTGATGTAAAAAACGGTATTACATTATGCAAGAATTGCCATTCTAATTTTCACTCTATATATGGATTAGGAAATAATACGAAGCAACAATTTGAAGAATGGTTAGGAAAAACTGTTGAATTGTTAGATAATAATATTGATATTTTCCCTTTTAAGAAAGTATATTGTTTAGATGATGATATGGTTTTTGAAAACACAAATGAAGCAGCAAGATATATGCATTGTAAAAGAGATAAAATTACAAGATGTTGTAATATGAAAAAATATGATTCCAATAATATATGTATTCATAAGGGAAACACTATAAAAGGAAAACGATTTTTGTGGTATGATGATTATTTATCTATGAGTAATGAAGAAATTGAAAAATATAAAACTTTTGATAATGCATTTCATAAGACCAATAGAAAAATACATATTTCAAGTTATGGGAAAAATCACTATCGAGCTAAATCCGTAATATGCATAACAACGAATGAAATTTTTGACACAATTTCAGAAGCTTCTATGAAATATCCAAGTGCTACTGCAACTAATATTTCGGCAGTTTGTAATGGTCAAAGATTACATGCAGGTTTGCATCCATTAACAAAAGAGAAATTATGTTGGATGTATTATGATGATTATAGCAAAATGACAGAAGAACAAATATTTAATCATATGTCAGAAATAAAGGAAAGAAAAATTACAAATTCAAAAGGTGTTATCTGTATAACAACTAAAATGAAGTTTCCGTCAATTATATCTGCCTCAAAATATTACAATGTTTGTGACACAAGTATAAGAAAATGTTGCAAAGGTACAAGAAGAACTGCTGGTATATTACCTAACGGATTAAAATTAGAATGGATGTATCTTGAAGATTATATTAAAGAATTTGGAGAAGTCACTAAAACTGCATAGTGGCTTCTCTTTTTATATGGGAAGAAAGGAAGTGACTGTTAATTGGCTACGGCTAAAAAAAGTACACCAACGGCTAAATTAACAGCCGTACAAGCACGAGAACGTGTAGATGAATTACAAGAAAAATTAGATAAGTTCGAAAGTACAGCATACTGCCCTATGTGTAAAACTCATAAGGATAGGGAAACAAAATTTTATTTTAATTCCGATCCTATGTTTGGTGGAGATGCTTGTTCTCCAATTTGTCGTGATTGTGCAAGAAAAATCGCTTTAAGAGTTGGGAAAGATGGTAAGGAACAAGAACCAACGAAGGAAAGTATAATTACTGCGCTTAAATATTTAAACAAACCCTTTTTAAGCAATCTTTGGAATTCAAGTGTACAAGAATCAGAAAATGCATTATCGGGTAAAACTAAAAATAATCCTTGGAACGCATATGTGAAAAATGTGCAGATGACAAACTATTACGGAATGACATTTTTTGATTCAGATTTTTATAACGAAGAACAATTAAGTCTTGTTTTTCCAAAGGAAAATAATAACAATGATAGCACTATTCCAGATAATGAAATAGGCGAACAATTTGAGCAGAATAAAAAAGATGCTATAAGGTTGTTGGGATATGATCCGTTTGAAAATGAATCATTATCTGAACAACCTTTTTTATATGCTACTCTTATAGGATATCTTGATGCTGCTGAAGAAGCAAATGATGATAGAATGCGTTTATCTTCTATTATCGAAATTGTGAAAGGATTCAATCACATTGAAAAAATGAATGACATTATTGCTAGGCTTATGGACGATTCTGCTCATATTGAAAGCAATATTGGTACAATTAAAAATCTTGAGGAAACAAAAAGCAAAATTACTGCGTCTGTTTTAAAACTTGCTGCTGATAATGGCATTTCACTAAAACATAGTGTCAATTCTACGAAGGGTGAAAACACTTGGACTGGCAAGGTTAGAAAGATGAAAGAAATGAATCTTCGTGATGCAGAAGTTAATCTATATGATGCTGAGTATTCTGCTGGATTAAGTCAGGTTGCTGATATAAGCAACGCTTCTATTCTTAAACAGATTATGTTAGATGAAAATGATTCTGCTGACATGATTATACAGCAAAGAGAATTAATTACAAAATATAAGAAAATAGCTGATGAGTATGAAGAAAAAGCAAGAATTTTATTAAGAGAAAATATAGATTTAAAAGCTTTAATCAAAGAAAACGGAATTGATATTCAGGAGGTATAGTATGGGATTTGAATTTACTGACTCTGGAATAATGATTCCAAAAGATTATGAAATATATGTTAAGCCAACTGAATTTCAGATATCAGAACGAAAGTTGGAAGGATATAAAAAACTTGCTGAAATACGACAGTTTGGGATTAAATACCCAACAAAATTTATGAAGGAATTCATCGGAGTTGAGCTTCTTGATGCACAGGAATACACTTTTATGAACTCATGGACAAAGCCATTTGTACTATGGCTTGAAAGTCGTGCCGCTGGTAAAACTACCCTACTTGCTCTATTTTCGATGATCAAGGGACTAATTTTTAACAACTACAGAACGTACATTTGTTCAGGAACAGCAGACCAATCCCAAGAAACTTTTAAGAAGATCGAAGATATTGCATTAAAAAATATTGAATCAATGACTGGTCTTACAGATGTTTTTAAAAATGAAGTTGAAATATCGCAAGCAAACTCAAATGGATTTATTCACAATCCAATGGGCTTTACATATAGGCTGTATAATGGTAGCTTTGTAAAAACATTGAATAGTAATATCAATGCCAAAAGAGGTAAGAGGTGTGAGTGCGTCTGTTTTGATGAGGGCGGCTGGCTCTCAGAAGAAGAATTTAATGTTATTGGTGCATTTACAACTCTTGATTCAAATTTCAAACTTGGTGGAAATATTGATATATCTTCTCTTCCAAAGGAATTTCCACATCAGCTCTTATATGCTTCTTCTGCTTCTTCTATTGACACAGCTTTTTATCAAAAGTATCGTGATTTTTCCAAGAAAATGATGTTAGGTGATCCAAAATATTTTGTAGCAGATATTAACTGTGATGTTGTTATTAATGCTACTTTTCATGGCAAACCTTATGTTCCACTTTTGAATAGAGAAACCGTTGAGACAGAATTAAGAAATAATCCAGAAAAAGCTCAACGTGAGTATTATAATAAATTCACTCAAGACGGGAATGCGAACCAGATTATTAAAAGAGCTTTAATTGTTCGAAATTCTTATACTCGTCCACCTGTATTATGTAATGATACAAATGAAAGAACATTTGTTTTAGCATATGATCCAGCACGTTCAACCGATAATTCAATTCTAGGTATAGGTGAATTACTTTATAACGAAGAGGATGGATACACAATGGATATTGTAAATGTTGTGTCGTTTTCTGATTTAGGTCTTAGACGAAAGACACCTATGATGACACAAGACCAGATAAAAGAAATTAGGAAAATACTTCTTGATTATAATGGTGAAGCTTTAGATTATGATAATATTGAAATTTTCTTAGCTGATGCTGGTTCTGGTGGAGGTGGAAACTCTTGGGTTCGAGATAGTTTAATTGAAGATTGGAAAGATAAAAAAGGTAATACTCACCGTGGTTTATTGGATAAGGAATATAACAATGGTGATGTATATGCTAAAAGATACCCTAATGCAGTTGAAAAACTGAAATTGATTGAACCATCAAAATATAAATCTGAAATGTTTGAGGCTTTAATAAAAATGGTTGAAGCAGACAAAATTCATTTCACAGAAAAATATGATAACAAAGGTTATCTTAATATCATGGAAGTTGATACCAAACTTATGAATGAATCAGAAGAAAAGATTCGTGCAGAATTAGACAAATTAGACTTGAGCATTGATGAATATGAAAATGAGCTGGAAGAAAGACTTTCATTGATTGAAGCTGCTAAAACGCATGTATATAAATTAACACCTGATGAAGAAGTTGCATTAGTTCAGATTGATGCAATGAAAGAGGAAATTGTTAATATCTGTAGAAATAAGCGTGAAGGCGGTAAGGATTCATTCAAACTTCCTGCGTATAAAGACGCTGATACAGGAGCTTCAGAAGCTACTATGCATGACGACCGTGCGTATGTCTTGGCTATGCTTGGATGGTATTTATCTGAAAAACGAATGGATCATATTAGAAACAAGAAAAAAGAGAAAAATTTTGACATCTCTCAAATGGTAGGAATATCAAAACGTGCAACTAACTGGAATAGACATTCTAGTTAGTTTTTTAATGCAAAAATATAATGTGAAAGGTGGTGACTATAAAGGAAATGTCGAATACAGCTAATAAAACGAATAGTAAAAAATATATTGATACGGATTATTCCGATAAAAAAGAGCCAGCAGAAGTCATGGTAGATGGAACAAAAATAGGTACTTCTACAAAGAAGTATGCACAGATTCTTGATTTCGCAACGCTCCAAAATATATTAACTCAAAATGTCGGTAAGACACAATCAAAGACATATGTTCAGTATACAAAAGAAAAACTGATAACATACATTCAGTCACCACTTGCCAACTTAGATAATATTAGGGATGTATCACAATATCTATATCGTATCAGTTCAAATTATAGGACATTAATAAATTACTATGCAAATATGCCACTTTACTCATACAATGTCATCTTTAAAAATGAAGATTGGACAAAAGCACCCAAGAGTAAAGATTTTATGAACGACTATCAAACCTTATGTAAAAGACTTCAAATTATGGGATTAAAAAATTTGAGTCCCAAAATTATTGCCACATGTTTACGTGATGGTATTTATTGTGGGTTTACATATGATGATGAAAACTCATTTTTTATAAATGATTTAGATCCAAAGTATTATAAAATATCTGGTATTACTGAAGGTGGGACATATATTGTAAAGTTTAATGCCGCATATTTTGACTCTGGTGACAATAAAGAATTTTTGTATGGAATAAATAATGATGGGGAAGGAACTTGGGATAAGATATTTGTACAAGGATATGAGGATTATAAATCAAAGGGAAGAGACTTTCAATGGTTTGAACTACCACCAGAAAGAACGATTTGTACAATATGTGGTGAAGATCCAGTTGTTCCTCTTCCATTCTTTGTAACTGTTTTTCAGAATTTATTGGATTTGCTTGATTACAATGATTTAATTAAAGCAAAAACAGAGTTGGAAAATTATGTATTACTTTTGAGTAAGATTCCACTCATTAGTGGGTCTGATGAAGTAAATGATTTTGCCGTTGATTTGGATTTGGTTCGATTATCACAACAAATGATTGATGAAGTTGCACCAGATCTATGTGCTACTGCTTTTTCTCCTTGTGAGGTTGAACCAATCTTCTTTAATAATAAGAATCAAGTAGATGACACAAATGCTTTCTCACAAGCAATTAAAAATTTATTTGAATCTTTAGGTCTTAGTTCTGCACTTTTCGGTGACAGTGATAATTCTATAGGTCTTAGACACAGCATTCGTGTTGATGAATCTCTTATGTTCTACCAACTTTCTAAGTTAGAAGCAAATATTAAAAGATATATAAAACTTAATATTTCCGAAAATTTTGATTTTTATTATCATCGTGCAACAGTATTTAGTCAAGATGAGTATATATCTTCGTTAAAGGACTATGCGACGCTTGGTCTTAAAAAGTTAGATTATGCTACTGTTACTTCTACCCCATTTGAGGTTATGAATAGTACATTTATGGAAAATGCTATTGGTATAAATGAAATGTGGAAACCATTATCGTCTTCATATACACAAACTGATAATGATTCTGGTGGGCAGACAAAAAAAGATGATGAACTGTCTCCAGAAGGAATATCTAGTAGGGATGGTAATAAAAACGAAGGTACACAAGCAGGAAAATAAGGAGTAGTTGAATGGAAGGAAAATTTTTAATCACAGCAGATGCTACTACTGCTTCTGCTCTTGTGAAATGTGGTTTTCAGAAAATGGAAACTGGTAATAAAAACATCTACACATTTTTGAATAATTCTTCAATTAATTTTTCAGATAGTGTTGATATAAATAAAGTAAAAAGTACAAACATACTTACATTTTAGTCGTCTTCCTAGACGGCTTTTTATTTTGTCGGAAAGGAGGATAAATGGCTAAGAAAAATACAAAACGTCTTTTATTTATGGAAGATTTATATGATTTTTATTCAAATAAATATAAGCGTTCAACACATTTTAGTGCAGAAAAATCAGGACATCAAATTTTCGTACAAGTACCTGCCGAATTTGAAGTAGATAAGAACGCTGATTATAAAGATGAATCACTTCTATTTTGCAAAGTCAAGTTAATGCATTCTGGTGAGAATAGAAATCATTCTAGTGTAACAGATGAAGCATTAAAGAAAGCTTCAAAAACATTGGCATACAAGCCTGTATTGGCAAATTTTATGGAATATAAAGATGAAGAAACTGGTGAGACATTAAAAGATTTCACTTCACATGATATGGAATTAAACGATGATGGTTCGGTAAATTACATCGAAAAACAGGTTGGTTGCTTTACATCTGATAAACCATTCTTTGAAGTTGAAGAAGAAACTGGACACAACTTTTTATATGGATATTGTGCTATTCCAGTTGATTATACAGATGCAGCTTCAATTATAGAAAGAAAAAATGGAACAAAGATTAGCGTAGAACTTGCCGTTAATGAGATGGAATATTCTGGGAAAAATAAGGTTCTTGAATTAACTGATGTTGTTATTATGGGTGCGACTTTACTTGGCAAAGATCCAGACACAAAAAAAGATATTGGTGAAGGAATGCTCAATGCAAGGTTAGATATTGCTGATTTTAATGCAAAAAATAATAGTCTATTTTCAGACTATGATTCTACTTTAATTGATTTACAAGAACGACTCGAAAAACTTGAGTCTGCTTGTTTCAATAATAAAAAAGATATTAGTGGAAAGGAGGAAACAATCGAAGTGGAAAAGGAAAAATTTGAAGAGGAAGTTACTGAAACTGTAGAGGTGACTGAAACAGAAGAAACCACTGAGGAGGAAGTAACTGTAACAGAGAATGAATCTGAGGAAACAGTCGATGAAACCCCCGAAGAAACAACTGAAAATGCCGAAGAAGATCCAGTTGAAAATACACAGGATGAAACTACAGATACAAGTGTAACAGAGAATGAATCTGTAAATCCAGAAAAATATTCTGTAACAATGTCTGACGGTTCTGTAAAAGAGTTTTCTTTATCATTAGATGAGATTACTATGTCTCTTTACAATCTTGTTAATCAGATGTATGGAGAAGCAGATAATGCTTATTATGGAGTAACTGTTTATGAAGATAATACTCTTATTATGTCTGATTATTGGAATGGAAAATATTACAGACAGTCATTCAATAGAGATGGAGACAATTTTTCATTAGTAGGCGATAGAGTTGCTGTTCACTCTGTATGGGTAACTGACGAAGAAGATGCTTCTCTTAATGAGATGCGTTCCAACTACTCTTCTGTTGTATCTAAGTTAAATTCTTATAAAGAAAAAGAATTAGATGAAAAGAAAGAAAATTTATTTAATTCTGAAGATTATAACGGAATCAAAAATACAGAAGATTTTGCAGAGTTAAAGAAACATTCAAAAGAATATTCATTAGATGAATTATCAGAAAAACTTGACAAGATAATTAGTAAATCTGTAAAAAATGGTACATTTAGTTTTTCTAACAATGAACATGAAAAGAAATTAACACATGTCAATTTTGCTCAAAAGCTTGTTGATGAGAAACCTAAGAAAAATTCATTCTTAGATGGTTTACTAAATTGTTAAAAATTACAACTATTTACAATAACAATTGAGACTTTTATAAGTCTCTTTTTTAATGCAAAAAAATAAAGAAAGGAAATAAAAATTATGGCACAGTTTGGAAATATTTACACAGATGCTAACGGCACAGAATATACAAAGCATCCTGTAGCTAGAGTTAGCAAAGTCAAAGATGACGCACATATTTACGATTTAGTTGATACTGCAAATGCAATTAATCAGGGAGCAAACCTTGTTCCTGGAGATCATGTAGACGGAGATTTACAGCTTAGAGCTGCTAAGACACCTGCGATTGGAAACAAAATTGTTTTCGTTTGTGATGTACCTCTTAATTATAGAGATTATACAAAGCTCGATCAGGCTGAGTGGCAGTTTGTAAACAAAGCAGGGAAAAGAACAAAGGCTTATGAAGTTGGCAAGGATGATGTTCTCGGTGTATCTGATTATGCATTTACAACTACCGTTACAGCAAAAACAACTCCTGCAATTGGAAATTATGTAGTAGTTGATGGTTCAAGAGCTTGGAAGGAATTAGTAAACACTACTGCGGAAGCTACATTAAAAACTTATGGTTTCTTAGCAAAGGTTATTGGATACGAGAAGTATCAGTTTGACACTGTTGTTTTATTTGAAGTTATTCGCAACGAAGATGTTGCAACTGCGTAATCGAAAGGAGGACATATAAATGAACGTATTAAGATTTGCAGAATTAACAAGTGCATTTAATGACGCTGAGTCTGGAATGACAGCACAGGAAAATGCTGATAAGATTACTAGCATTATGCTTGATGCTTCTCATGGCGTATATGAAGAGTACTCAAAAGAGGAAACAAATAAAATTATTAGAAATTTATTTAATAAGATTTCTGGTTTTGATTTTAAGACAGCTACTCCTATGCTGAGAAGACAGGATTGGAGAGATCATAAGAATGCTTACTATACAATTATCGAAGATGTTGTAGTAGATAAGCTTAATTCAGGATGGGGTGAAGATCCTTTCTTTGAAGCTTATGTAGAGGAAAAGAACCTTGCACTTGGCGACAAGAATGAGTTTTATGTAGATGAAAATTCTCTCTTACAGGTTTCTAAGTTCGCTGGAAACCATCATGATGTTGTTGCTCAGAAAGTTGGTTTCGGAAAGAGCTTCAGTGTAGATACATCTTGGTATGCGGTAAAGGTATACAATGACTATGAATTATTCCGTGCTGGTAAAATTGATTTTGCAGCAATGATTGATAAGATGTACAAGTCTATTGAAAAGTATCGTAGAGATGCTATCTTTACAGCATTTATGGGTGCTAATCAGACACTTCCTGCCGACCTTCGATTTGATATCACTCCTTCTGCTTCCACAATGGCTGACCTTAAAGATGCTATTGAAGATGTAAAGGCTGCAACAGGTAAGGAAGTAGTTCTTGTAGGTCGTGAAACAGCACTTAGCAAACTTACTGCTCTCGTTTCTTATGATTGCTGGTCAGAGTCAATGAAGAATGAAAAGTATGAGACTGGAAAACTTGGTAAGTGGGAAGGTTATGACTTAATGTACATTCCTCGTGTAAACGAGCTTAATACTCGCACTGACGCTTTTACAGATGAACAGAAGAATCTTATTATGATCCTTCCTGTTGATCCTGAGTTCAAACCAATTAAGAGAGTAAATGAAGGTGATGTTGCTTTCTATGAAGATGGTATGGATGGAAGCAAGAAGAATATGCTTGTATCTGCTGAGATTGCATATAAAGAAGGTATTGCAGTAGTTATTAATCAGCTTTACGGTACTATTGACGTAAGATAATAAAAATAATTTTGTGCATGGTAATAGTTATTGCCATGCACTTTTTATAAAGGAGAAAAGGAATGGCTTATACAAAAAAAACAACAACTACAAAAACTGACGATTCAGTTACTAATACAACTAAGGTTAATACTTCAAAAAAAGAAATCAAAAAATTTCAGCCTGGTGACATGATTTTATGTAGATGTGTAAGACCGAATAAAGTAATCTTCTATTCTTCTAAAACTGATACTCGCTATGAGTTTGGTGGTTATGGAGATGTAAATGAAGTTGATTATTCTGATTTACTTAAATTAAAGTCATCAAGAAGTCCTATTTTGTTTCAGCCAAAAATTCTTATTGAAGATGAGGATTTAAGAGAACAATGGAAAAGAGATTTAGAATCTGTATCTCATGAATATGAGGGTGTGTATAATACAGAAGAAATCTTTGAAAAAACACCTGATGAGTTTGAAACATATTTGAGAAAGGCTTCCAACGGTGTAAAAGATCTTGTAAGACTTTGTGCGATTAATCTTATTAGACAAGAAAAATTAACAGACCTTAGATTAATTAGAATTATTGATGATGTATTAGGTACAAAATATAAAGAATTTATTTAAATTGGAGGTGTATAAATGACAAATTACACCGACATCTTTAATATTTTTTTAAATAAGATTTCAGACGTTAAGTTACTTGATATGGATGATAATGATATAAATCAAATGCTGACTTCATGGATGACGAGTGCTATTTCCAAAATGAAAAAATGTAAATCTGATTTATCTAGTAGAGATGACGAAATTCAAGAATTTAACAGTGATTTATTGGATATTGAAAAAGAAATTATTGCTACTGGAATGGTAACAGAATGGCTCGCACCACAGCTTAATTCTACATTATACACAAGTCAATTTTTTGGAACAAAAGAAGAAAAGTTTTATGCACAAGCAAATCAATTAGAAAAGTTACAAACATTATCAGAAAAAAATAGGATCGAAGCAAGAAAACTTGCTCGTGACTATTCATATCAGACTTTTATAAATGAAAATTTGAGTTAGGCGGTGAGTTATGAAAAGTAAATATGGAAATTTTAAGATAACTCAAATTGTAGAACACAAGCAAGTTTTGCATGATAATATTCTTGCATTATTATATATGAAGGAAGAAAATTCGCCTACATTAGATAACTATTTTTCGTCTCTTCTTTGGAGACTAAGTGGTTATAATGAAATATTTGGTAATCAAACGATTATGATTGACATTATGTCCAATTTGGAAGAAGCAAGAATTGAAGCCAGTAATGCTAAATGTGACTTTCAAAAATACAGGAAATTAGTATTAGACTCTTTTAATATGATTGACAAGTTAAAGGAGGAATAAACCATGAGTGTATATGATTTACATAGAAAACGCATGAAGTCACAAGGTAACACCATCGGGCAAATTCTCAAGCAACAATCTGACGATATCATGGAACAGACATTTGAAAACGACATCGCTTCCAAGACCTGTTACATTTATGACTATTTTCATGACGATTTCTTCACAGATGAACATGGAATTACACGTTCTCTTGCTGAAGGTATGACTTATGAAAATACCAATAAGACAAAGATAGATGCAAAGTTTATTGTCAAATCTTATCAGTCAATGGACAAAGATCAAGTAGAATACTATCTTATGTTTCGCCCAAGTCAGCCTGTAAGATTCAATGAAGGTGACGACCTTTATTATTATGAGGTTGATTTTAGGAAACGCTATGGGGCAACATTTCCGATAGGGCTTTTTGTGGACGTTCCAGATGATAGAGGAATTTATCATAAGTGGATTGTCTGTCGCAATGAACCTGCAAATCAGTTTCCAAAGTATCTAATTTTACCAGTAAATTACGAACTTACATGGATTGAAAAATCTAATGATAAGCGTATCAAGAGACGTATGTGGTGTTGTTTAAGACAGCAGAATTCCTACACGATCGGAACTTACACAGACCGATATTTTACACATACAGATAATCAGGATAAGATATGGTTGCCAATGAACTCTATTACAGAGAAGTTTTGGTACACTTCTGAAGATTCTAAAAATATGCGAGTTGTAGTAAGTGCTTTAACAGAGCATCCTACCGTATGGATAGTGACCAAGGTTGAAAATTCAATACCATTCGGTATTCAAAAGCTTACTATATATACAGCATTTTGGAATGAGCATACTGATTATGTCAATCTTGAAACAGGCGAAATGTATGCGAATTATTTCGATTCAGAAATCGCCCCAACAGATCCATCTACTCTAATCACTCCCCCATCTTCTATTACAGCAAGAATTTCAGCATCCACTTCAACTATTAAAGTCGGCGGCTCTTACAAAACACTTACTATTAATTTCCTAAATTCTGAAACCAAAGAAGATGTTACGGATAAATTTGATAATGCACAATGCGAATGGAATTTTTATATAGATGAAGTTGAATATAAGGACATAATATGTAAAGATGTATCTTTTAATCAGATAAAAGTGAAGCTTTCTGATGATTCTTCTTCTGTATTGGGTAAATTGCTTAATATAAAGTGCATTACATTTAGAGAAGATGTTGGATATATACATAGCAATACTATACAAATGGAAATAGTTGAATAGGAGGTACTTATATGGTTGAAATGATTACTAAGCAGGACATGCTTGAAAAACTTCGGGCATATAAAGATACTCCTGATAATGATACTATTAGGTATAAAAAGAAAATTGAAAAGAAACTTATGGGATGTCCAGAACTTCTTTATGCTTTGAATGAAAAAAAACTCGAGTCAGAATTGTTTGATGATGATGGTAATATAAATTGGGACATTGAGACTGGTGAACCTCTTGGTGAATGGGATAGATATTTTGGCAGTAATGCGAATATCCGTCCTTTTTTATTTATTCCAGACACACAGACCGAAGTACGGCACTATATTTGTTATCAAGTGTTTTTTAGTGATACTCCAAGATATAATCCTTCGGAAAAATATATACAAGTTAAATTTACTATTTTTGTTCACGGCGATGACAGAATGGATAAATTGACAGGTATTCCACGTCATGATTTATTAGCAGCAATTATTCAGGAACAAATAAATTGGACAAACATTTTTGGAACACAATGTATGATTGTTTCTGATCAAGAAAGTACAACTGACAATAATTATCTTGTCCGTACCTTTGTTTTTCAAGCGACTATGCCTAATTCTCTTGTTCAGACAAAAGGCGGTTCATCTATGTTAATCAATAAGATTGGTAGGTGATTTTATGGCAGAAAGTTATTCTAATCTTGATGGAAAGTTTCAAGATACACAAAAGTCACTTATTCAGAATGTGGAAAATATTTCTGACGGAATTACATATGACGAACTAAAAATGTATTTTGGAGAAGACTATTGGGTTACAGATAAAATATGTATTAAAGTTCCACGAATAGGCGACATACTTGAATTTGGCGATTCAAAATTCTATTCCATTGTAAGTACATTGTGCGCTAATCCCACATCTTTTCGTCTACAGCTATGGAAAAATAATATAGATTGGAATGAGATATCAGAATTTGACTTGTTCTCAAGCATTATCAAAGAATTAACTCCAATTGAGACTTCATTGCTCTTTGGCGATTTAAACTTTTCATGGTTTATGCCGGTATATGACAAAGAGTGTGATTGTAAAAAACTTTTATATATACCAAGGAATGAACAAGGTGGCGTTGATGGTTCAAAAATAGACGAGTCGATGTTCATAGATGAATTGATATACACCAAAATCATAAAATATATTCGAGATATGTTTGACATACATCCCAAGGTCGAAAAAGCAAAAAACAAAGCCACAAAAAAAGCTATGATTTGGGAAGATGAAATGAATCTGCAGGCAGAAATGCAGAAAAATAAAAATAGAAATTCTAAAAAATCATTTCTTTTACCATTAGTTTCGTCTATGGTAAATCATCCAGGATTTAAATACAAAATAGATGAGTTGAAAGACGTTAATATTGTTCAGTTTATGGATAGTGTAAGGCGTTTACAAACTTATGAAAGTGTCACTGCTTTAATGCATGGAATGTATTCTGGATTCCTAGACACTTCAAAACTTAATATGCAAAAAGACTTAAATTGGTTAAAGGATCTGAATGAATAATTCAGGTCTTTTTTATATCAAAAATAATAAGGAGGAAAAACAATGTTTACATTAGACGATATTGTAATTGACAGAATCCAGATGGCAGTTGCAGAAAAAACAGATGGTACTCTGTTGTATACTCTGACACAGTTATCTGAAGCAACTATTGAAACCACCGCAGAATCTAAGGAAGCTAAGTCTGCTGAAGGCTCTCTGATTAAGAAATTCTATCAGGGTAAAGCAGGTACATTTACAGCAACAAATGCCATGATCAACCTGAATGTTATTGGTGCTGCATCTGGTACTGATAAGATTGTAGCAACTTCTTCTAATAAAATTCAGATGCCTAAAATTGTTATCGTAAAGAAAGGCACAACAACTATTGAATTAGTCGATGGTACTAACGAAACACTGGTTGCAGGTACTGTTCATGTAAATGCATTAGGTAACAATGGTGCTATGGGTAAGGCTTATACTCTGAGTTCTGGTGAAGCTTCTGCTACCGAATTTAAACTTACTGGCAACACCCTTACATTACCAACAGATACAGCAGCAGATAGATTTGTAGTGAAGTTCGAAAGAAATGCTGCAAATGCTGTTAAGATTGTTAATGCTTCTGATAAGTTCCCTGGAACTGTTAAGTTGACTCTGAAGGCTTTGGCAGTTGACCCTTGCGAACCTGATACTCTGAGAAGCTGCTATATTATTATCCCATCATTCCAGGTATCTCCTGAGTTATCTATTACTCTGTCTACCGAAGGAACACTGGACTATAAGGGTGACATGCAGATTTCTTACTGCTCTGCTGATAAGGAACTGTATACCGTTGTTATGTGCGGTGACGATGAAGAGTAATTAGTACTCAAATTTTAAGAGTAGGTGTCATAGCCTACTCTTATTTTATTGGAGGATTTATGGGAAGAAAAAATAATAGAACTTGCTTAATTTGCAACAAGTCTTACTCATATTGCCCGACATGTGGCGAGGATGCAGGTAAACCCTCTTGGTACTTAATTTTTGACGGGGAAAATTGTCATGACATTTATGATGTATGTGTCGCATATAGAGATAAGATTTTTGACGCAAAGAAAGCATATGAAGAAATTTCCAAATTAGATATTTCTTGTCTTGAAGATTTTAACGAAACAACAAAGGCTCAGATTAAGGAAATTATTTCATTAAATAAAGAGAACGAAAGAAAATTGGAAAGCAAAGAATCTGATAAGGAATTTGAAGAAGTTCCAAAAAAGATGATTTATCCAAGAAACAATAAAAGATAATGCCAGTGATTTTTTAAATAGGGAACATTCCATTGATAACACTGGTAATGATCCCTATTTTTTACGATTTACTGGAAGGATAGAAAGGAAAATATGGAAATTAGCAAAACAAGTGGAAAGTCGTATTCATTAATGGATGTCGTTGCAATACGTGATCCAAAACAGCAAAAGCTATACATAAAAAATGAACTATACCCAATAGATATGTACACAACGATTGACAAAAATACTGGTGAAGATAAACTCGTAATGCTTTTCCCAAGAGAAGAAAGTAAGCCACTATATATTTTATGGAAGAATCGTGAGTTGAAGTAGTATGAACAGATACAAAGAAAAAGAAGTTAAGAAATATGTAATTGCAGATTTATCTAAACCAACTAATTATATTTTGTCAAATAGAAATGGTAATTATTGTTTTATAGACAATGTGGTTTCTGCCACAAAATTTGTAAGCCGAAAGACGGCTGTTAGTATTTGCAATGAATGTATACAGAATTGCAACATTGATTTAGTCGTTGTGCCGTTGTTAATTACATATGAAATTGTGGAGGAATAAACTATGTATTTAGATAATGCAGCCACTACTCCATTAACGCCGCAAGTCAAAGATTACATTATATCACTATTAGATACATATCAGAATCCGTCTTCTATATATCAATCTGGTACTATTGCCAAACAGGTTATTACTACCGCACGAAATAATGTGGCGAAATTTATTAACGCAGATTCAAAAGACATTATCTTTACATCAGGTGGTTCAGCCAGTAATACTCTCGCTATTAAAGGATATATTCAGAAACATAATTGCACCGTGCTTTACTCTCCTATTGCACATAAGTCTATTTTAAAGTGCGTAGAAAGCATAAAAAATGCTTATCCATTAAAGGTTGATCAACTCGGCAGAATAGATGCGAATGATTTGAAAGATTGGTTAGATACGAAGGATAAGTATTTTGTAATATTAAGTTATGCCGATTCTGAAATTGGAACAATTCAAGATATAAAAAGGATTATTGACTTAATTCATTTTTATAATGGAGTTGTATATGTTGATTGTACAGGTTCAATAAGCCAAATTCCACTTAATGTAAAAGATATAAATTTTGATATGGCTGGGTTTAGCGGTCATAAAATTCATGCATTAAAAGGAATTGGTGTTTTATATAAAAAAGAAAACATCGAACTTGAGCCGCTTATTTATGGTAGTCAAGAAATGGGACTTTCATCTGGAACAGAAAATATTTTAGGTATTGCTTCTGTTGGCAAGGCAGTGGAAAATTATAACTACCATTCCATTACATCTAAAAATCGTGATTATGTCTACAATTATATTCTACAAAACATCCCAGATAGTTATTTAGTTGGCACACCGGTTGGCAAGCAGCGATTACCACATAACTTATATATATGTTTTAAGGGCATCCAAGGAGAATCGTTGTTGATTCTTATGGACATGGATAACATTCAAATAAACACCGGCTCTGCATGTAGTTCAGGGTCACAACTACCATCATCTACGTTGCTTGCGATTGGTATGGATAAAGAAGATATAAATAGTTGTGTGCGTCTTAGTTTTAGTGGTTCTGAAACACAAGAAGAATTGGATTACATTTGTGAAAAACTCAGGAAAAATGTAGATACTCTCAGGAGAATGGCATGAAAAAGAAAAAAGAATTTAGCAAGAAAATTTTTTATGTAGTCATAACAATTTTTATTATTGTGATTTTATATTCGATGGCGTTAATGTGGAAAACAGAAAATTCAGATGGTTTATCATATTTGATACCGTCTGTAAGTGGTTTAGCCGCTACTTCTGTTGGATTTTATTATAACAAGGCAAAAACGGAAAATAGAATAAAGTTGTCGCAGCAATATAATTTACCAATTGACGAAGTAACTGAAATTGAAAATGAAGTACAAAATGAAAGTGAGGAATAATTTATGGATAATCGTTTGTTTGAATTGATTTTGGCTTTTGTTCCAGTATTAGGAACAATCATTACCGCATTTATCGTGCCATATATTAAAGCAAAAATTGGTACTGAAAATTTAGCTAAGTATGAATATTGGGTAAATATTGCAGTTCGTGCTGCTGAAATGATCTGGGTTGAGACTGGACACGGCGAAGACAAAAAGGCATATGTTGTTGAGTTTATGAACAAACTGTTTAATTCCAAGAAAACGGTAATTACAGAAGAACAGATTAATGTACTTATTGAAGCAGCCGTAAAACAGTTAAAGATTGAAGAAGCGAAATAGTTATGAGCGAAGCAACTATATATAAAAGACTCAAAAAAGAAATTGGTAATGATTATGGTGTTTTTGGGTTAATGGGAAATTTGCAAGCAGAAAGCGGTCTAAGAGCAAATAATATGCAGAATTCATATGAAACAAAACTTGGTATGACAGATAATTCTTATATGAAAGCTGTAGATAATGGAACATATAAAAATTTCTGCACTGATAGAGTTGGATGGGGACTTTGCCAGTGGACTTCTATCGGCAGAAAGACTGGTTTATACAATTATGCCAAACAATGTAATGCATCAATTGGTGATGAACGTATGCAAGTTGAATGGCTTATCTATGAGTTGAATACTTCTTATAAGACAGTTCTTTTATCTCTCAAAAAAGCAACTTCTATTAAAGAGGCTTCTGATATTGTGGTTACAAAATTTGAACGTCCCAAAAACCAAGGCAATGAAGTTTTGTTAAAACGTCAAAAATACGGAGAAGAATTATATAAAAAATATGTAAAAAAGGGAGGAGGAATAAATATGAGTAATAGTGCTCTTGCTACATATACAAAATTAAGTCCTAATAAGACAAGTCCAAGAAATCACAGAATTGACACTGTGACGATTCACTGCTACGTAGGACAGGTAACAGCAGAGAAGGGATGTAATTCTAAGAGATTCACAACTTATAATCCTGTTGCTGGTGCTTCTTGCAACTATGTTGTAGGCTATGACGGTTCTATCGGGTTATGCGTACCCGAATCTGACAGATCATGGTGTAGCTCTAACAGAGCAAACGATCATAGAGCTATTACAATTGAAGTGGCTTGCGAAACAAAAAGTCCATATAAAGTTACAGAAAAAGCAATGAACGCCTTAATCAATCTTCTTGCTGATATTTGCAAAAGAAATACTCTATTACAAGGTGGGTTAAAATGGAGAGCAGATAAATCTTTAATTGGTAAAGTGAATCTTCAGAATATGACTGTTCATAGATGGTTCAAGAATAAAGCTTGTCCAGGTCAGTATTTGTATGAGCGTCACGGTTGGATTGCAGATAGTGTAAATGCAAAACTTGGTATCAAAACTGATTATGCAAAGTATGATACTGTAAAGGTATCTTCTACAAATACAAGTAATTCTAATTCATCTACAACTGCTTCTTATAAATACAATGGTATTGACTATTCTCTCGTGTTTAATCCTACATATTACGCAAAAGCAAATACTGATGTAAAAAACGCATTTGGAAACGACTCAAAAAAGTTGTTTAATCATTTTTGCCAAAACGGAATGAAAGAAGGACGTGTTGCTATTGCAACATTTAACGTATTGGCATATAAATCTAAAAATGTTGATTTACAGAAAGCATTTGGTAACGACCTTCCTGCTTATTATCGTCATTATATCCAATATGGACACAAAGAAGGAAGGGTTACTACTTAGTAATAATGGTATTTATGAGTGGGTGAAATAGAAAATTTAACAAAGATTGATTATGTTACCGTTTTATTGGCAATTTTTTTATTTTTGTTTGGTCTAAAGGAGGTAATTGATATCTGTTCTTATTTCAAGAATAGATGGCGAATTAAAACCGGTATTGATGAAGATAAAGAAACTCTTGAAAGTAGATTGGTTACTTTAGAAAAACATGATAACTGGCAATATAATGAGATTATGAAAATATCAAAAGGAGTAGACGACATTAAAAGCTCTCTTATTCAGAAAGATAAACAAGAAAAAGCAAAAACTGTAGCAACCCTGAGAAATCAATTATACGATTTACATAGTAAATTTATTGAAAGAGGTTACGCAGATAAATCTGGTCTAAAAACATTTCTTGAACTTGGAAAGATATACGAGGAAGCTGGTGGAGACGATATTTATCATGACAAGTTAAAGCCGGAAGTAATGTCTTTACCAATTAATGAAGATTAAATCAAAAGAGTGGTTTCATACGAAGCCGCTCTTCTATTATGTACTCACCTTCCACCACGATAGACGTGTCAAACAACAAAACATGAGAGTTTGATCTTATCTACAGAATGAACTCAATTATCATTATCGGTTAGGATAAGACCGCCAGTGCTCACGAACATATTCTATTCTTCCAAGACGAAAGCGTTCATAAGCATTGACGTGTACAAGATATGGATATACACAAATATTCATAGATAGTATTTCACCAAGAACTTTCTCTCAAAATCATGAGGTAAGGTCGGTGAGTACATTTACATATTATATCACCAAGGAAGTGAAAAGAAAATAAATACTAAGAAAAAAATATCTAAATATCATGTAGATATTTCAGAACAAGGAAAAAAGAATAGAACATACAAGGGTCAAGTTTTTGACAGCCTTGCGGAGCTTAGATTTCTTCAAGAATTTGTAGAGCCTAAATTAGAGTCTGGTGAAATTCTATCATATGAACGGCAGGTTGAATACGTGTTGCAAGACAAATTTAAATACAAGGATAAGACAATTTTACCAATAAAATATAGGTCAGATTTTAATATTATATGGAGAGATGGAACATTACAAGTTTTTGATGTGAAAGGCAATCCAGATAATCTAAGCTTGCTTAAGCGAAAATTATTTTGGGCTAAATATCCAGAACTTAATCTTACATTTATATGCCGCAATCTTAAATACGGCGGCTGGATAGAATTTGATGAATTGAAGAAATTGAGACGTGAAGAAAAGAAAAAGAAATGTACTCTTACGAAATAGATTCAACATTGAAATCAAACGGCTATATTATAGACGCTATGACTTACAATAAAATTTGTGAAAACTCTTCTCAAATTATAGAAATAAAATACTCATCATACGAAAATTATTTTGAAATTTGGACAAATGATGGGTATTATTGGAGACTGAGAGTTATGCATTAAATTATATAATACCATATCTTTTGTCCAACGTGGTAAAAATTACAAATATTATAATCTGTATAAAACAATACATATTAGTAACAATAATGGCATGGATAATAAGTTATGGGAATATAGAACAAAAAGAAAATTATCGTTAAAGGAGCTTTCCAGACTAACTGGTATTTCCGTTTCTGAACTAAATAATATTGAAAATGGAAATACAAATGATATTCTTTTAAGCAATGCTATAACACTTTCTAATGTCTTAAAGGTTGACTTATATGAATTGTTTTGTATAAGAAAATGAATAGGTGGAAGGTGGAAACTATGGAAAAAGAATTTTATAAGTTAGTTTGTGTTGACGAATCTGATCCGTTTGAGTATAAGATATTAGAGGATGTCAATAAGGGAAGCCTTGATGAAGTTCATAAATATGTTATGGAGAAATCGCAGAAACATATTGGTGCTAAATGGATGTTAATACCATATATTTGTAAAAATTAGATTTAAGAGAGCCATGTAATATGGCTCTTTTTTGATGGAACGAAAAGGAGAAAATGACACATGACAGTTAAAGAATTTTGCGAAAGATATAACGCAATTGCAACAAAATCATTAAAAGATAGATTTATTGATGAGAAATTAAAAATCACATCTTATGTACCTTTTATTAAAAAGGACGCAATTATCAACAACTTGCTTGAAATAACTATGAAGGATAAAGAAACCGGCAATGTAAAAGTAAATTCTTCTGTTGAGTATTTACTTATGACAAGAATTTTTATTGAGAATTATACAAATCTTACTATAGAAACTGAAGGATTTTATGAAGAGTATGATGAATTAAAAAAGTCTGGATTATTTGACATCTTACTTATAGGTGATGACAGTACCGCTACTGCTCCATTGATTCCTTATAAAGAAATTACCGAAGTTAAATTTTTACTCGCTCAGAAAAAAGCAGATTATATTACTAATCATTATGAAATCCATAGCTTTATTACGGAGCAGGTAGATAGATTAAAGGCTCTTGGCGAAGCTACTCTCACACCACTTATGGACGTTGTAAGTAAGAAACTCGATGAGATTCCAAAAGAAGATTTAGACAAGATTGTTGAGCCTGCTAAAAGTGGAAATTTTAGAGAGGTATAAAATGTTTCAAAGATATAAATTAAAGAGGAAAATGTTATATGTCATTGAGCTCTTAAAGGAATATTTTAAGAATAAAGATACCGAAGTTTATTCTGCGCTATGTAATGCTAAAATAACGGATATAAAGGTTTGGAAAAAGGGATGTGCAAATAGAAACGGCGGTGATGAAATCAGTTTGATTTGTACAGATGTAGAAAATACTATTTGCATTGATTTTGATTGTGAACTTGGTACTGTAAAAAAAGTAATAACCAAAGATCCATATAATATTATTAATGTAGAAGATTTTCATGAAAAAATTGGATTAGATGGACTTACTTACTGTACGCTTAATATGATTATTGATTATTTAACCAGACAATAAAATTCAAATTTCATGTTATAAAATCGAAAAAGCCACGACTGGTTTGCCGTGTACTTTCTCATTCTCCTTTTATCTCCTTGTGTCTTCCTATCTTTTATAGAAAGAGCACTTAAATTCTATGCCTTTGAATAAACTCAAATTCACATGTAAGTCTTTCATACGGTGGTGTCGTACATAAAGACAAAATGGAACAAGAATTATCAAAAGCACGATGATGAATAACAAAGCAACCATCATCTATATGCTCCTTTCTTGACACAGGGTGTCAAATGACTTTGTGGAGAAATTATGTTTCTCATCTGATAACAGCGTGCAACGACTGTGCCACTTTTGCACACAGTCTGCTATCAGACAAATTGATTATAACATGAATTGAATAAATAATAAACAGGCTCTATACGTGTCAAAGCGTATAGGGTTTTTCTTATGGAGAGTGGTAATACTGCTCTCCTATTTTAGTGTAAAAATAGTGAAATTTTTGGAGGTGATTTAATGGAAAAGAATATACAAATTGACTTATCAGGATTAAAAGCTGATGTAAAAAAATATTTAAAAACTTACTGTGAATCTTATACGAAAGAAGCTTCAGTGAAATTGACAGATATGGCTCAGTCAAGTATCGAGATGTTTTATCAAGACTATACTCCTATCTATTATAACAGGACGTATGATTTATTAAACAACTCATATACTCCATATTACAAAAATAACGGGAAGGCGTATTATGGTGGAGTTCGTATAACTGCCGATTTTATGAAACCGTATTATTCTGGTGGAATTATGAATCGTAATTATACGGAACCAATTGTTATTGCTCAATTAGGTTGGCATGGATGGCATGGCGATCCGACAGGTTATAATGGTATATTCCAACCAATTCATACAACGTCTCCATTAGATACTCTTCTATCGTTTTCAAAAAGTAAAAATTTTATCAAAGGCGTTGAAAAATATGCAGAAAAAAATGCAATATCCCAAAAATATAAATATTTGCAATTTAAATAAGGAGGAAATTTATGCCAAATAATAATGTTGCCATTATATCTCTAATGGCTAAATTTGATGAAAAAAGTATTGAAGATGCTGCAAAAAAACTTGGTAAAACAACAGAAGAAGCATTAAGTAATGTTGGACAGGATAAATTCGGTCAAGGTATTGTTGATGAGTTCAACGCAGCCATGGAAACAATCAAGAAAAAGCTGAAGGGTGTGAATTTATCTTCTTATACAAACAATGTACTTGATTCTTTATTCAGTGACAAAGATATTAAGGAAAAAACAAAAGATTTGCAAAAGTTCATTGATAATATTTCAAATTTATCAAAATCCTTATCTGGGTTGAATCCAAATTCATTTAATTCCATGAATACAAAACAGTTAGATGCTGTTATATCGAAACAAGAAAAAATATTAGCAAAAGAACAAGAAATTGCAAAAAAAAGAGAGCAGTTAGAAGGTGCCGCTAAAAATGTTTCAAAGCAAAAAAGAACTGTTAATACAATTTCAAAGAATTATTTAATGTCAGATTTTGAAAAGTCAAGCGAAAGCCTGAAAAAATTATTTAATACAGAAAATGGTTTCGATAAAGCACAAGAAAAATCTATTGATAATTTATCGAAGATGCTGACTTTATACTCTGATATGGGAAAAATAGAATCTAAAAAGGGTACAACTGAAGCAATTAAATATAGCACAGACTTACTTACAGTTGTTAAAGAAATAAAAGAAACCGCAACTAAAATTGATTTATTTACTGGCGGCAAGGCTTCTAAATTTATATCAGACAATTTTGACTCTGTAAATAAAGTAAGCGAATATAATGTAAAGCTTTCCCAACAGGAATATGTGAAAAATGAACTGAAAAGTTTGAACGCTCAAAAAAGCAAATTAGAGAAGTCTTTAACAGATTATATTGCTGATACAGTACATAAAAATCTTCAAAAAATTAGCAATGAAACTGAACTTGTAATAGATAAAGCAACTCAAAAGACTGACAAGTTGCAACAAAAAATTGATTCTCTTAAAGGAGATACAAAATCAGGCAAACCTATCATAACTAATATTGTTGACGAAACTCAACTAAAATCTTTAGAAGAGATTGAAAATAGGTTATATGAAATCTATGATAAAGATTCTGATGGAGAAGCTACTAACAACGAATTAAAAGAATTTATTCAATTATACAAACAATATGAGCAGTTAATCTCTAAAGATGATACGGTAAAATCTGATCCTGAATTAAAAACTGAATATGAATATATTCTTAAATCAAGCAACGCTATGGACAAATACGCTAAAAGCCTTGATAACGTATCATCTATAAAAGAGAATTTAACTAAATCTATTCCTAATAATTCTGACGTATCTTCGTATAAAAATCTTGAGTCAGATTTAAAAGAAATAAAAGATGCTATTAGCGGAGTTAATGATAAAATTGATTCTATGAATTCGTCTAATTCTTTTGAAAATATTGAGAATCAGCTTAATACATTAGATAAAAAGTTGATTTCTGTAAGCGGAGATGTTGATAAACTTGTCGATTCATTTAATCTTCTTTCTTCTCTCTCTCTTTCCGATCTACAAAAAACAACACTTCCACTTTATAATGGCATAAATCAAGTATTTAAGAATAATAATGGCAATCACATAAGTGGTTACTGGGAAGATGTAAAAAAACAGGTTGAAGGTTCTAATGTACAATTACGTGAATTATTAAAAAATGTAGGACTTTTTAATTCTGAAAGTAATGGTTTGAAATTGATTTCAGACGGTATGGAAAATTCTGGCGGTATTATCGGCGATGATAAGGTACTGATTGCGAGAAAAAATCATGGCAAAAATTACGAAGAAAAACTCTCCTTAAAACAAAAATTGGATGAAGCATACGAATCTGGAATTAATGTATCCAGAATACTTGATGTTATTGGTTCAAAGGAGTCGGATGTTATTTTCGATATACAAGAAAAAGCATCCGGAAGTATCTTAGGAAATATTTATGGTCAAGGTGAAGATTTTGTAAATACAGAATGGCTACAAGCTTCTGATGAACAGATTAAAAAGTTAATATCGGATTTAATCGAACTTCAAGATATGGGGATAAATGTAGAATCAAATTTAACAAATATCATGTATGATAGAAACAAAGGATTCTCATTTATTGATTTAGATTTAAATACTACTGATTTTGATAATAATGCTGAATTAATGAGAGATCATATGATGCGAATTTTCGGAGATCTCGAAGATTTCTACATTGAAAAGAATGATTCCTTAAATGCCGACTTTGTAACAAAAGCACGAAAACGATTTGAAAATTTATCAGAACAAGTTCAGCATTCTTATGCCGAAGCACAAAATTCGCATTCTCCCTCGAAGGATTTTGAAAAACTTGAAGAAGATGCTGTTGACGGTATTGTAGTGGGAGCCAATAAAAACGAAGACAAATTAAAAAATGTCGGAAAACAAATGGCTGAAAATGTCAAAGATGGTTTTGAAGAAAATATAAAAGACGTTTCTTTGGATGATGTGAATATTACAAGCAAAAACTTGGAGACAAAATCCTTAAAAGAGCTTGCACAATTATATCATGAACTTGGTACAGCAAATGGTTCAAAAAATGAATTATTAAAAATTTCAGAAGCAATTTTGAATATAGTACAGGCTGAGAAGCAACTTAATGCAAGTGAAATGCAAAAGTTTACTAATGTATTAAGAGGATTGACATTTGTTGATGGTGATTCTCCAATATTAAAGAAACCATACAGTGTAGATGAAGCAACTGATATTCTTAATAGGTTATCTTCTAATGAACTATCGTCTATTTCTACTTCTGCTATTGAGAATCAAAACAAATTGCAAAATGAATTAAAAGAAACGGAATCTCAGGCAGAACAGACTGCTCAAGCCGTTAAGGAAGCACTTTCACAAGATTTTAAGAAAGAAACATCCCAGAGCTACAATTCTAATTCTTCAGTTTCGAAACTTAATGAACAAGCTATAAAAGAACAGAATAAAATATATCAAGAACAGATTAAGCTTGCAAGACAAGCATCTACTGAAAAACAGAAAGCTGCCGAATCTGAACGGAAATCTACTGTTAATCAGGCTTCCAAAGACCAATTAGAGGCGTGGAAACAGATTCAGAGAATTAGAAAAGAAATTTCTAATACAAGCAACAGTAAGATTATTGAGCAACTTAATCAAGAGAAACAAACGTATCAGGAACAATATCTTGCATCCACTAAAATTCTAAAGAACAATTCTGACTTATATAATTCTGAACAGCGACTCAATGAGTTAAAAAAGATTTCTTTAAACACTACGAAACAAATCGAATCTTCACAACAAACTCAACTTAATGGATATGATCAGAAACTTTCTTCGTATAATAGCAAAGTTGGCAATTATGATGCTACTATTAATAAATTTGACAATGGTGGTTGGACAAGTTCTGAATACCTGGAAAAAGTTCAAAAAGCAAAGGATATTTTATTAGAGTACGAGAAAGAAGTAAATAATCTAAAAAATAATCCTGAATTAGTAAGCAAAGAATCTCTTGCAAATGTTGAAAATTTAGGGAAAGAGTTTGAAAATGTAACTTCTGAAATCAAGAATATGACTGCTTCCCAAAAGGGATATTCTCTTGTGTCTGGTCAAAAGGAATTAGATAAAATTCGTCAGATTCTAAAAGAGAATAGTGCGATGTCTTCTGATGCAAAAGCCAAGATTAAGGCATACTACAAGGAAATCGAAAGTGGCAATCCCAGTATGAGCCTTGATAAGATTCATGGCGAAATCATGAAAATCGTAAATGCTGAAGCTGAAGCTGGTCGTGCTGGAAAAAGAATGTGGGATGCCATCAAGGAAAAGGCTTGGTATGGCGTTGCTAGTACAATTGGTACATATTTCGGTCTTAATGATGTGTTCCGATATATCGGTCAGGGTGTTAGTACTATTCGTGAATTAGATACTGCTCTCACCGAGATGAAAAAGGTGTCTAATGAAACCGAACAAAGCTTAAAGAATTATCAGACAATAACTTTTGATACCGCTGATGCTATTGGTACAACTGCTAAACAGATTCAAAATTCTACTGCTGATTGGATGCGTCTCGGTGAGAGCATAGATCAAGCGGCAAAGTCTGCAAAAGATGCTACTATTCTTTTAAATGTTTCTGAATTTGAAGGAATAGATGAAGCTACAGACGCTCTTGTATCAATGAGCCAGGCTTACAAAGACCTTGATAAAATGGACATTATTGATGTTCTGAATAATGTCGGAAATAATTATAGTATTTCTACAGATGGGTTGGCAACCGCCCTTAAAGATTCGGCAAGTGCATTAGTCACTGCAAACAATGATCTCAATGAAGCCGTAGCCCTCACAACTGCTGGTAACGCAATTACTCAAGACCCGTCAAAAGTAGGTGCAGGTTTAAGAACTATTTCTCTTAGACTTGTTGGCACAGAACAGGCAAAGCAGGAACTTTCTGACTTAGGCGAAGAAACAGACGGGATGATTACTACCGTTTCTAAGCTTAGAGATACTATCATGGATGCTACGAAAGCTGCATCTAAAGATGGTAAAGGTTTTGATATTTTTGATTCTAATGGAAATTACAAGAGTACATATGAAATCATGCAAGGACTCGCAGATTTGTATGACAATATTGTAAAAAAAGATAAAGAATTAGGAACAAATAATCTTAATCTTTTATTGGAAACTATTGCAGGTAAAAACCGTAGTAACATTGCCGCAAGTATTCTTCAGAACGCTGATATGCTTCGTTCAGTATACGAAGACGCTCAGAATTCTGAAGGTTCAGCAGAACAGGAACTTCAAAAATACTTGGATAGTATTGATGGGAAAATTGCCCAACTCCAAAATCGTGTACAAGAATTTTGGACTAAGGTAATTGATTCCGAAGTTATAAAGAATGGTATTGATTTATTAACCACATTAGTAAAAGGTGCTACTGATTTTGTAGATACTGTTGGTGTATTGCCAACATTGATTACAGCTATTGGAGCAGCACTCTCCTTCAAAAACGTTGGTGGGTCTAAAATGTATGACCTCATATTGTTTTGAATAGCCAACAATAATACGTGTTCTTTAGGATACTAAAGTTTTCATATTATCGGTTATGAGATACATAACTGTAAATAAATAATAGGAACAATAATCGGGAACATAGGTACAACGACTTGGTAATGCAAGTGTATCACTGCACTCCTATTGTGGTAACATAATAGGCTCGCAAAAACGTGACGCTCCTATAATCCGATGGGACAGATCTCTCTGAGATAAGCCCTCACTGTAGCGACAACTTCCACATTAAGTTATATGCAACGATGCTTAATGAATATGCGCTCGGTACTACCTGACATAACAGGTCAATCTGTGATGGATTGCAAAATGCAGAAACTTATCTTCTGTTGTTTGAGCCAATTGTTCTTTGGTTGATAAGATAGAACAAAACAGAGAATAATAAAATAGGAACTGCTCTACTCAGTCCTTAAATCATTTCGCTCGTGTAAATCAACTTCTAATGAAGCATTTTTGCACTGAGCTTTTGCGTGAACTTCTTTATACTTTGTAACTTTATTGACTATGTATCGGATTAGCCCACAGAGAGCTAACACAGCTTTATATAAAAGCCATGCCACGAATCCAAGCAGAGTACATATTACAAAGAAAGTGACTACGTTATATAAAGAGTCACACTCAACAGCGTATTTAATTATCTCCATAATAGTCACCTCCGATAGACTTTATTGTTTCGAATATCGTACTATTGGTTGGTGGCTGTTTGATGGTCACTATAAAAAATGGAGATGACTACACTTCGATAAAGCTGTATAAGCATTATACAACATATTGGAATATTCTGGTAGAGAGAACATATATTCCAATAAAAAATGAGAGAATACAATATTCTGCACTCTCTCATTTTAAATATATTTGTGGGTACTCCCCTACGCACAAGTATATTCTATTATATTATCGAAAAATTGACAAGAGATATTCTACGACAAAGTTCGACAATATAATTCATGTAAAAACTCACAATAAGAATTTTTCACTTTACAAAAAATTCCGTTTATGTTATCTTCAAAATATCAAAAATTTTTATATTTTAAGGAGGTAACATAGAATGGATTTCACTTGTAAGACAAGATCACTTCAGTCACTTGTAAAGGATATGAACAAAGGAACTATTACCCTTTCTCATAAATTGCAACGTCCAGAGGGTCAGTGGAATAAAAAGCAGAAAACGGATTTAATAGATTCACTCCTCCGCAAGTATCCAATTAACCCCACATATGGAATTACACAGGAAGACGATACGCTGGCGATAATTGATGGTGTTCAGCGTCTTTCAACTATAAGGGATTATATTGGTAATAAATTTTCTCTTTCTAAGGATATGGAACCGATTACTATAAACGGAGAAGAAAAGAATTTAGCCGGGCTGAAATTCACAAAATTAGACGAAGACACTCAGAGTGAAATTCTTAATGCAGAGCTTCAGATATACAGAATGTCTGATTGCACCGAAAAAGATGTTCGTGAGATTTTCCGTAGACAGAATGCTGGTAAGCCACTCTCTTCTCGCCATATGCGTGTGGTAAATGAATCCGATTTATTTAATAGTGAAATTACAAATCTTGTAGACCATTCATTTATGGATAAAATTGTCACACCCACAATGCATAAGAACTGTTCCGATAGAGACATTATTATCCAAACCTTGATGTTGATTTCCACTAATCAGGAAAACGATTATACATCATTTAGATCTAAGGATATGAATGTATTTATTACTGAACACGGTGATGAAAGTATTGAAAAAATCAATACTCTTATAGAAGCATTAGATAAGCTTGATGAGTCGTTTGATGAAGATGAATTAAAGATACCTTCTACTTCTATTCCTATGATATTATATAGCGCATATAGAATCACGAAGGATAAAAAGTCGTTTAGTCGCTTGGTTGATGAAATCAAATCATTTATTGATGGATATGATTCTAACGACTATTATAAGCAGTTCCTTCAATCTGGAACTTCAAGCCAGGAAAATGTTCGTGGTAGATTTGAGTATTGGAGAAACGTTATTAGAGAATTGTAAAGAACTATTTGAAGAGTAGTTGCATGACTACTCTTCTATTGTTTCAAAACGTATGTTTCTTTGGAAATTTTCAAATATACGTTTACAAATCTGAATTATTGTGTATAATATAAATAGGGGCTTAGATTTTTAAGATACGTTTAATGTTGGACGGAGATAATTATTCTTCGTCTTCTTTATTAATCGAAAGGAGGTATATTATGAATAATAAATACACAGAAGCTGATAGAAAAAAAGATTTTGATTTTTTCTTAAATCATTATGATGAGTTTTATAATAAATATGGACATTGTTGTATTGCCATTAGATTTGAAAATATTTTAGGAGTGTATAGAAGTATTCAAGAAGCTATTGATATACTCTCCAACCAATATGAAATAGGCGACTATATTGTTCAAGAATGCAATGGTGATGAAACGGGGTATACTAATTATGTCTCATCTTGGCAGTTAGTTGGCGTATAGGAGAATCAATGAACAAAAGAATAATGTCTGTTTTTACAGAAAAATATAGTAAAATAGAAAATCGTTTGTTGAATAAGGTAATCTTATCTGCTAATGATTTAAACGATCAAGCATTAGCTCAATGGGATACAGGTGCAACGAGTACCTGTATATCAGAAGAAATAGCTAAGAAATATCAATTAAAGCCATTTTCCTATGCTCAAGCAAAAACGCCATCTGGGACATTGACAACGCCTATATATTTTATTGATATTATCTTAAACAATGAAGTAGTGTTTAACAATTGGAAGGTAATTGGGAGTAAAATAGGCGCACAAGGAATTGACATTTTAATTGGAATGGATATTATTTCAAAAGGAGATTTCGCAATATCTAATTATAATGGTAAAACTCAGTTTTCTTTTAGATTACCATCGCAACAAAATGTAGATTACAAAAGTGAATACAACAACAATAAAGAGCAGGATTAATCTCCTGCTCTTTTGTATTGTGTTATATTCTATTCATCGTCTTCTTCGTATCCGCTACACTCTTCTTTGTGGTCGCAAAATTCGCATTCACAATCATCTGTAAAAACTCCCGTTTGCCAGCACAATTCGGTTGGATAAATAGATTCGTTATTTGGTACATTTTTCATAGTAAATTCCTCCTTTGAGATATATTATATCAATATATTCTATAAAATCAATAGGACAAAATAAATTATATATCATACTTGTATTTATATACACAATATGGGTAGAAAATTGTTTTATTTTGTTATATAATGCTATATGGTAATTTATACCAAAAATACATTATATGATTGGAGATTTATTATGATTAATCGGAATTCTGGATGCAATAATGAAGAAAACGTTTTAGTAAAAAAGAAAATGTATATGGGAATTCTTCTAAGAGAGGCTATTACCACGAATCGGTAGGCACAAATTCTACATCGGATATTGATTTGAATCTGATATTAGGAAATCAAACAAATAAAAATACAAACAAACAATAGGAGGTGCGATTAAAATCGAAATAGATAAAATAATTCAAAATATCCCGGCAATTTTACAATATTTTGTTCCGGGCTTTATTGGAATAAAAATTATTTCTCGATTAATATCTAAGAAATTTGAGAACACGTATTTATTTATATTAAGTTGCGTATATAGTTATGCATTTATTTCTTTGATTGGTCTATTTAAGGCATGTGCTAACTGGTATGTATTAGATAATACTCTTGCCATATCTGCTATTGCCATTATTTTATGCGTAATAGTATCATGTGTAATTGGTTATGCAATTAAATCATCTAAAGTAAATAAGTTTATATTAAACGTATTTCATTGTACATTAAATGATGATATATGGGCAGATATTCTTAATTACGAAGTCGGTTCAAACTTAAAAGTATATTTGAAGGATAAAGACTATTTTATTATTGGTCAATACAGGCTAAATGAAGAAAAGGGTGAAGATTCATGGTTCGCTCTTTCCGGATATGCAAAATGTGATGTAAAAACTAATGATCCGATCGAAACAGATAATCATTTAAATGATACGAATATTTTTATCACATTCAGATTAAAAGATGTTGAACACATAGAGGTTTTTAACAAATAGAGGGCAGCCATAAAAATAATTGTCTTCTAAATGGAGAATATATAAATAGATGAGTCCGTAGCCGATAACTACGGACTCGTTGATTGTACTACTCTCCTACTCTCTTTATCAATCTCTCAAAGGATTTGAATTATGAAAAATTAAAAATGAAGAATCTTACTCCTTGTAAAACGAACTATCAACTTTAATTTCGCACTGGTTTGCAGATAAATGAAAGTCTCTAGTCTTTTTGGAGAAGACACTATGTACCAGATAGTAGCTTTACTATACAGCTGAAGCAATATATTTTTTCTCCAATGATAATATATTGTCTTTATATCTTTTGTATGCACTTGCATATTCTTTATTTTCAATAGCACGAACACAGGGTACAATAACATTTTCGTATATATCATTATATACACTATTATTATTAGGAGTATTTTCTATAGCTTCAACAATTAGAGGTGCTTTCTTATAATATAATTCTATATCTTCTTTAGACACAAAATTATCCCGAAACCATCTCAATGTAGTAAGTTCGTAGCAATTATCATCAAATTTATTTTGCATATGCCTCATACATGCTGTTGTTAAATAACATCCTATGCTTGTTGTTTCTGTTGAACCACTTGTTGTATCAGTTATTGTGCCGGTTCCAGAGTTGGAATCAAAATTAATGTGAATAGAACCATGATCCTCATTTTCAGCAGGACAACTATCATAAATATCAATTTTATCCTTTCCTGAACTTGAAGTAGATGCCTTAATTTCAACACCTTTGTCATTTACATAGTGACCATATTTGTCTCTTGACATATTTATACCTCCATTCAGTAAGTTAATTTATTATATATTTTATGTTATCACAATCTACGACAAAAGTATATTCGGAACATTAGTTCTCTTATTCAACAAAATATTGTAATGGCTCAGGGAATTTACTATTAAACTAATATCTTTATATAAATAGCACAAGAACAAAATCAACAACCATCAAACCTAAAGCAACAACAATGCCTATGTAACATTTGTTAAGCCAGCCTGAATGCTTATTTGTCTGTTCACAGTTACTAATAGCAATTTCTATATAATCGTCCGATATATTTTTGATTATATTATTAAGTACTTCTTTTTCAGTGTAATCTCCAAGACAGCTCTTATTATTATCAATAAAAGTTTTTGCTTTATCTGGTTTTGGATATGAGAAATCATAATTTGTGAAACATAGAATGAAGTTTGCTATTGCTACGACAAAAGAAATCAGTGTAAATCCTAAAAATAAAAATACACACATATCAGATGTATGAATAGCATTATTATTGGCTTCAATATTTTTAAGCAATTGAAAAATAATCCAAATAATACCACCTATTTCAGCAGATAATATTGTAATAGTTGGTGTGAATTTGCTATTAAGTTGGTTGCGTTGTTTAATTCCGTCTTCATATAACTCTTTATAAAAATCATTTTCAAAAGAAAGGATTTTATCATATGTCTTCAAAGAAAAAACCTCCATTACCAAACATGTCTATTATAGGTAGAAGACCAGAAATATATTGCTTGGATTTATTTGGTAAAACTCGTAAAAAGTGCGATAAATTTAATAGAAATAATAAGAAAAGTTAGTTATTTTCTCTATTCTTTTCTTTTGTAGTATTGAGATTGAAAATCTCTTTACGCTTGCCCACTATGCTTGATTGTGGTAATGGTTTACGTGTTGTCTCAGTTTTGGTTGTTGTATTTGTTATTATTGTTGGTTTGCATAGTATAATCTCCTATTCTTCCGATTTAGTATATTCTTTTCCAAATAAATTATCTTCTACAACATAAAATTATTACGAGGTGAAAATAATGACAAATTTAAATATTAAAATTAAAATCAACGAATTAGAAGAATTAAAATCAGTTATTGAGTATATAAAACCTCTTAATCTTAATAAAATACCAGAACTCAATCCAGAAATTACTGTTGAGCTGGAATAATAATAAATTATAAGGAAGGTGAAAATATGGTGGATAAAGCTACCACTCTATATCAAGGCGAATTAAAAAATTATAATGGTGACGAACAAGATAAAATGCGTAAAGATATTTTACAGTACATCAAAGAAAAAGGCTTGACCGTAAGCCAAGCCACTGATTTATTAACTTGTGTTATAAACATGATGTCAGATTATGCAACATTGATCTCTATTGCCGATTATGAAAAACTAACAAGTAGAGATGTATTTGCTAATTTTGATTCATAAAATCAATACCAGCAAATGTGATTCCAAGAATATCACTTGTTGATGATTGGATCATCTTTTGTTGGAAGTTTATTTTAGCATTAACAAGTCCATTATAATAGCACTGAAGGAAATTGTATGCAATCTCTTCGATTGTGTACTTTCCTTCTTTGGACATTTGCTCAAGTAACATTGATACATTAAGTGTGCTTACGGTAATATTGTGAAATGCCATATCGTCAACTTTGACTTTTGCATTTTCTGAAACAAATTTTAAAATAGCTTTCATACATTCTTTGTTTGGCATCATAGTAAAATTCCTCCTCTGTATTTGTATATGGAATATTTTACCACTGATTATTATACAGGTATAGTCGGAACGTATGTTTAGGTAAAAAAAAGACCAGTTTATATCGCAGGTCTTTTTACGCATACTATGTTTTGATATTATTGATTGTTGCTTTTTGTAACACTTAAATCTGACATAACTCCACTAAACTTTATATTGAAGTTGCCGTTTTTCTCTATAATCTCATCAATTAATTCAGCATCAATAAAGAAAGAAGCTCCACCGTCAACTAAATTGAAAATGATTTCATTAAATTCTTCATCGTAAGAAATAGATGCCTTCATCATCTCAACACGGATGTTCCATGAATCTTCGTGCTCGATATTATATATTCCATTTTCTGTTTCTTTTACAAACTCTTCTACTGTAAGCGACTTTGACATAACGATTCCTCCTGTATCTTACTCATATGATTTAATATTATATCATGTATGGTTTGATTTTTAAAGTCAGAATATGTATTTATAAGAATATTATTGTAGATTTTTCTATTTTATTGGTATATAATGATAAATAAAAAAGGAGAAAAATATGCAGGAAATAATAATATGGTTTTTTAGTTCGCCGACTCCAATAATTACAATATTAAGTCTTATAATTGCATTTTATACATATAGATTCCAACGAAAATGGAATAAAAGGCAACATACAAAAGAACTTACTGAATGGTATGCTAAGTATGCATTACCTAAATTCAGATATATAAATTATATTTTAAATCATATAGGATTTGTTGAAATTGTTCAAAAATTTTCGAAATATGAAGATTTTGATTCTAAAGAATTATCAGAAAATCTTAACAAAGCATCTTCTTCTAAGGCGGCAATTGAAAAATTATTTTCCAAAATAACAAAAGACATTTTAGAACAGGCATATTCTCAAAGCGGAGGAAGTGAATACATATCAAAATGGAATGAAAATTTAAAATATATTTATTCAATAAATTCAGGCATATCTTATGAGATGTTCAAAAAGGTAGCTATTGATTTATTGAATGAAATAGAATTAAGAGCATTGCAATTAAATTATTGTATATATGATGAAAAAATGGTATACCCTATTCTACATCAAACATATTTAAAAAATTTAAGACATTTATATTATTTTGTTTCATCAGAAAATTCACAAGATTATGATCAATTTTATATATATACAATTTGGCTGTTCAATCTATGGAGCAATCGAGTCGATTCTGAAAAGGAAAAACTAAAACATACATTTCATAAGAAAAGCAAAATATCTCGAATTTAATATTGTATTATTCAATATAATATGGTAAAATAGGTATCACAAAGGAGAGATAAAATATGGTTGACTAAATGAATTTCTGTATAAAGCTAAAAATTGTATTAACAATTTTTAAAGAACATCTTCAAGATGTTCTTTTTTTGTAGTGTTTTATATTGTATTCTTTTCTTTAATATTATTTATTCTTACCTTTTCTTTTGAATTCCGGTAAGCGAGAAATCAACACAAAATAAAAATCCTTCACAAGGTTGATTATAATATTTCGAACTAGAATTTTGGCAAATGCAATCTTCATCTTGAAAATAACATCGTTTATATTGATATGGATATTCGTAAGGTTTTGCGGCTGACCTTCCTACATTGGCTTCCCAGTGATTTTCATAATGCCATGGTGTACCTTGCATTTTTGATCTACTTCCCATAATTGTTATCTCCTATTCTTCTGATTTGGATTTTACTGAGTTAATGAGTTTGTCTGCCACCTTATTGTAATTTTTGGGTTTGTTCAGGTGGTACTTATTATCAAGAGAATTATAAAATTCTTGATAAGTACTGTAGTTGGTTTGTGATTCAACATATTCATTTAGGTATTCCGTATTATCATATTGATAATTATATAAAAGAATACTATTATTACTTATATTTTTTATTTGTTCAACAATATAATCAGAATCTCCTATAGTTGTCCATGAACTATTGCTTATACTATTTAGTTTATCATTAATATTTTCTTCAGCTTCCATGATGGAATTAACATATTTTTCAATGTTTTGTTTTTGTTCTGTATTTTTCTTTTCTTGATTAGATGAATAGATTGCAAAACCAATTCCTATAATAAGTAAAATTATAAAGCATAATAAATAAATTTTATATTTTTTAGATATTCTCTTCATAACATGCAAAACTCCTTTTTATTTAATAATACCCCTATTCTTTAATAATAGCAAGTCTTCAAACAACTTGTAAAAATATATAGTACGATATTCAAAACAAATACAGATGGTTTCGGAAGAATGGGGTTAGGACTTAATAACCCTTTCAAAGGAATATTTAATGGAGATTTCTTTAAGGAACAAAATCTACTTTCAGATAGTGATATTTCTGCAATTGAAGATTATAATGCCGAAATAGATAGATGTGTAACATCACAGACAGCATTTAATAGGACTATGCTTAATACATCTCAACAAGCGCAAAATGTTGTCGCTGCTGCAAACGGTAATAAGGTGGCACTTGAAGGTATGACAAAAGCTTCTAAAGCTGCGGAACTTGGAATGAAAGCATTGTCTATCGCAGGGAATATGATTGTAACTATGGTCATATCGTGGGTATTAAGTGAAGCAATTTCATGGCTCAATGATTTAGCACATGCAGAAGAAAATGCAAGAAAGCGTTCAGAGGAATTAACATCCTCATATAAAGATGAGAAGAAAAATATTGATGAAAGTATTGCAAAATATAAAGAACTCTCAGAGAAATTAAATGATTCATCTTTATCCACGAGCGAAGTAAAATCTATTAAAGAACAGCTCTTAAGTGTCCAAGACCAGCTTAACGAAAAATATGGTGCAGAAGCCACTCAAATTGATTTAGTTAATGGGAAATATGATGAGCAAATCAAAAAATTAGATACACTTGCTAAGAAAAAAGCAGGTGATTATGTTTCTGAAAATTATAAAGATATACAGGCAGATCAAAAATATGTATCTGAAAAAGTTAATCTTAATAAGTCATTAGGATTTAAAGGTAGCCAAGCAAGACCAGATGATTACAGCAATGCAGGTTTTGATTTAAAAAAATATCTTGATAGATATGATAAATTGAGTGCCAAAGTAGTAAATCCTGACGGTCAGTATGGAATGACTGGCGATGTAAATCTTGTTACAAACGGAACACGTCAAGAAGTATATGATCAGCTTTCTCAATTATTCCGAGATTTATCAAATGATTTTGGAAATTCAAATGAAGATGTAAACAAATTCAAAACAACTATATCTGGAATTTTAGAAGATTCGTTTGATACAGACGCATTGGATTCTGCGAATGATAGAATTAAAAAATATGCTCAAGCAGAAATTCTTTCTAATGATAATGCTTCAGTATCTTATAATAATCTTGTTGATTCCGTAGACAATTATAATACTGCTCTATCGTCCGGAAAAGGTGTAGATGATGCAAAACAAAAATTGTTAGAAGCTAAACAAGCAGCTGAGGATTCTACAAAAGATATTACTAATTCTGGAAAAGTTTTACAGGATGTATATAATTCATTAGATAGCGAAGCACCTATTGAATTACAAGTAGAATTTGGGAAAAACGTTGATGAAGATCTACAAAAATCCTATGAAGATACTATTAATCGTTTCAAAGACTCTAATAAGATTAAAGACTTCTTTGATACAGAATGTATCAATACTCAAGAAGAAATTGATGCCTTCAATGATGTAACAAAAGGAATCACCAATGCTGATGAAGCTATTAAAAAGTGGACTGAAGACAAGCAAAATTCAGATGAAACACCAATTTCACTTCTCTCTATTTCCGAAACCGTAGATGCAGTAAATACTAAGCTAAAACCAGCACTTGACTCTTTGAAAACGGTTTATCAGAGTGTCTTCCCCTCTGACGGATTTACACTTGATGATGTAGATGTGTCTATGTTGGAGTCCTTAAAGAAGTCGTTTGAGGACTTAAAAGAAAACGGCATAGATATTACTACCGAGGATTTTGAGAACTTTACCAGAGTTATCACGGATTCCTCTACTAAAAGTGGCGATGCTCAACGTGCATTTAATAAGCTTGCTACTACTCTTGTAAACAATTCTAAGGTTACTCTCGTATCTGACGATGCGTTTAACACATTAGTACAGACATTAGAGCAGCTTGGTATTACTAATGCCGAAGAAGCTTTGCAGGGATTAAGAGATATCCAGTCTGAAATTGCATCTAAAGGTTATGATCTCGCAAATATTACAAACGAGCAAGCAGCGGCATTTATCAACGAAGGTAATGCGTCTGCTGAAGCTGTTACATATTTGCAGTATTACATGATTCAAAAGCAACTCGCAGAACAACCTTTAAGTACGGTTGGTGATGTTGAATCATTAGAAAACCTTTGTAATACTCTCGGTGTTACAGGTGAAATGCTTCAGGAAGTAATCAATCTTAAGAACATGATGAATGCGGTAAATGCCGGTGCGCCCACCGCCGAATTCATGCCAAGGATTGAAGAATCTAAGAAGAAAATTGCCGAATTAGCAAAGGGAGAATTTGAATATAAATTTGATTTCAAACCCAAATTAGACAGTTCAAAAGCGTCTGGTTCTGCCAAGGATATTGTCGAAGAGTTCAAAAATCTGCTTGATGCCGAATTAAAAGTTCTTGACACCAAAATGGATGCTGGTCTGATTAATTTCAATGATTATATAGCACAAAGACTTGCTCTTATTCAGAAATATTATGATGAGGGTAAAATCAAGGCTTCTGATTACTATGACTATCTGAGTAAACATTATGAGACACAGCTCTCTTATATGGACAAGGTTACGTCATATGTGACCACAAGAATTGATAAGGAAATTGACAGTTATAATAAACAGATTGATCAGATTAAGGAAAAATACCAAACAGAGATTGATTACCTTGATACGGTTATTGACTATTACGAGAAGCAGAAAGAGGCTTTACAGGATGCTAATACACAGAGAGAATTACAGTTAGCATTGCAAAAAGCTTTATACGATCTTGAAAAAAGTCAAACACAACGCACGAAAAAGATAAAATATATGTCTACTACTACAGTAATGTAGTATATGTAAGTAACTATATCGGTTAAAGTCGTATGGGAACGATAAGACCGAGGAAAGACTAAATTTAGATTAAAAACAGAGAATTACATTATGTAATTCTTTTTTTATTGGAAATTCGAAAAAGGAGAAAATTTGGAAGAACATATAAAAATTTTGCCAAAATATAGAGTTCCAAAATCAAAAAATAACAGAAAAAGAACTCAAGAAGAATACATTAACGATGTAAAAAATTCTAATCCAAATATCGAAGTTATTGGAAACTATATAAATTGCAATACTAAGTGTCTGCATAAATGTAAGATTTGTGGTAAAGAATGGATGACTTTACCAAGTAATATTTTAAAGGGACATGGATGTAAAGGTTGTTCAATAAGAGCATATGATAAAAAGCATCCAAGGCAACGGCTTACACTAAGAAAAACGCACGATGAATATGTAAAGGAGCTTAGTGAAGCGAATCCTAATATTGAAATATTAGATACATATATTACAGGTGAACATAAGAACAAATTCAGGTGTAAAATATGTGGAAATACTTGGTATACTAAACCTAATTCATATACCTCGCACAAAGGAAGTGGTTGTAAATTATGCTATTATAGGAAATTAAGTAAAATCCAAAGAAAAACAAACGAAGATTTTCTTGCCGAATTAAATATCATAAATCCTAACATCGAACCTTTGAGCGAATATGTAAAAAACAACTCTAAAATTTTAGTAAGATGCAGAATGTGTAACAGAGAATGGCTGTGTTTTCCGTCTGGTCTTTTACAAGGTCATGGATGTGAATGCAACAAGAGAAAAACACATGATGAATATCTATGTGAATTGAAAAGTATAACAAATAATATAGTTCCAATAGAAAAATATATTGACGCATTAACGCCTATATCACACAAATGTTTGGTATGCAATTATATATGGGAGATACAACCTGCTTATGTGTCGAGAAAGAATAATATTATATATTGTCCCAATTGTAATAATATATATTCAAAAGGAGAACGTCTCATAGAGAAATATTTGATTGATCATAATATAAAATACAAAAGACAATATAAATATGAAGTTCTCAAAGGAGTTGGAAATAAACTGTTGTCTTATGATTTTTATTTGCCAACCTTAAATATATTGATAGAATATCAGGGCAGACAACACGAAGAAATTGTAGAATATTTTGGCGGCTTAAAATCATTTATTAAACAACAAATACATGATATTCGTAAGAGAAAGTATGCAAAAGAACACGGAATCAAACTTATAACTGTTTGGTATAGTCAAATTGACGACATACCTGAAATTTTAACTCATTATATAACAAATCTAAATTTAGAATCCTTAACGACTGCGGGATAATTATGGCAACATAATTATTGAAGTTACTCCCCTACTCTTTCGAAAGAAGACAAGAGGGTGAATATACAGTCTGGACTCACACAATAATCCCAAATAAATAAAATGTGAGAAGTAGCCAGAAATGACTGCTCGCCATAGAAATATGGTCAGTACTATAAATAATAGGAAAGTAACAGATTGATATGCTGATAACCACGGCTATATATATCGTGCCGATGGTGACGCAATTCGTGATGCACAAGACAATCTCAATAAAGCTAAACTGGACATCCAGATTAACGAGATTGACAAAGCTATTAAGAAGGTTCAGGAACAGCAGGACGCTCTGAAAAAGGCTATGGACAAAGAAGTTGAGGCAATCAATAAGATTATCGAAAACTTAGAAGCCTATAAAGAGAAATGGAGTTCTATTGCCAAAGAGTATGAAGAAAAGCAAAACGAAATGATTGCTCAGCAGATGCTTGGAGCCGATATCGAAAAAGAGATTTTAGCCGGAAGGCTTGATGTTTTAGAGGATTTCAAAAACAAGTATCTTGCAATTCAACAGGCAATCAAGGATGCCAATGCTAATGCTGCTCAAGCAGCTCTTAATGAAGCTAATAAGCCTTCTACTGGCGGTAGTGGCTCTGGAAGCGGTAATGGCACAAAAATCACCACTACTCCTAAATCACCGCTTGTCTCTGATACAGAAAAGAAACGCATTCAAGAGGAAAACAAGAAGAAAAAGCAACGACTTACTGGCGGTGGTACAAAAAACTTAGTTGCAAAGTATGCTAATGGTACAAAGAATGCCGAACCCGGTTATCACGAAATTGCCGAAAATGGTGACGAACTTATTCGTGACAACTATGGCAATGCTTATATTGCAAAAGGACATCAGCTTCATAATTTTGAGGGTGGTGAAACCGTTTACGATGCCGGTGATACCAAGGAACTTCTTGGAGGTCGATTAGTTCCTATCGAGAGTATGCCTGGTATTAGTGAGAGTTTGAAGAATCTGATGGCATATGCTAATACTCCTGACGCATCACAGTTGAGAATTCAGCCTAATATTCCAGATTACAATATGCTTAAGAGTGTAGATAGCAAGTCTTCTACTAATAGCCAAGTATATGTAATTCAGAATGTTAATGTGACATTACCAAATGTTACAAATGAAGCTGGATTTAACAACTTCAAGAAAGAACTGGATAGACTGAAACTTGATGCTTATCAGTTCGCTAATAAACGTAACAAGTAAACCTTTGTGGACGGTCATTTCATAGTGACCGTCCATATTTTGTGGAGAAATTTTATGGCAAATAACAATATATTAGAGGCGGTTAAAACTGTCGCAGAAAACATTGAAAAAACTTCGGATCGTACTTTCTCCGCAGTTGTATATGAAAAAGATTTAGATGGGAAATATAAAATCCCATATGAAGGCAGATTGCGTAGTGTTGCAAACGGAACTGGTATTTCGTTAGAAGTTGGTCAGTTGGTTTGGGTCAAAATTCCAAATGGCAAATTACGTGATATGCATATTTGTGGTATTAGAAAATCTGAGAATGCTGGCAAAGATACTGGCACATTAGAAGATGTCGCCACAATCAAGAAAGAAATTATAAATATAAAAAATGATTTATCGCAATGTATAGTTGATGAGAATTATGTTCACACAGATAATAATTATACAACCGAAGAAAAAGAAAGTGTCGGTACTATCAAGGATAAAGTGGATAAAGTTGTTGGCAAAGGATTGTCTACCAACGATTTAACCGATGAATTAAAGAGAAATTATGATACGGCATATTCACAGTCTCATGTTCATGATAACAAAGAAATCCTGGACGCTACAAGTGCAAGCTATTCAGTTTCAGAACAAGAAAAACTTGGAAGTATTGAAAACGGCGCACAGAAAAACACTATCATAGGCGTGAAGGGTTCTGCTGAGACGGATTATAGAACAGGCAATGTAAATATCACTAAGGCTAATATTGGTCTTGGTTATGCTGAAAATACCTCCGACAAGGATAAGCCTGTATCAACTGCACAGCAAAAAGCAATTGATGAAGCCTATGCCAATTCTAATAAATATACAGACCAAAAGATTGCAGATTTAATTGATGGTGCTCCTGAAACCTTAGATACATTAAAGGAAATTTCTAATGCTATTTCTGCAAGTAAGTCCGTAGAAGAAGCACTAAATAAAGCTATTGGAACAAAAGCCGATCAGACTGAATTAGACGCTCATACTGGTAACGACACAATCCACATTACATCTACAGAAAGAACAAATTGGAATGATGCTAATTCTAAAAAACACACACATTCTAATAAATCTGTACTTGATGGTATATCTGCCGTAGATGTTACGAATTGGAATGAAGTATCTAATAAGATTGATAAAACCGGCGATTTAAGCGATGCTACTGTTACATTCACCACTGCTACTAATAGAGTTAATTTAATTACTGGTGAAAAAATATCTACGGCGTTTGGCAAGATTGCTAAATGGTTTAGTTCGTTGAAATCCATTGCGTTTAGCGGTTCATATAAGGATTTATCTGATACGCCAATATTAGGCACTGCGGCGGCAAAAGATGTTGCAGCGAGTGGCAATGCATCTACTGATCAGGTTGTTATGGGTAACGATACACGTTTAACCGATGCACGTAAAGCAAGCGATGTATACGAATGGGCAAAAGCAAGTACAAAACCTTCATATACAGCATCTGAGGTAGGTGCTGCGGCTGCAAATCACACACACTCAAATTATATGTCGTCAATACATGAAGTAGTTTCCTCATCTGAGCCTACAAATCAATCGGTTGGCGATTATTGGATAAAAAGAATAAAATAGAAGGTGAGGTGAATTAAATGGCACTTAGTACTCCAAGATTAAATATTATAAATGTATTTGACGTTTCTGACGGCGAACACATATTTACATTTTCATACACTGGTTCACATGCAGTAAAAAATCGTCTTATAATCAGAGATAACCTTACATTTGAAGAGGTTTATAACAAAGAACAGAATAATATGGCTTTATCTCATACTATAAGTTCAGAAGATATTTCTTGTTTGAAAAACAACTACATATATATTGCCCAGATTCAAGTGTATGATGTGAATGGTGATTCAAGTAGTTTATCCGATCCTGTACTGTTCACATGTCATACTAACCCTGTTTTCAAGTTTGATAACGTTGAAGATGAAACAACTATTTCTTCTGAAAATATAACATTAGGATTACAATTTACACAGCCAGAAGGGGACAAAATTTCAGATGTAATTTATGAATTATATGATAGCAATAAAGATTTACAAACAATTTCTGATACATACCATGAAGCAAGTACTTACACATTCTATGGACTAAAGAATAATGAATCTTATTATGTAAGAGCTGTCGGTAAAACCGTGTTTGGATTCAATCTTGATACCGGTTATAAAAAAATCAATGTATTAGCAAAAACAAAGTCTCCAAATATCAATTTTATTGCAGAAAATTTTAATGGAAAAATTTTGTTCAGTACCAATCTCGTTGTTACAGATTGCAAAACAGAAAATGATAATTACACATTTGATAACGGTAAAGTAAATATTGAAGACAATGCCATTATATATACTGTCAAGAATGTAAATAATTTTTCTTTAGTTATAAAAGCGTGTGAAATTCCTATTGGAAAATTTGCCGAGGTCAATTGCAAGAACGGAGAAATCGAATTAATATCCTTAGAAATAGATAATAAATATTATTGCAAATTAAGGGCAAGGAATGATTCAGGTGATTATTATGTTCTTTATAAAGAAATTACCGAAATGATCACTAAAAACTCTTCAAATAGATTGACAAAAAATGATTTGAATAAGGATTTAGTTTTTGAAGCTCATCGAAAAGATGGGCTTTATTTATTATCTGTAAAATATGAATAGGAGGTGAGAAATTTTGTTTTTAGGAATTGATATGTTTTCTGGGAAATACGCAATGACACCACAGTATGTTAATACTGGGGAAGCCACTGAGGTTATGATTCGTGATGGTATCTATGATCATTTATATCTTAGCAGAAACCCAGAAAATACAGTTAATAATATAAATGATGAATGGAATGATGATACTGTAATCAACGCAGATTTTAATGGTACATTAGAAGGCGGTAACACAGGTTTCTCACTTAAAAACACTGACACTATTCTTATCAAGAAGAGAGAAAAGGGAACTCTTGATTGGACTACAATTTTTGCATTTCCAGTAGAGAAAATTGATGATTTTAATTTTGTTAAGGAATACAATTATGGAGAAGGTGAAACTGATTATGAATTTATGATTGTCTCTTCATATAAGGGTACTCAAACAGCATATGAAGTTGCAGAATGTAAGTCTGATTTTAAGGGACTTTGTATTGCCGACAAAACACATTTATACTCTACTGATTGCGAACTTTCTGATACTACTTTCAATCAGAATTTTACAAGTAATGTCCAGACATTGTTAAACAATACATATCCTGTGGTTATTTCTAATGATGACTCAAACTATACAAGCGGTAGTATTACTGCTCTCTTCATTAAATTTGATGAGAATTGTGATGTATTACTTGGGAAAAAAGGTATGCAGTATAGAGACGAGATATTTAAATGGTTATGTAATAAAAAAGCAAAGATTTTGAAGCTTCAGAACGGAACTACTAAGCTTATTCGTATCACAGGTAGTCCATCTCTTACTGATGCTGGTCATCCAGAGCTGAAAAATATCTCTTTTGAGTTTACTGAAATTGGTGATGTAAATAGTGAATCAGATCTGTATAAGAATAATCTTTCAGATGTAGAACCGAATAGGTGGTGATACTATGAAATATCTCATTACAGAATATGACAAAGAACTTCTATTACAGCATCAACTTTATTATAAGATTCGTGTAAGTGTAGTCGATAATGATGAAGCGGTGATTGATATGCTTACTGGTATTTACACATGCGGAAGCTTGAATATAGACAGTGATTCAAATATAAGAAGAACGGCAAACTTTACAATTAAATTAGACGATTTTGTTGACAATATAGAAGCAAAGATTAGTAATTGGCTTGGATTGTACTATGTTGTAGAACTTGGCATTAAGGATATTAGAACGGACGAATATATTTATTATCCCTGTGGCAAATACTGTATAACCGGAGCATCTACTGAGTACAATGCCTCTACTAATTCTGCCACTTTTGATTTATCAGATAGAATGGCTGAGTTGGACGGCACAAAAAACGGACAAGATGGCGGTGCTCCAACCATTACTATCCCAGTTGAATACGAAGGAAAACAGCAAACAATACGAGGAGCAGTTGTCAATATGATCACTGCTTCTACCAAGGTAAAAAAGTACATAGTCGATGACATTGGTGAATTTTATGGTATGCCACAAAATAATCCTAATTATGAAGAATACAGAAAGATCCATGATACATGGAATATTATTCCTTATGATTTGGAATTCTCTTGTGGTGACAATATTGGTGATATGCTTTTTGAAATTAGAGATTTATATCCTAATTGTCAAATGTACTTTGATGTGTATGATAATTTCTGCTTCGATTTAATTCCGTCATTGGATAAAGACTTACCTGATATGGATATGAATTATATTGAGCAGATTTTATTAGGAGAAAATTCAGAGTCTACAACATATGATGTAACGGCAATTAAAAATGTTGTAGAAGTTTTTGGCAAAGATTATGATGTAGACTATTTTTCAGAAAAGGTAACATCTAAAAATAATATATATTCCGCAGAAATTAAAGAGTATGGAGGCTCTTATCAAACATATGATATGATTGCATTTAAACCAGATACTACCTGTGTTGATGCTCCCAAACTACAAATTGTTGCAATCAATACCGTAGCAAAAGATAATAAAACGGAAACTCAAACTGTTACCTTGGATGCATTACCTATCTACGAAGAATACACAGAAACTCCTGTGAAAGCAGGGGAATTACAAAAGGATGATATGTGCGTATTTAGGATTTATAAAGTGGATAAAAAATACTGCGCATATTATATCGGTAAATACCAACCTCATGCAATTAGTGTTCTGACTAATAGCGAAAGCGACCCAATATATACAAAGAAATATTTCTCTGATAAATATAATGTAGAGGAAAAGAATGTTGTATTTAGAGTACAACCATTCAGCCCGTTTACAGTACAAAAATACGGAGAAGTATTGGATTGCAAATCTGGCGGCGAGTATGATAACATTCTTTCTGATTCTATTGCACAACAAACTGCAACATATCTTAACCGTAACTCTTCTACTATGTATGATACAGTCACTATCAACACAGTTTTAATTCCTTGGTTAGATGTTAATGTAAAAGTCAATTACAGAAAATTACAGGAAAATATTACCTACTCATATATCGTAAAAAGTATAAGCCATAATTTTGATTCTGGTTCTTCTGAAATTACGATGTATAGATTTATGCAGTTATATGAAAATTAAGGCGGTGAAACATGAGCATAACTTATTCACGAGAGTCTGGAAGTTTATTTCCCGACTCTCTTTTAAATATGGAAAAATTTAAGGACATTGATGATACGGTCAAAGATGTTATTTTAGAATACTACACTGATATTTCTCAGGGTAAAATTACTGAAGCTATGACATTGAAGGAGGCTCATACTGAATTAGCCCCTTATTGGATTGACGCTTCTAAACTTAATCTTCTCAAAGAAGAAATTCAGAATATAGGCATATATGCGCAGAAGTTACGTTCTACGGTTGTTTCATCTGAAGAACCTGGAATAGATTATGACGAACATACGCTGTGGATTAAGCCTATAGAATAGGTGGTGTTTTTATGAGTGAAGAATATTTAAATAGGACACCAATAAGCGATATTGATATTGATGATTTGTCGCTTGTCGAAACATATAAAGGAAAAATAAATGAAAATAATTTTACTGATGCAGTTAAAATTCTTGATGGCGTTTCGTTTGAAAAAGGGATTCGTGCAGGCGTAGTTGATAAAATCAGAACAAGCATTCTATCATTGGAAGCAGCGATTCTTAATCTTACCGCCGATGATGACACATACTATTCTGTCGATATGCCAACAGATGAACAAATGAATGGTAAAAAATTTTGGGTACGTCCCATATAAGGAGGATATAAAATGAGTATTTTATCTACAATTTTTCGTGGTGAAAAATATATCAAGCAGTCAAATGGATATGAAAAAATGTCGGAATGGCAGCTTGCAAAAGACGTAGAATATGATGATGGCAAAAATGGACAGACGAAACATGGTGCTATTGACGGCATTACTTCTGATGTTAATGGTACTTCTGATAACATTGCTGCATCTATCAAGGTTGTAAATGGTATTAATAATAAAGTACCTTTCAAATTTGGTATAGATGTAGATGGTAATTATGGATATTATAAGGCAGGTGCAGATACAGTAACCCCTTTTAAGACTGGTGATATAAATTTTGCATATAAAGTATTAGCCGTGCTACGTGCTGATATGTATAATTATTTTATTTTTGATGTGTCAGAAATGACAGATATATTAATAAATCAACAGGCAAATGGTGGTTCTAATACAGTGATATATGGCTATTCTACTTTAGAAGACGCAAGAAATAATACAAACGGAACTACATTAAAAACCATTACATCAAGTGATGTGACAAGTAAATATGCTTCGTTTTATATTGGCAATACCTCTGCAAAGGCAAGTAAATTTATTGATGTTACAAAATATAATTTTATAAAAATTGTAGAAGGATATAATTGGGGAACTTCATATATTAGCTCTACAAATAATAAATTTTTTAAATATATTGAAATGCAGTCTAAAACTGGATTTGCTGAGATGTGTTTAAGGAGACATAAATTGAAAGATGAAACTATAAAAGGAGAAGTAATTGATATCGCCGAAAATCAAAAAATTGCAGTTGAAACAAGAAGTATTCCTGCTGTCAGTGCAGGATATAGTACATTTATTGGTACAGCCGATGATTATTTTACATCTTCAAGAATAACTAATTATTTACCAAGAGCAGATATAAGTGAATATAATGAAGAATATATACATTTTAGAAACAATGCCAATGGTGGTGGTTCCTATACTTTAGGTATTACTCCGCTTTAAATTATATATCAGAAAGGAGATCTTATGAGCCAGATTTATTTTTTAGATAATAATGAACTCATCTATGATGTAGAACTTACAAACAAGATGGGTATCATGAATATATCTTTTTCAGAAAATGCGCCGGAAGATTCAGTATTGACCTCCGGCTTTAAAATTGTGAATGAGCACAACGGGATTGTCATGGGAGACTATTCTGATTATGTAACAATTTACAGAAAATTGGACAATATAGTACAGTTGAGTAATGACGGTAGCGTGTATGTTGAACCTGAAATTCCCGAACCTGTAACGCCTCCACCATATGTTCCAACGGAAGAAGAAATTGCAGAGCAATTACAATATGCCAAAGACGATAAGATTATACAGAGTAAGTATATGTTGTCAGAATATCTTGATACAAATCCTCTTGTTTCAAAATGCCATAATGGTATTGAAGGTAAATATAATGTAAGCTCTGAAAAACAGTCATTGATGGCAAACAACTATTTAACATATACTATTGCAAAGCAGTTCGATTCGTCTGCAAAGCTTACATGGAATGAAACTGGCAAGGAATGTGAAGAATGGACTGAACAGGAATATCTTCAGTTGTTGTTAGAAGCTTCTGCATATGTTAAACCGCTTGTGTCTAAGCAGCAGAAATACGAAGTGGAAATAAATGCTTGCACTACCATTGAAGAAGTAGAAGCCATAGAAATTGATTATTCAAAATAGGAGGTGCTTATGAAAGTATTCTCTAAAGAATTTATTCTATTTATTATTGGAGGTCTTTTATACATACTAATTGAACTTAGTTACAGGGGTTATTCTCATTGGACTATGTTTATTTTAGGCGGCTTGTGCTTTGTACTTATAGGCGGTATAAATAACTATATCTCATGGGATATGCCGATATATGAGCAAATGATGATAGGTAGTGTAATTATCACTATACTTGAATTTATATGTGGGTGCATTGTGAATTTATGGTTAGGATGGGATGTGTGGGATTACAGTAATATGCCATATAATGTTTTAGGACAAATTTGTTTGCCGTTTAGTATACTATGGTTCTTTATATCTTTGGTGGCGATAGTTGCTGATGACTATATAAGATATTGGTTGTTTGATGAAGAAAAGCCAAGATACAATTTAGGGTAGAGATTTTTCTCTACCCTATTTTTTACGATTTTCTTGTACGTCAAATTCTATAATGTCATTTTCTTTTATTTCCTGATTAAGCCACATTTTAGCGATATCTATAATTCCACCAGTATCTATTTCGCATGTTACAATATTTTCTTCTATGCGTAAAATTTTTAGCCTCATAATGCATTCCTTTATCATTGACATATTTTATTGTCTATTATAACACAAAAAAGAATGTAGTACAAATATGTATACTACATTCTTTCTAAGAGAAATGATATAAATTAATAATATAATTCGAACATTTGTTTTGTTTACACTTTTGTTTACACTTTGAAATGATGTGCTCCAACCTCCTTATTTTACTGGGTTTTTAAGATTGTGTCGAGGGTTCGAATCCCCCTCTCGCTATTTTTTTATGCCCAAAATTATCTTTGTTCTCATTCAAAAAAGTAAGATATTGAAACCATATTTTTTTTGTGCTATAATATAAAAAGTTAGAAAACAAATGCAAAAAGTACTACCCGTATAGCAAGCGGTTAGTCCCAAAATAATTGAATTATCGTAAAAATAACCGCTTAGTTTGGTCGACTGGGGCGGTTATTTTCGTTTACCGGAAAGTTTTCCAATAGCATATCCTATGGAATAGGAACCTCCGGCGACTGCAATAAGAACTAACGAAAAGTTAAATAACGTTTCAAAAGTAACCATAACTGCAATCCCCTCCTTTACCTTAGTATTTCTTCACGGAGAAGATATCTATGTAAACAGAGGGTCCAGTCCCTCTGAACGAGGGACTAACCGCCTACCGTTTTAGGTAGTACTTCTTTTTCTATCATATCATGTACGATATTTTCTGTCAAAGTTTTTGTAAAATTGTTT